CACTTTCAAGTAAGTTGTCGTCTAGTGTATCACCATAAAGTAGTGCTGCAATATATTTTATCGGACCGACTTCGGCTTCGACTTTACGGACTTCGCTGGCGATTGGCGCACGCTCTTGGTTGAGTTTTGCGATCTCGGTTTGCGAGGTTTCGATTTCTCTGAGGAGACTGGTGCGCTCTCTGTTTTGGGATCTTCTAATTTGTACGGAGCGATCGACTCCACTGGCTTCGGTTGTTCTGTTGAGGGTTTGATCAACTTGTTGATCCAGTTGAGAAAGTTGTTTACGAGCTGCATCGATATTCTCCTTTTGAGTCTTGATTTTTTCATCGATTAGGTTAAGTTTGGCTGATATATCGCCAGTTGGTACTGCTTGGTCAAGGTGTGCCTTTGAGAGATACCCAAAGATACCCATACTTGTTAGCATCATCAAAATTACTAACGCAATAGTAAAATATGATTTCATTAGAACTGGAATTTCTTTCCAGTTTCTGTATAACCAAGATGCTACAACAAGTTTTGCTGATTCAAGAGCACCACCCATAATCATGATTGGGATAGCTGAAGCAGCAAAAATTGCTACTAGACCTGCTACCGCATAGAATGCTGCGATGGCAGATAAAGTAATAGCTGTTGCGAATAGAAGAAAACTCATTTTCCTATGTTTTTCCTTGTAAATTTGACCAATATATTTTCATTATAATACGCTGGCTCATTATTGTCAAATGTTGCTTGCAAAACATTATTCTCGAATTGGAGTTTTGCTTCCCAATAGTTACACTCGCCCCTTGTCTTACAGAGACGAATTATTTTCTTTGTGAAATTCTCTTGCCCATGTTTCTCTATGTCCGCAAGAAGGTATTTCGATGAACCCCAATAATCACGCCAATCATTTTCAACACGAGATCGCTTTTTCTTTCCCTTTACTTGGCGAGTTTTACTCATAGTAAAGTATTTGCGACCAATGTATTTTTTGCCATTTAAGTGGCAAGTTATTTCATAAACAAATCCATAATATCCAGTTGGGTCATCGAAGATTTTGTCTTCGTATAACCAAGTCATTCCTCGTCAAAGTCCTCTTCTTCTTCCTCAAAGATATCGCTACCGCAGAAAGGACAAAATGCAATGTCCTGTGTGCGATAGTCGTCACTCTCTTTAAAGTTTATTTTCCCATGAGCACCACAGGTATCACAATCAAAATGTTTTATTGACATTTTACTTTAGCAACTCCAAATAATTTAAGTATATTTAGCCACATCCAACCGATGTCGAACTCAAACCATTTTTTACTGAGTTTTGGGTTTGCTGGATCTAGATGATGGTTATTGTGAAGTTCTTCGCCACCAATAATGATACCAAGAGGAAGTATGTTTCTGCTATTATCTCTTGTGTCGCCATTACGGTAACCGAAATAATGACCAACACCATTAACAACACCTGCTGCCCAGAAAGGAATCCAAATCATTTGAATACCCCAAATTAACAAACCCCATAAACCAAACAAGGAAAAGTTAATAAGCAACATTAAAGTAATTCCTAGTCTACTGTGCTTGGAATAAACATTACGTTCTATCCAATCATCAGGTGTTCCTACACCATACTTCTCAACAAGTTCTTTATCCTTGCTGGCTGAATGATAAAGTCCTGCGCCACGGAACAATACACGCTTTAGTCCATAAACCATTGGACTATGTGGATCTTCCGTTGTTTCTGTTGCTTGATGATGTTTGCGATGAATGGCTACCCACTGTTTAGTTACCATACCAGTGGTTAGCCACAACCAGAAACGCATAAAGTGTGAAATGATGGGATTAAATTCAATCCCTCTATGAGTTTGTCCTCTATGTAAATAAAGTGTCACACAAACGATGGTAATATGTGTCATTACCAAGACGTATAAAAGTTCTATCAAGCTGCTTTACCCCATACTTCTGACCAGTCGCCTTTGAGAGCACCTTTGGCGTAGTCAGTAACACGGTTCTCAAAGAAGTTTCCGTGCGTTGGAGCATTAATCATTTCCTCAACCCATGGTAAAGGATTCTTTTTAACTTTGAAGATTCCTTTAAGACCAAGCGAAATAAGGCGACGATCAGCAATATACCTAATATACTTTTTAACATCTTCAGGTGTAAGATCTGGCATATCACCCATACTAAAACTAAGATCAATAAACTTGTCTTCGAGTTCAACCATCTTCTCAGCGATCGTATAAATCTTACCTTTGAGTTCATCATTCCAGATTTCTTTATTCTCTTCGATGTATGTACGGAATAGTTTAATCATTGACTCTGCGTGCATAGTTTCATCAACAATAGACCAAGTAACAATCTGCCCCATACCCTTCATCAATCCATGACGTGGGAAGTTTAACAACATGATGAATGAAGAGAACAACTGCATCCCTTCAGTGAAAGCACTGAACACGGCGATGTGGGTTGCAGTTGATTGTTTGTCACCATTCTTAGAACTGAGATCGGTAACATAATCATGTTTGTCACGCATCTCTTGATACTCTAAGAATTCATTATAAGTTGTATCTGGTAGACCAATAGTTTCAATCAGGTGAGAGTAAGCAGCAATATGTAACGCTTCACGTGCAGCAAAGCCAGACAACATCATGCGTACTTCAGGTTGTGGGAAATAAGGAAGATAGTTCTTAACATATCCACCAGCAACGTCAATGTCGCCTTGTGTAAAGAAACGGAAGATATTTGTTAGGAAGTGTTTCTGCGCAGGTGTTAGTTTCTTTTTCCAGTCTTTTACATCTTCTAACATTGGAACTTCAGTATGAAGCCAATGTGCTTGCTCATGTTTTAGCCATGCCTCATAAGCCCATGGATAATAGAATGGCTTAAAAGCATCTCTAGTATCGGTAAGTTTATGTTCGGTCTTTTTAATCATCTTTGTTCCTTAGAAATAAATTTTGTAGTAGTTGTCTTTTTCGTCATAATAAATGTGTCCTTGAAAGGTTATGCGTCGTTCATCTTGTTCAAGATTAAATGAACCAATCCTATGCATTAGACTTCCATTCCACATATGAAAAGTGTTCTTTTGATATTCTAAAATTCGAATATCTTCTGTGTTGGGTAATTTGTAATCAAGGTGTGCTGTATCTTTTGGTGATTCTACTAAAATAACAAAAGAATAAACACTGCTTTGATCCACGTTATCTACAAGCAAGTGTACCGTAGAATCGTGGTGCCAATCAAAATCTCTTCTCTCTTGGACGTTACCCGAAAAGATGTGAAATCCAGGGATTGGCAAAACATCATGTAACATAACATTAGGTGTATTATATAGCATTTTGAAATGTTTGACTACTATTTCATACAACCATGCAAATTCTTTACGCATAATATCTTGCACATCTTTGTCGATAGCAGATAATTTTCCATCAATGATATAAATTCCCTCTCCCAAGAAATTTAGGTTCTCCATTACCCTTTCGGCATGAGAAACAATTTCTTGTGGGTATCTTGATCTAACCTCATCACTATTAACAGGCATCTTAGATACATGTTTCCAGTGCGGTTGTAATTTGTAAACGCTTTCCTTTAAGAGAGCAGTTTGTTCATCAGTTAAAAAATCAGGTTTCAAATAAATGTTCATTACCAATATACCTTCGTCATATTCCCATCAACATATAGATGCCCTTGTATAGTGATTCGGCTTTCGCCAGCATCCATATCAAACTGCCTCATCCTATGAATAAAACTTCCGTCCCATGTATAAAGATCTCCCACTTTATAATTAACGTAGTGCGAATCTAAGAACTGAAGTTGATTCCAGTCTTTAGTATTTTTATACTCTAGTCCTGCTGGATCTAATGGTGTTTCAATACAGCAAAGGAAAGAATGAATGTTCTCAGTCTTAATGTTGCTATGAAACATTGCTAATGTTGTATCAATGTGCCACTGAAAAGGATGCTGTGTTTGTTGCCCATGAAAAATATGAAATCCAGGTTTAGCCAGCCCTTCAAAATAATTTGGGTTTGGGAACTGATGCGAAAGTTTCGCGAGCAGTCGATCATACACAAATTTAAATTTATCACTCAACCTTTTCTGTATATCCCAATTTATCTGCGTTAGTGAATCAATGGTATAAAGTGCATCACCTAAAAAATATTGATTCTCTGCGGACTTGATTAGACTCATGTCAATATTTGGACGATGTATAGAAGAAGGATCGGCAATAGGAAAAGTTGAGATATGACGCCAGTCGTCTCTCATCTCATGCACACCCTGCTTAACGATAGCGACTTCTTCTTCGCTGAGGAAATCAAATCTTTGAGAATTGAACATTAGATTGCAGAAATTAAAAGTGTTATTGCTTTTTCAAGTTTTGCTTTTGCTTCCATCGATGCTGCATTAGCCATAACTTCATCAGTGCGAATTAGATCTTTCATAAGTTCATCGTATTCACTTTTATCCATCTCACCCTTTTTATATTGCTCAGTAAATTGAACAGCAAGTTCTGCTTTCTTTTTTACCCAGTCATTATCTGATGCTAGTAGTTTGTTTAATTCATCCATGTTAGTTCCTTGTTTGTAATGCTCGACCAATTGCGTCGGCTTGGGTTGTTAGGATAACTACCTTACCATTACAAAATGCTTTACTCATCTTACCAGACTTTGCTCTAGTATATAAGTCGTCAAGTGTTTCATTGAATGGACGAATGAGTTCTAGCACATCTTTGTTTTTACGTGACTCTGAATACATCCATGTCCAGTCTTTTTTATCGACTAATGTTTGTAGTGTTGGTAGTGCTGCCTCAGGTGAATCGCAATTTACTTTGCGAACATAGAAACGTAAATCCGTAACTGAAGCTACTTCATTAGGATCCCACTTAGAAGGCAATAATGTCGAAAGTCCAGCGATGACAGTGCACCCCGAAAGAGTAACTGCCATTAATACCATTGCTATTAGTTTTTTCATTTATTATTCTCCACTAATTTATTTACAAACTCTAACAATAACTTATGATGTCTTCCATTATTCCAATGCTTGTTTATGTATTGCCATGGTTTCTCATACCACCACAATGGTGCTTCTGGATGACAGCCAATCAATCCTATTCTTCCTTGTATAATGCACATAGGATCGCCATTAGCATAACGTGCGATCGTTTCAAATTTGCTCTCATCACCAATCAACGCACAACCATCATAAAAGTACATATGCTCTTTAGAGCCATTCCATTCTACTTCAGCGACTGTCCCAAAACTTCTACGGACTTTAGCATTAGGTCTTTTTATGTATTGAACAGCATCGACAGCATTAAGTATATCGAAGTACCTGCTTCCAGCCCAATAAGCGCCCATGCAGATACCAAGATAGTGACCACCACTTTCCAAGAATCTGGCGATACGGTTCGCTCTTGTTCTAGTGAAGAAATCAATATACGAGTCGCTATCGCCAATACCACCAGGAAAAGCAATAACATCAAGATCGTTAAAGAAATTATCATTGTCTAGATCCTCTTCTTTAAAAATTCTTATGTTATAGTTTGGCGATAATGATACAACCATCGCTGCTACACAATCCTCTGAACATTCGGGGTGATGCAAATAGATTGCGATGGTTTTCACTTTTATCCCTCACATGCTAAACAATCCGTTCCTTCTGTTAATGCCTTCAAGTCGATTTCTTGAATAACTTCTCGTTCAATCTTTTTAGCAACCTTATCTGCTTTACCAATTTTTTCAGATCGGCAGTAGTATAGGGTCTTGAGTTTTTGCTTCCATGCTTGGAAGTGTACTGCGTGTAGATATTTAATGTTGGTATCTGGTCTAAAGAATACGTTGACTGATTGCGCTTGGTCAATGAACTCTTGCCTGTCAGCTGCATGCTCAATGATCCATCGTTGGTCAATTTCCATGGATGTTTTAAAGACATCTTTGGAGATTTCATCAAGGAAGTCGAGATGCTGAACGCTTCCATCGTTGGCGATAATACTTGACCAGACTTCGTTATAGTCCATCTTAGAGTCTTCATCACACTTCTCCTTAATCAATTTGTCAAGATAACGATTCTTATTTAAGTGAGAACCCGATAGAGTGTCTTGGCGATAAGCATTGGCACGATAAGGTTCAATACTAGGACTAGTGTTGCCCATAAGAATGGAAGAAGAAGCATTGGGAGCAACAGCCATAAGATGACTAAACCTATTCCCAGTACCCACTGCATCAGGTGCTTCACCACGCTCCAATCCAAGTGCCTTGTTCGCTGCATCTAATTCTTTCCTTATGTGCTTAAACATTTGACGGTTTGATACTTTAGCCATAACTCCCTCGAAAGGAAGATTATTGCGTTGTAGATAAGCATGGAATCCTAATGCTCCAACACCAATGCTACGCTCATTGCGAGCAGAGTAAACAGCCCTGGAAATGGAACTAGGTGCATTATCAATAAAATACTGTAACACATTATCAAGCATCTCAGCAACATCACGAAGGAATAGAGGTTCAGACTTCCACTCATCGAAGTACTCCAAGTTTAGTGATGAGAGACAGCAAACTGCAGTTCTCTCTTCGTTCGTTGGTAAAATAATTTCAGAACAAAGATTTGATTGGTTAATCTTTAGTCCTTTATCTTTCAACCATTGTGGCATCTTTCTATTTGATTCATCAATGAAGTGAAGATATGGTTCGCCTGTCTGCATGCGCAGTTCTAAAATCTTTTGCCATAATTCTTTGGCAGAAACTGTTTCACGAATAATTTTTGAGTGTGGATCAATTAGATCCCATGAATCATCCGCTTCTGGATCAAGCATACACTTCTCAATAAGTTCCATGAACGCATCTGGAATATTAATACCGTGATGTAAATTCAAGCAACGCATATTCTGGTCGCCTGTTGGTTTACGCATCTCTAGAAAGTTAATAATGTCAGGGTGATCAATAGAAAGATAAGCAGCGTAGCTACCCCTACGAGTCCTTCCTTGACGATAAGCGAGCGACGATGCGTCGTACATTTTAAGGTGTGGCATGACACCAGTAGACTTATCATCGGCACTGCGTATACCAAAGCCAACACCCACGCCACCACCAAGCATAGAAAGCCAATTAGTTTCAGAAAGATTATCAACTAATCCCTCTGCAGTGTCTTCGATGAAGTTGAGGAAACAGCTGATGGGCAGACCACGCTTACTTCTCCCAAAGGAGAGAATGGGAGTACTATATGACAACCAATGCTTGCTTGAGTAGTCATACAACCGTTGAGCATGCTCTGGGTTGCTACCAAAAGCATTGCTAACAAAAGCGAATCTTTCTTGTGGCGACTTTTCGTCATCCTTCATGTAACTTTCTTTTAATCTTATTCTTCCTAGTTCATCAAATAGATTATCTCTACTATAATCCACTCTAATACCGTGAACGACATCTGCCATTGTTAACTCCAATTTTAATTATTTTGATTTGCGAATTCTTCAACCATTGGGAATACGGTAGCAATAACTTTTGCGCATTCCTTAGCGATTAACATGTGTTCTTTTTGTGTTCCATTAGCAGCACGAAGTTCAATGTAATGCACCCAACTACGAAGGGTTCCATTCATATATAGACGAGATACAGTTAGACCCTCAGGTAAAACTGCTCTTGCTTGTTCTTTGGCAATACCATTTTTAATTGCCCATTCATACTCTTGTTTTACTGCGAATAGAACACGCTTCTGCACTCTCTCCCACTCATACGCAAGCATCTTATGCTGCTCATCATTCATGTCTAGTTCTACTGAGTTTTGACGGTTCTTTGTATCTTGAAACCTTGCTTCTCTTAAAACAAATGCATCATCTAATTCTGCTGTTGGGTCTGCGTAACGCTGACTAAATTCCTGAAACGAAAAAGAACGGTGTCTTAAAATTTGGCGAGCAATATCTCTAGTAGTTGTAATCTCTAGACACATGCTTACCATTTCTAGTGGTGACCAGTGTTTGTGTTTAACAAGATAACGAATTAACTTTTCACTTGTTTCCATATTCATTTGATTGCTAGGATTACTCACTCTAGCGCAAAAAGCAACCAACTCAGTTACACTTGAAACTTTCTCATCAAAATATTGTGATGGCTGAGAGTGGCTTACTAATTCGATTTTCATTTAACTGCTCCATATTGTATAACAAAACTAAAACGATATGATGGCGCCATGCTAGAAGGTGGTGCTATGCAGTGTGGTATTTCGCCATCAAATAAGATAACTCTTCCTGGAACATAGAAGCAACAATATTCAAGTTCCTTCCCTGTCTTATCCGTAAAGAGAGTGTGTCCACCCCATTCATTATCCCATTTTAAATTTGGGTAGTAGAGAAGGGTTTTTGTTCTAAGATCCCCATATGTGTCTGTGTGAAATCTATTTCTATCATTCAGAGTACTAAGGTTAATCCTGCTCTGTTTAATATCCATACCCTCAACATAGGGGGTTATATACTTAGTGTTTTCTTGTTTTAAGAAACCCATTTGGTCAACCTGTTCATTACTTAAAGCGCAATAAAGATTGAAGTCGCCTTTGGTTTCTAGTGTTGATGTGTCTGAACCTGATGTAGAAAAGTTAGCATTTTTTACATAGTAATAAAACTTTTCTCTTGTCGCTAAATCAAATAGATCGTCAAAAATATCTATTTGACCAGCTGAGGTCTTAACTGTCTTGTGATTCATTATTAAGAGGGTTCTCAAATTTTAGATTAGAAAATAGTATTTGGGTTGCTTCTTTACCAATCTCACAGATAAACAAATCTCTTGCAGTATGCATCATTGCAGTAGCCATCAACAAAATATCTGCACGTGTTTCACACTGCTCGATTTGTTGATTGATCGGTTTCATTAAATCTAAGAGTCGTGTCTCTCTTCGTGTTTCATCTGTTTCTACGGTGAATTCTTGTGGTACTTTTGGTACATCTCTAAATTCAACGTCAACAATATTGTTGTCACTCATATTTTTCTCCATGTCGTAAAATGTAATTTGGCTGCTGCTCCTGAGTAGGAGTTTTTATTTATTAGATCAACGATAGAATTTTGATCCATCCCAGCCAAAATCATTTCATTAATATCTTTTTGTTTCATTGTATCTGGCAACATACAGACATTATACCCTTCGTCAATATATTTTTCAAGTTGCCTTACAATATCTTTGTTGCGTGGTTCATTGTCAATAACAATGGTGCAATTAGACTTAACCTTTTGGATTGTCAAAAGATCGAAAGAAGCACCACTAACAGCAAGACAATTGGGAAGGAAAAGAGAATCAATTTGCCCTTCAACAACAAATATTTTCTCGGCATAGTTGACCCTGTCCAGACCATAAATTTTCTCCTTGTCTTCATCAAGTTTAATTGTATAATACTTTGGTTCTTCCGCACCAAAAGCTCTAGCAGAATAAGCAAAGCATTTGCCTTCTGGTGTAAAGTATGGAAAGATTAAACGAGGATGGTCTTCATCTTCGTTTTTAAATTTTTCCAAGTTTTTATTTGACCACTTTTTAAATTTGGGCGCAAAATATATTAGATTCCATTTATCCTTGGGAATCTTTCTTGCTTCTACGTACTTAACCACTGGGTGGTCTTCTGGGAGTTTATCGATTCGTTGTGTTCCGTCAAGAACTGAATCAACACTTTCGATTACAGGCGCTTTTGTATCAGATACAAACCTGTCAATCTCTTTGTGATCATTATAACGAGTTGCTCCAGCTTTATATCTTTCCAGAACATACTCATCATACATAACATGGTCTACAAACTTTATAAAGTTTCCAATGTTAGTGCTATAACCACAATTGTGACACTTTACAAACAAGTCGGTCTTCATCTTATAGATGTACCCACGTGCTTTTAATTTGTTTTTCTTGGAGTCGCCACAGACAGGGCAACTAAAGTTCCAACTGTATTCATCTTTCTTCTTGAAGTTCCTAAGTCTTGGACCAAGAAGATTTGCATACTTTGCATCAATATATAACATAATAACTCCACAAGCACATAATATAATTATACTATAAAACAACTTAAAAAGCAAGCATGATGCAATACTTGCTTCCAAACTTGACAACAGGCATAATTACGGTGTCAAGGATGATATGTTAGCCAATGAGTTTGTCGATTATTCCGCTATGAGAAATTATCCAACCAACGACGACAGCGCCACCAACTACTAACCATCTCCACTGTTCTAACACAGTGATCCTACCATTAATTCTTTTGTCCATTACATTCATTCTATCAACAATCGCATTGTGTTGAGAATCTGAATCCTTAGACATCTGCCCAAGTTTTTCCATAACCTTCTCGTTGCCTTCAGTAATCCTACCGTGCACGACTTTCAGTTCGTCTTTAATTTCCATGACGTCATCCTTGATACCTTCTACCTCAGTTTCAAGTTTGGCGACCTTTATATCTAATTGCGCAGACATATCCATACATTCCTTATGGCTTGTTATACAGTTTTTCTTGTTCTTTGACCCAGTCTTGTAAAGATCTTAACTGTTCTCTTACTTCGTTGCAGGTTGTGTAGTTTCCTGCGACTGTTTTTCCAACGGTAGAGAGTTCAACTCCGCTGGACTTTTCATTAAACTCTCTGGGGGTGTTGGGAATTTCATTCTTAACGGCACTGTTGTGGAGCACGACGAAACCATTAGGCACATCACACTTAGCATCAGCGTCTTTGGTAATATACTCTGGAACTTTTTCAACAATAACATCACCCTTCTCCTTGATAACTTTTGTTCGTTCAATATAAACTTTTTCTACCTTAGTAGTTATTTCACCTGATGCTTTTTCTAGTCTAGCAATTTCTTGTTTTTGTTTTTCTACTGCTTCTAAAAATTCACGTTGAGTCCAGATACCACCAGAAATAAAAATACCACCAGCAGTTAATATCACGCCAATAAGTTTAGGGATAAAACTTGGCACCAAAGGATGCTTAACAAATGCATACACTCCTATACCAAGAACGATTAGTCCTAAAGCTACTGCTTGAAAAATCCATGTTGGTAAAAAATTTAATAACCAAATCATTGTAATATTTTTCCTCTTTTAGCAATATCAATACCATCTTTTTTAGGTTTCTTTGGTTTTATTACAGGCTCATTAGTTGATACTGCAGCACCTGTAACATTAGCAACCTCTTCAAAGAATTTCGTAACTAGAAGTTCTTCTTCAACAAGTGTAATATTATTCTTGTTAATTGTTTCTAACAATGAAGTATACTTCTCTTCTAAAAATGCTGTAGAAGTTCTTTTCTCATAACATTCTTTCACTAAGAAGAATGCAGCGATAACACTCTTAAGTCTGTTCTCTCCACCTGGAAGTTTATTGATTAACCTCTTAACATTAAACACCAAACGTGTTAAGTAATTATACGCATCACGCTCTTGCATTGTCGAGAGTGTGTTTGCTTTCTTAAGGACTTTACCTTTTTCATCAATGATTCCTAACTTAAATGCATCCGTTTCTTCAAACGGTTTTACTAGCATCGAAAGGATCCTAAATGCTAACAGATTGTCTACTAATCTTGAAGCCACTATATGTTCCTTAATACTTTAATTACATTTTCATCCAACTCTATACCCGATAAGGTTAAATTAAAATTTGGTAATTCATCTGGCATTCTATCCAGATAAACCAAAAATGTAACAAGAGTCGACCAATACTTCTCTTCTATCTTATAGAACAGCATTTGTGTTGCTGCTTCACCAAATATGTTATACAAAACAATAATATGGTTAAGAATCAACCTCTCACGCAATTCGCCATTCTGTTGATACCGAGTAAAGAGTTTCTTAATATACAGAAATCTCTTTAGGTCTTCTTCGAACTCTGCAATACTATGACATTGTGGATTGTCATAGTGGTGCATTGCGTATAATAAAAAATTATTTTCTGTCAGTTTTTCCAGCAGCATCTTCATTCTCTAGCAATTTCTCACAGGCTTGGATCGCACCATTAAGCATGTTAATTTCTGCTTCCGTTTTAACAATAGTCTGTTTTAGTTGCTGTAAAAAATTTGCTTTTTCACTAACCGACTTTCTATATACTTCTAAATCACTAATCAACATATCTTTCATTTTATACCCTCAATTATAATGTAACAGTAAACCCTACATTCGAAATAACATGCCACTTAGAATTCAACCATTGCAACTGAAGGCTTGCTCCAGAAGATGATGTTGTAATTGATGTAGCACGAACATTTGATCCAGACAATGCAACTGCACCAGCAGCAGCCATTACTGCAACTGTTTTAATCTGCCCAGTAACACCGTTAGCGATTGTTAATGTAATCGCACCAGATGCATCAACTTCTGTTACTGCAGTTGTTGCATTGATTGTTCCTGTACCCAACCCACTTAATGCTTGTGGAGTTTGTGACAAACGTAAGAAACCGTTGCTAACAGCAAGGTTACCAGTTACGTCTACTTTTTCTGTTGGAGTTTCTGTACCGAAGCCAACTCTATCGGTAGATGCGTCTACAAATACAAGTTGGTCATCGTTAAGACCTTTGATTCTTTGGTCTTGGTCACCACCGTCAGAGTTTAATACGGTAGGTGTTTTAATGTTAGCAAGGAAGTTAGCAACAGTAAGTTTCTTGTTACTACCACCCTGAACAATATTCAATAAATCTGCACCAGCAGCTGAGGTCGCTACTGGTAATTCAGATATCTTTTGATCTGCCATTTGGCTCTCCTATTAAAATATAGAGTAGTGGAGTTTTTTACAACTCCACTTCGTTCTAGGTATTTTTATTTATATTAACTAACGAAAGTCAATGTAGCTACGTCAGATACAACTTCTGCTGCGCCACCTGCTGATGTAACTTTAACACGATATTGATCGCCAGTATTGCCAACCAATTGTCCTGTCAATGCTAGTGAAGCAGATGTTGCGCCAGACACGTTTGTCCAACGAGTTGAGCCAACAGCTTTCTTCTGCCATTGATATGCTAGTGTACCACCACCAGAAGATACTGTTGCTGAAACGGAGAATGTTGCTCCACCAGATGAAGTATTTTGGTCAGCAGGTTGAGTACCGATAGTGATAGTGTATGTAGCGTCAGCTGCTTTAGTGTCATCAGCACGGTCGCCAGCGTTTGCTGCTGTTTCTGCCATTGCTACTAAGCATTCAGCTTTGTGACGTGTGTCACCAGCTGCGTCTACGAATGTGCTATACAACCACCAGCCTGCGCCAGTGATACCACGCTTCTTGTTTGTTTCTTGTTGTGCTTCAGTGATGTCTACAAAAATTGCCTTAGCAAGATCTGCAGTACCCAAGTACTTTGGACGATCAGCATCTGCGTCTGTTTTACCCCATAGTGCCATTTTAGTGCTCCTTGTTTATTTGTTTGAGTTTGGTAGGTGTAATGGATAACCAGTATAATCTACGCCAGTGCGTTTCTTACCAGTAGCTGCACCTTTTTGTCTTGCCCCAGAAGTCGAACCTGCTGGACGTCCACGACCACGCTTCTCACCAGTTGGTGCTGGTTTCTTTTTTGGTTTATCTTCATCGTCATCATCGTCGTCGCCTTGATATGATGAACCGTAAGATCCTTTATGAACATAACGACCGTTTTTATCAGTCTCATATTCGTCTAGTTGTTCGACTGACTCATCAATTTCATCAATCTCTTCTTCTATTACTGGAAGATTTTGAATGATATCTTCTTTAAATTGTTTATACTTTTTCAAGTCTCTCTCCTCTTTTTGTGCTTTGTCAGCTTGTAGTTTAGCAGCGATTGCCATCTGACGACGCTTCTCTGCGCTCTTACCTGCAAACTGAGGAGCATCTGATTGTTTGAAATCTTTGATTACAACACCCATATCTGCCTTGGCCATATCCATCTTTTCGTCTAACTCAACTTCTTCATTAGTTGGTTTAGGTAAGTGTGGTGTTACTTTGAATTTATGTAGTTTGCCATCGCCAAGTTCTTTGTGCGCTTGGATATGAACAGACTTACCATCATTCTTAACTACTTTACCTTGCATCTTATCGCCAGTCTTACTTGCGTAGAAGTCAACGTGTTGTCCACTAACTTTATGGATATCCATCTTAGCGTGGTCAGGATGCATAACACCTTGTGACGCATACTCACGACCATTGATGCGCATTTCGTTCATTTCATATTCTTCTTTTGAGAAAGTAGAACGAGAAGTGTTGTAGTCGTGAACCGCACTGGTACGCTTTTTGTTTATTGCCTTACCGAAATCGTCAGCCTCAGCAGAAGTTTTGAATGGCTTCTTATGAACTACAACATTACCGTATGCGTTCATTGCTTTTGAATGATATGTTCCTGTAGTATTATGTTTTACTACACCAGCATGATGCCATGTTTGGCTGGCTTCATCAATAGCAACATCTTCTTTGGTTAAACGATCAACTGCTTTATTAACACCAGCCTTACGTTTCCATGAATTTGCTTTGTATTTGTTCGCAAGTGTTGTTGATGCTTCTTTCGAACTAGGTTTTCTAGCCTTGTCTGCCATGTTCTCAAAATCAGCACCGATTTTACGTTGAATAGTAGCATCATGCGCAGCTTTTTTGATGTAAGAACCCAAAGTTGATTTTGACAATTCATCAATCTGATCAACTTCTTCTTTCATCTTTCCAGTAGGCATACCATTGATTGGTTTCTTAGTGGCTTTATATGCTTTATGTTCTGGTGTTCCCTTAATATATTTTCTATCAAGAGTTGGAGCAACTGGAGCAGTTTCTTTCATAGAAGCAGTTTTACGTTGCGCCTTGTCGCTCATGTTAGTGACTTTGCCACGTGGATCTTTGTTCTGCGCCTTCTTCCAATCACCCTCATAACTCCAGCTTTTTACTTTACCTGATTTATCTTTTACAACAGTAGAAGTTTCTTCGTTATGAAGACCGACGTAGTTGTGGTCATGAACCTTATAACCACTCTTCTTGTAATATGCAAGAGCAGTGTTGATAGCAGTATCTTTATCTGGAGCAGTTACTTTTGCTCTGCGCATCTTTTTCTCATTACGCTGAGAAACCATAGTGTGATTTGGATTTGAAATAGTAACAGAAACAACGTGCTTACCTTCACACATTGATTTCTTTTTCGCTTCTTTCATTTCCTTCTCGTCTTCATCTTCTTCGCCTTCATCTTCATCTTCACATTCACACTCTGCTTCTGGCATACCGCAGTCTTCGCATTTTTCATCTTCATCTTCAGTTTCGTCTTCGTCTTCGTCTTCTTCGCCTTCGTCTTTATCTTCTTTTACTGGAACACAATTTGGAACTTTCTTACCGTTCTTCATTTTCATTCCAACGGCAGTATAACCTTTCCAGCATGCATCCTTTAGACCTTCTTCTTCTAAGTCAACTTCTTCTGACATAGTAGAATGTTTTACTTGTGTCTTTGGACCATCGTTGGCTGAATGAAAATGAACGTCCTCGCCTTTGCGACGAGCAGTCCAGTGACGTCCAGTTTCATCTTTGAATTTATGTTCTTGTTCGTCTTTTAATTTTGCGATTGCTTGATGATGTTCTGGGTGCAAAGGAATAGAGAAGTCTTTACCGTGATGTACAGTCTTCATTGTACCCCAAGAATATTTCTTAGTAGTAACTGTAGCTTCAGTAATGTCTTCTTTCATAGCATTTTTGCTCTTGCGTAGCAAGTGAAAGTCATGTGCATCAACTTTGCCGTTTTTGTTTTTATCAATCTTATGTTGATTGCCCTTTAAGGCTTCTTTAAAAGATAACATTTATTGTTCTCCGCTAGATTTTAATGTTGATGTCAACATCCAGTTATGTTTTTTATGAGCATCGATTCTACCTGCTAGATAATCCAGCAACCCTTGTTCATTTGCTGCTTCAGCTAATCTGAATGCTTGCATTAGTGAAGATAAAACTGATTGGTTTACTTGAACCAAATCAGCAATCATACCTTGAGCACCAGTAGCTGATGTATCCATCACCGTTCTATATTTATCAAACTCAATAAGTGTATGTGGAGCAACAGCACCCAATGCACGAATCTCTTCAGCTGTTACATCAATGCTACCATAAACCTCTTCGTATATTTTTCCAAAGAAGTCATGTAACATTGGAAACAAAATTCCTTCTACATTCCAGTGGTAGCCTTGCGCCTTTAGATACATCATAAAAGAATCTGCCAACACCACTTTCATTTGTTCTTGTAGTTCATTCATTTTAACAGTCCCATGCTTTTCTAGACCAGTAATTTGCGCTAGTCTTATCGGTTAAATTTCCCTGACCAGAAGATCTTGCACAATAAGATTTCTTGCGGTTAGGATTATTCTTCTTAATACTTAAAGTTTTATCCCCGAAGTTTACTTTTTGCGCTTTACCGTCGCCATCTGGATCAACATATACCTTCGACTTCTTAACATCACCAGCCATTGGTTTGTTAAGTGGTACAGTCTTACCTTGATAGGTAGCTTCGTTTAGTAGGAACTCTTTAAATGTTATCATTTTGTGTACTTACTATGAGATAGTCTTGCTTTTTCGATCTGACGAACACGTGGAGCCAATTTCATCGCAATTCTATTTAACACTGGTTTCATCTTAGCGATGCGTTGCTCTAGACGTTCTTTCTCAGCAACTGATAGAGAAGCCAATGGTTTCTTAGCAATACGTTGCTTGATTGCTTTAATAGCAAGTCTACGTGCACGAGTGTTAATTACAGATTGTGGAGAAGATCTCTTTAAAGCAACTTTCGCTTTTGCCATACGTTTAGATTTAGATCTAGCGAAACGTGTCTTTGCTTTAATGCGTTCTAGTCTTGAAAGAACTTCATTCAACGCTTCTTCTTTTAGGCTGTCTTCTAGTTCTTCACCTGTTTCATCATCAACAATAGCCAACTCTTCATCATCATATCCGTCAAGAATATCTTCCCAATCGTTGTGTTGGTTAACAATGTCATCAATCTCTTTATCGCTTAAACTAAATTCTTCAACTTCTTCTGAGAAACGATCATTACCTACAGATCTTTTTTCTCCTGGACCATCAGATCCAATCTTAATTAAACGAGAAGGATGTTTCTTTCCATCTTTACCCATTTTCTCATCAGCTGCTACAACATATCCCTCTTCAACTTCTTCTTTGCGATACTTAGAATATTCTTTTTCTAAATCTAGTTTACGTTGCTTAACGTGCTCTTGATCCACATCTTTGTTCATTGACAATTGATGTAGTGTTTTACTTTTCTCTTTGTAATCACCGTGTGGGTCTTTTGCGTTTAAAGCTGTTTCGCTTAAATCAAATTCTTCTTTTACGTTATGCTTGATATTGAAACTGTTGTCTCTGCGAACAGTTCCAAGATGCTTAGCACCTAATTTGTTTAGAGAGTTGCGACCACTAGCATTCATTGTGTGGTTTACATCATAGCTACCAGATTTATGTTTGTAGATTTCAATACCATCATCTGGATCTCTATGAGTTTTAACTTTATCGCTCGCATACTTCATTGCAGATTTTAAATCTTTGAAGTTTTCTTTTATGTTTTCTTTTTCTTGCTCATGCTTTTTAGATAGTGTTTCTTTTTCTCTAGCATGTTTTGCAGCAAGAGCAGCCTTAGCAACTTCACGAGCAAGTTTCTTAGGATCTCCGTTGGCTTCGCCTAAAGAATAGCGAACTTTTTGTTTTCTTAGGTTATCGTTTTCTGGTTGATTGTGTAAGGTTTCACCAACCTTAGTCATGTTTCTTTCTAACCAATCTGGGATACCATCATTGTCTGTATCCACTTCAGTCATTCTACCTTCAGTATCATAGCTGAGTAACTTATTATAGTATGCTTCTTTTAATTTTTGTGGCATTAAGTTTGTATCAAACTCAATACCGATATCAGTTGCCATCTTCAACATACGTCTTAGGATTTCATATGACTCAGCATTCAATGCTTTGTTCTTAATCTTACGCAATCCCATGTTAACAATCTGCTCTGGGTTTGTTGTAGCTTCAACATTATCAACACCAAGTGTAGTAGCAATAATTCTAGCTGCTTTAATTTGATCAGCAGAACTTGGTTTTAATGTTTTGTTTGTTAGGTTTTCAATTACAGTACCAGTTACTTTAACAGAATCATTCATCTCTTCTTTACCTGCTTCTTTATAGTCAGACGCAAGTTTTTCGATATGGTCGCCATGCGTTTTTAAATAGTTGTCATGGTGTTCTGCTTGACCCATCTTAGCAAGATGCTCTCTTGCTCTATCCATATGAACTTTGACATTGTTGACTACTTCGGGGGATGCTTGTCTTGTTGCAATCGCAGCCTTAAGATGTCCAAGGTATTCGTCAACTTCTTTCATTGCGTGTAGAATATCTACAGCACTTGCGTCGCCTGAGTGGATACTAGTGTTGAACGCATCAACAACTGAAGTATCTAAGTCGAAGTGTTTAGTTGTGTAGCCTTGCCAGCTAACTTGATTGTGATCTTCTGGATTTTCAAAATCTTCTTGAAGATACACGTCTTTAATCCAACGAGTAAATTTCACGTCTGTTCCTTCTTCTGTTAATAGTAGATGATTTGAACCACGTTTAACGACAACGCATTGTTTATTCTCACAAACAACAACGTCACCAACATTAAAGATCTCACCACGGAAATATTTTTCACGTAGGTCATCAACTGTTATATTTAATGATTCTTTAACTGGCGCAAGGTCATACGCTTTGCGAATCTCATTCATCAATCTGCGTGCATCCAAGTCGGTAAGAGTTTTAGGAACACCCTTTTTAAACTCAGAGAACTTTCCAGCCTTTGCTGCTTCACGCATCTTTGTACCTGACATACCTGTAGCGTTATCTGAATCTGGATCCCTTTCACCAGCAGAAACTACAGTAACGGTATCAAAGTTGAATTCAGTTCCGTTATACTTTTCTAAAATCTTTTTGTATTCTGCGATACGGTCGCTACCTGCAACCATAACAATATTCTTGTAACGCTTGTTTAATTCTTTGGCAGCTTCGATAAATGTTCTTACTTGTTCGTTGGCTGCTTTAAAATTAGCTCCAGGAAACATACGCTGGAGGTAATATACTTTACGGGAAACTGGGAGTGGGTTTTGCTTCTTGTCTTCAGTCTTAGAAGCATAAATGACATGGTCTGCTCCCTGAGCAGACGCAACTTTTTGAACAGCTTTTACTAAGAGTTCGTGTCCTGTGGTTGGTGGCTGGAAGCGACCAAACGCAAATACAACCTTCTTGGAAGGCAACTCTTTAATTAGTTGTCTATATTTCTTCATTTTTACCCATCTATAAAATATTACTTTATCTATTATTTAGTCAATCTAGACTTTAATATATCTCTCGCCATTGCATTCCAACACCAACAGTAGTACTTTGAGTACCTAGATTTGTAGCTACTAGAACATAAATCTCTGAGTCTGTAGAATCATAGTTCTGAACAATATAGTTTTTCTTGGCTGATGAAGGTAGATCTGGTCCTGGAGCACCACCAGCTTTAAGAGCACCTTGCGTAGAAGCACCGACCCATCCTGCATCGATACAATCACCCTCAGTATATGCCGTAGCATCCACACAATACTCAACTCCACTATCATCATCGACTGGAGTCCATGTTGTTTCGGTTAAATTAGATGTGTTAGGTAACTTAATCAATTTCCAACCGATATTCTCACCACTACTAAAAACAGACAAATTACCCATACGAACAATCATTCTATTTTTATAGGTTCTAAAGGCATTCTTTAAACGAATCGCCATGATTGGTAGAGTCTGCCCAGAAGTAAGAGTTCTTGGAATGTTTGCTTGCGCCCAATCGGTTCCAGCTTCAACATACCCACCCTCTGACATAACAGTAGAACAGATTTGATCAAAGTAACCACCAGCAGTTGTTCCCACATTAACAAGTTCGCAACGGATAGGTAGGTTTGGATTACTCATATAAACTGTTGGCAAATTATTGCTGTTGTTAAATGCATGAGCGATTACGTATTGCCCATCATGAACAAAACCACAACGAACTCTACCAACACCAAGCCATTGAAAGTCAATCCAAAATAATTGCGTTTTGGTTATATCTAAATTGAAAGCACTAGATCCAGTACCATCACACTTATCTCCATTCCATTGAGACTGAGGTATTCTTCTTTCTGTTGGCGCACCAGTAACATAAGTTCTAACAACAATGTTTAGTGTACCATCACCTGTTTGTTCAAAATAGATACCATCATTATCATCAAAATACCCTGTTCGTTTAGTTACGTTTGGGACTGCAGTATAAAAGTTAAAACTAGAAAGGATAACCTGACTTTTTCCAGGCATGTAATGATGATAGAATTTGCTTTGATGAACAAGTCTTGAGTTTGGATTGTTTGAAGTTGTTAATCTTGCGCATGCTTGATTGGGTTGAAACGATAGTGTTGCACCATTAACAGCATAATCAATAAAGTTTGGATCTAAACCAAAGATGTGTTTATAATCACCAAGCGTATATGGTTCACTGGTGCGTCCTCTTCCAAACGCATCAACATTTTGACTCTCCTGAAATAAATACGTCATACTATTCTCCAACCATCTCTATAAATCATCTGTATACCACCGTTGTCTATTTTTAAGATAAATCCGTTTGGATCATTATCAACATTTCCGTGAACAATTATTGGAAATTTTGAACATCTTCCAGATTCATCTTTGATTATAAGGTATCTACCATTCTTAACAATAGAAGGTAAAGTTAATGTTACTGTGCCAGCATAATTTACGCCAATATAATAATCTTTTCTACCAACTGTATATGAAGGTGTTGTTACTAGCGTTGTTGGGTGATCTAGGTTTACTACGTCACCAGCGCCACCACCTGGACCAGCGTTTTGTATTTTAGCGATCCACTGCTCAAGAAATTTTATTTTAGCATCAACAGTTTTAAATTGTTTTGTTAATGGATCTACTGGAGCTGCAATACCAGCTGGTGTGCTTAGATACTTATCAATATTTGGTATCTGTAGTTCTGGTGGTGTAACACCGACTGGAGTTGGTATTGGTGTTTCTTCTAGTAGAGTTGGATTTTCTTCTACAAGTTTTTCTTTATGTTTTTGTAGAGAAGCCAACTCCTCAAACAATACACTCAAATCAGATTGAATGTTTTCTTTTACTTCCTTGATAATCTTATGCTCTGGACTTTTCTCTTTAGCCTCACGCATAAGACTGACTAAATCATTTAGACTGCTCATCGCTGCCAACCTTTGATAATTTCTGGCGAGAAGTTTGCCTTACTAAACTCTAAGCGATCAACGATCTTTACTGCGCCACCACGCAAGTGGTCAATAGCAACAAACCCTTCTACGCCAGTCGTCTTGAATCCATTAGCAGTCTTTAAGAAAGTCTTCATAGATCCAGCTTTATTCATCTTGGCGATAATCAATTTCTTGGCTTCAGTCAAAACATTAGCCAACTCAAATACGCTCTCGATAGACTTCCTGTCATTGTTTGCAAAGAAAGCCATTACAGCTTTGCGCTTTTCGTTGACACCAGCCTTACCTTTTTCTGTCTTCAACTTATCCATGTCTTTCTGATATTTCCCATGGATATAATCAAACAACTCATCAACGTGTTTCTTTGGATTAGAGATAGTTTCTCCAGCACGCACCTTGGAGTTATTGAAAGTCTTGACCAATGTAAGCAACTCGGTATTGTTAGAAATGCTGTTTAGAGTATTAGCATTAATAGACTTGAACAACACACCTGCTTTTGATAGTAGGGAAGTTACTTCAGTAGTTTCTGATTCCGTAAAGGTAGCAGTTCCAGAAACATCTTTGTAGTTGGCGTCATCCATCCAGATTGAACCAACCTTGTTAAATTTGTCAACAATACCTTTACCGAAAGTAGCCTTCATTGTTTCAAACGAACTACCTTCATATGTAGTATGCCAAACAACACCAATCTTAGCAGCACGTAGTTTAGTGGCAAGAGGACTATCATATGGAACAGCGTATACAATAGTGTTAGGATGGAAGGTTACATACTTCTTACCATCAATCGTTTCTGTTTTCAAATCGTTAGTGAACATCAAGTCGCCTTGATAAACACCAGACTTGATGCCCAACTTCTTAAACTCTGCCAATGCAACTTTCAGTTTAGCTGCCAAGTCGCCTTCAGTATCCGCATCGATTTCTTTTGGTGTCTTATAAACCTTTGGCTCTTTATTGAAGACACCTTTCTTTGCTACAAAGAATTTGCCATCACGTGGATCAATACCAGCAAATACAGCTGGCGCACCGTCCCACTTAACAGTAGTAGTAATTTTTGACTTGCTATTACCAGCCAACATATCACGCAAGTCTTGTAGGAAGTTAATTGCTTTACGTGTACCCAGAACACCTTCGTTGAAGATTAAATCCTCAACGTGTTCCATATGGGTATTCTTTTCTTCTCTAATATACTCTTTTAAGTTTAACATTATTTCACCAACTTTATTTGTCCATCAGGTAAAGCGAAGTAGGCATTAAACCTAATCATCGGAAACTCTCTACCTAATTTTAGGAATTCTTTTAGGTTGCTCATGCTGTCATCAAACAGAGCAACTCTTGAAAATTGTTTAGTCTTTAAATACTCACGAATAATAATCGCCTTCTTAACAGCAGGGATATTATTGTCTTCCATATTACCAGCACGTTCAACACGAACCTTGTCAATATCGAAACCATGCTTACGGAAGGTTGCTAGAAATTTGTCACGATTATCAAAGTTCGCTCTAGCAGTAACAATGATAACTTTGTTCAAAGGGTTTCTGTCTGTAGCGGAAACCAACTTGCTTGCTGTATTTAGCATCTTAGCGATTGGCTTCGATTCTTTATAAAACTTGGCAGCATCTTTGAATTCAGAAAAATCGAAGGACTCACCAGCCCCAAGTTTGTAATTATTAAACTCTTGGTTGGTCAGCTTCTTTAGGACTGCGCCATCTTTTTTAACAGCGATCTGGGCAGTGGTATGGAAGAGGGTGTCGTCAATATCGAATATGGATAGACGACCCAGCGTTTCTTCTTCTTTTAGTAGATATTCTTTAAACCTCATACCTTTATTATACCTGAATTCTGAATTATTGTAAAGTATTCCCCTACGGTTTGTAGGGTTATTATTTTATTAACTAACCTTGTAGTGGACAGAGGAAAAGGCATTCATTTTCTTCGCTGCCAGATACATTTTTTTGTATATCGCTGCAGGGTTTGACGCTGTTTCTAATGCGTAAATATAATACAAAAGAACCACTGCTCGTTTGACTTCATATTCTGACATCACATCAGTCATACCAGAAACCTTAACCATTTTGAATTGATCCTTAGCTACGTAGGCAGCAAATTTCTCATAGAACTTTTGATTACCCATAGCCTTAATTTGAACAGCAACAGTTCCTGCTACTTTCGATACTTTCTTCATATCATCAGTTACAGTAATCATTCCTGGGAATTGAGTATTTAACATGTCTCTAGAAATAGCGCCATCCCAAACTTTGGCTGTCTCTGGTTGCCCTTCGCCATATGTATTAAGTTCATTAGATTTACCACGTGGTCTAAATCTAAATCTGTAATTTACATCATCTTTAAACACTTTAAATTGGGGAAGTATATCGAAATAAGAATTAGAAACTTTATACTCGAACTTTTTCCATGGTTTGGTATAATTGATGTTCTTAATGTATTTTGCATCAGTCTCAATCTTAGAAATTGTAGCCTTTGGACCAGCAACCTTTTTCAGAGAGATACCAATAATTTCTTTAGAAATAAATTTATCTTCAACAAATTTGTTTAGGTCATCGATACCAGCACTCTCAGCGAGAAGTTTTTTATAAAGCGCATCAACAGTTGTTCCTAACTTTGATATGCTTGTTTTCTTAACTGCCCATATATCTGATGGGTTCCAGTTATCTTTACTATCAGGAAGAACTTTTGGATCAGTTATTTGATTTAGAAAAGCAGGTTTCTTCGGATTACTGTCACGATAGAATTCATAACTTTTCATGCTAGACTTTGGTATAACAGTTAGAATAGCATTGATAGTTTTCTCAAAGGACTCATGCCATGTTTTATCAAAATCAAACTTAACTGTCTTATTGATTAAATCTTTGGTTGGCATTTTGCCATTGTTAGCGATATACTCCAGACAGAATCTAGTTCCATCTTCTTGTTGAGCAGTTGTAGGTGTTTTAGAAGAAAGCGCATTGCCTTCCTGATCTATAACATTCTTGTAACCACCACCAGATTTATAGATGTTTACTTTATCTGCGCCAACTGTAATTAAAAACTTATTGTCTTTTTGATCAGTTACCTTAGCAGTTTTGATTGTGCTGATCTCAGAGATAGCAGCGATAAAACTTTTGGGGTCAACAATTTTTAACATTGGAACCCCACCTGTTATTTTCCCATCATCTGTTTCGAGAAAGGTAACAGCAGCAAAATCTTTTAATTTAGGAATGATGACTTTTAATGCTGGCTTCTTATCCACCAGCATATTAAATCCTGCCTTACCCTGAAAATATAACTTTGCCATGCGCCCTCTTATAACAGTCAATATAAACTATTTAGGTCGTTTACATGCACGAAGTTTTCGTTCGTACTTTCGATCCCACTTAGAAACCTGCTGAATTATCTTTGGTATGGCTTCGTTGTTACGGAAGTCATAGTCAAATGTTCTGAGGATGTAGTGGAGGGTTTTAGAATCACGTTTCTTTTTACAACGTGTCAGCAGTTCGCTGATAGTGATGTTGGGTCGTTTTATTTTAAAGTCGAGATAAACGCAATGAGCATATGCTTGAATCTCATCAAACTCAGAAAGGTATTTTCTCTCTTCGGTTTTCTTTGATGTCTTGGCTTTCTTGTAAGGAACAACATACCCAGACCATTCATCGCCACGTCTATCATATTGCATGAAGTGTATCAACTCATGCATCTGTGTCTGGATCAATCTATACTTGAAAGATTCCCATGCTTCGTCAGTAAACTGGAATTTGTTATAGTCTTTCTTGCCGTGGATTATCAGAGTACATTGTCTAAACTCCGCATCATATTCACCACCGACAGCCATGTAGTTCTCATATACTTTGGCTTTTGAAAGTTCTGGTCGCCACTCTATTTTGGTGCGCCATTTTTTGAAGTAATTTGTTAGACCTCTTTTATCGTTGCGATACTTGTCTAGGTCTACCCACACTTTTGCAGGAATGAGTTTGGCTCTAAATGGACGCTCATAAAAATTGAGCATCTCCATCCAATCGAAGTTGAGTTCTTTGAGGAAGCGCATGGTAAAATTATACTCCCCGTGGCAAAGTTAGAGTCCACCACATATTTAGGGTTTAGCATAATTTTACAATGTAAAAAGGACTGGAGCCTCCATACCCTTCTCCCAGAAATACAACTCTACTTCTGGTGGTAGTTTCTTCCTCATTCCTCTAAGAACCTTTTTGTTGTCCTCATAGTGTCGTTGAACACCAAGTTCCAAAACTTTGGAAGTCTTGTAGTTTACAACATTTTCTACAGTTCGTGTATCCGTAAGTAAGTGGAAACTTAGGACACGTCCAGTATAGTTTTTATCCAGCCATTCTTTTGTGATATGGTGGATTTTTGATTCAGCCTTCCTAGCTGAGATGGCATGGAAGGTTTCCTCTACTGGTTCAATAAGACGTTCCGCAGACGCATACCATTCATAAAGAAAATCTTTACGTGCACGACGTTGCTCGCCATTCATCCTACCCCACTTTGTTTCGTTAGCAGGTGGCTGAGCAGCGAGAACACCGTCAATATCATAAGATACTATCATAGGAAACTTAGATCTATCTTGTCTGTATTTAAAATATACTGTTTCTGCGCCAGCCAAATCTTCTCACGTTTCTCAACTGAGAGAGAAGCAAACTTCTCGATCGCTTCCGCATTATCCGCAGGAAAACACCAAACCAATCCGTTGTTTCCTTGTGGTGCGCAGACAGGAATGCCAGCATAGACAGCATGGTAAGCACGACCAGTACGCCAGCCTGAACGCTTATGCTTGTCATCATAAACAGCAAGACAACCATGATACTTCTGATAGAAAGCACGTCTATCTCTTTGCTGTGGATTCTCAACGATATTCAACCCAACGTAGTCTGACCATTCAGTTTCTTTACCTGCTACTTCAAGATATGATGACTTTGTATATTCTTTGAAGTGTTTAGTGCGACCATTTGGGCGACCGATATAAACTACCTTCTCGATTGACCCAGCATGAAAGTTTGCGAAGTCCATACCTGAAGCCATCGGTAAGTCAATAGTAGTTGTACCTTCTGGGCATTTTAGAATGGTAGCAACTTCAGATGGTACTGCAGCATTAGCAGCGATAGTCCAACGTGACCAATCTTCATCAGGTAACAACTCCCAAAGGAATGGTAGGTCTGGGTCATCGTTAAGGAACACAATTTTACCCTTGTGCGCTTTGATCATCTCAACAGTTTTATCCCAATACTTCTGATAGAACTGTAGGTTAGTACCACCAAACTCAAGCACAAGTGTATCACACTCTTGGTAAATATCAAAAGATTCAAAGCCATCGTTGGCTGTTGCTTCAGTTGGTTCTGATAAAGGGATGATACGCATACCTGCGCCAAGTACGTTCTTAAAAAATGCTACACGTTTCTCTACCCATGCACCACGAATACCATTCTCTTGGTTAGTTAAACCAATCTTACCTGATACCCTGCGGTAGCCAATCTTCTTTCCTGTGTTACTAGAGTTGGCTGAGTAGAACCACTCTAGTAACTTTTCTTCACCTAGAAACTCATGTAATGACATATTATGTTATCCTAAAAAGTCTGCGAGAGAACCAGCACTTGCCTTTGGATGATAAGTGTGAAGCATATGTTCTCCACCTTTCTCACGCAAGAAGTCATACCATTCTTCCTCTTCCCACATTCCTGGAGAAACACCATTCCACAATTTCTTATACAAGCGATGCTCAGTATTCAAGCGACGTTGTTCAACGTATTCAAAACGAAAATCTTCATATTCTTTGCTACCAAGTTCTAGCATTTTTTCACGGAAGTATACAACCAAACTTACACGCTCTGAACCTTCTTCACAAACAATAGGTGTATTGCCATGGATGATTTCGTGGTTATTAACCAACAACAAATCACCTGGACGCACGTTAACAGCCATACGGATCTCAGGGAAAATCAAATACCCACCTGAGTAACGACCATCGTTAGATAATGTCAACAGATTTGAGAGACCAGAATCCAAATCACCAGCATCACGATGAGCAGCAGTGCGGAATGTTTTGTTTACAGTAACTGTTGTAAATGGTGTTTCTGGGATAAGGAATCTAGAATCAATTTTCTTAGCTGCTGCCATTTGATTGCCATATCTCCAAGGCAACAACTCAGCAAAACCTTTAGCCAAGTGCTGTAAGAATGGGTATGCCATTTTAAACTTATCAAAGTTGTCTCTTGTATAAGTTGTAGCACGACCATAAGGGATACGTGGGTAGCGATCAAACCAACCAGCGATACCAGAATCAACTGGATTGCCATAAGATGTTTCGCTAATCATCTTCATGGTTTCTTCACATGACTTAGCACGTTCTTCTGGCGTCATAGTTTTGATGGAATCAACCCACTCATCAAAATTAAATTTACCACGGAAACGTGAGATAACCCAAACATTGTTTTTGCCAGAGCCAAGTGCCTTTAAACGTGACTCTGCTGTTGGATATTTTGAGCGAACATTTTCAATTGGGTCACCAGAAAATAGAGATGCCTTGCGACCATCAAGAAGCGCATTAATCATTTCTTCCTGATAGTTAGTAACCCACTCACGTCCTTCACCATTAACTTGTGTTCCAGCTTTAATACCTGAAGCCAAGCCACGATTCTCTGTTCGTTGAGCAGCTTCTCTTAGTCCATGATATGCTGCGTCTTGTTCTTCTTTAGTAAAGAAGTTCTTACGGAATTTGAAAGCGATCTTCTGTTCGTTTGGCGCTTCACCATAACCAACTGGCAAATAGCAATCAGTATCTTCCTCGATTAGAATATCATAATTTGATTCATCAAGAAACATACCCATAAGATTTTCACAATCATGTTTAGTTTCTGCTACAATAACTCGTGTCATAATAGTATCCTTTAAAAATTAAACTCTGCGTCTATTGTTTTTGTTTTTCTACTTCTGTCGAAAAGTGGAGTATCATCACCGATATCTTCCTTAGTATATGTATTCGACTTTTGATTTCCAACATTAGACTGAGCACCCACTTCAACATTATATAACTTCATTTTACTTCTGTCAACCCCAATTACAAACCTTTTATAATTTCCAGGATCCGCATAACGATTCTTGAGTTGCTTAACCATAATCTGTCCAAGTTCCTCTAGTTCTTCAGTAGAAACTAAAGCAAGCATTAAGTCTGCTGTTGCTGGAAGACCAAACGATTCAGAAGTATCTTCCAATCCAGGATCGCTATTTGTAAAACCACTTCGTGTAGTTTGAGTAGCAGAAACAATAGGAACATTGTATTCACCTGCTAGACCACGAAGTTCTTCAGCGATGGACTTAATATATGTATATGAGTTAACACTAGCACCCAACTTTAATCTTGATGAAGCACAGATATTCAAGTAGTCAACGAAAACAATATCTGGTTTAAATTCACGCTTCATCTTTAATTCTTCAAGCAATGCTCTGAAGTGGCCAGAGTGAGCAGAAGCAGTAGGATATTCTTTGACAATCAATTTACCTTGCGTTTTACTTTGAACCTTTTGAACACGACGTTCAAATAATTCTCTATCAACAACTGCAAGTTCATCCATACCAAGATTAAGCAAGTTCGCATCAATACGTTCAGCAATACGTTCCTCTGCCATCTCCATAGTGATATAGAGAACATTTCTACCTTGCATTAGAGAAGTCGCTGCGACGTGACACATAAACAAAGACTTACCCACACCAGTACCAGCGAGGATAATGTTTAGGGTCTTTTTAGACAATCCACCTTTGGTGATTGTATTGAGCATGTCGAGGTCGAATGGAAGTTTTTCTTCGACTCTATGGTAGAAGTCCCATCGAGCTTCGAAGTCTTCCAGATAATCGTGACCAATGTGATTATCAAAAGAAACAGCAAGAGCATCAGACAACAATGAAGGAATGGCATCCTGTTGTCTTTGTTTGTCTTTTCCTTCGATAATTCGAATAGAGTCCATAATAGCATTATAGACAGCCCTTTGCTTACAGAATGATTCCGTTTCAATTTCTAACCAATCCTGTACGGTATCAGTTGGCGTCAACTCTGAAATATATTGTTGAAGTTCTTTAGACTCAACTTCATTTATATCTGTTCTGTTGCCAACTTCAATCGCAAGGATTTCATTTGTTGCTGGTTTGTTAAACTCACTGAAGAATTTAATAATCTCAGTCGCAAGGATTTTCTCCCTGCGGTCTGAGAAATATGTTGGATCTATGTGAGGTAATACTTTACGACAAAAATTTTCATTATGAACCAGATTCGCTAGAATCGTTTTTTCTATCCTCATCAACACCACCTGAATAAACAATTGAATTATTTTTTAGTCCTTCTTCAATCAAATGATGAAGGATCTCACCTACAGTTTGCTCGAAGGCTGGCTTGTCAAACTTTTCGTCTTCAATAACATTATGCATGGTATATTCAAACGACAACTTTGCAGACGAACCATCGGGCATTTCTGATACTTCTACTTTACCATATTCATATATTATACCTGAAAATTGACCACCTGTCAACTCTACAGTATAGATTGCAGTATCATTTGTGTGTTCAATCAGCTTGAACGGTGTCATCTTCTAACTCCTCATCAACTTCTGATGTATCCAATGATTCATGACCAAATTTATATTTCTTTGCAGTATACTCATTAATTTGCTGCAAGATATCTTTGGTGAAATATTTTTCTGGATCTTCAGAGATATGTTTGCCAAACACTTTCTTACCATCAGGAAGTTCGATACGACCACCCTGTGACTTCCAAATACCTGCCTCAACTGCTAAGTCAGTAAGACCATGATAACGATCTAGACCAGATGAGAATGACAGTTTGGTTTCTACCATTGATTGTTCTTTAGTAAAACGTGATTTCTCAAGTTTACATTTAATGATGTTGCCAATAACTTCTGTACCATCTTTGTCCTTAGACTTAGAAAGGAAAACAATAGTTGAAGCAGCATACTTAAGACCATCACCACCTCCCATAGTCTTAGTTGGAACATAAGCACCAACAACAGCGTAGGTATGATTAGTAACAATCATAGCAATATCAAGTTTAGCAAGTTTCAAAGAAAGAACACGGAAAGCGCCACGAACCAATTGAGCACGTGTCATATCACGTGTCTCTTTACCTTCGGCAATATCTTCCATCTCTTTAGATGTAGAAAGCATACCCAATGAATCTAGACACAATAGTAATTGTGGGCGATCATTCTTTGGTCGTTTCTCATATGCATCAAGAATCTTTGTTGCTTGAGTGCGGAACTCTTGGACAGTCGATACAGGAACAATAACAAATCTACGTGTATCAATACCACGCTCTGTTAACATATCACGTGTCAACGCTCCCTCAGTTTCAAAATATACAACTCCTGCTTCTGGATTGGCTTGTAGAAAGTTCTTACATATCCCGAGGGCGTAGAAGGTTTTTCCAGTTGAACTTTCTCCTGCAAGTGCTGTAACTTTATTAGAAGGAAGACCGCCAAAAATAGAACCACTGAGTAAAGCATTGAACGCATAACTACCAGTGTCAATGAAACTAGCAGTGTCGCCCACAATGCCATCATCAGCCAGTCCAGCATACTCATTATCAAGTTCCTTTACGATTGTCTTTAAAAAATCCATGTTCTTCTCCGTATATGTTTATATGTTTAGTATATAATAGTTTGTGTTAAATGTCAAGTTATTTGCACCAAGATTGTTTTGCTTCTCCAAAATATTCTCGTGCAAGACCTTTCTCAATAAGTTGAGCACGTAAACTCTTGCCATCTAGGATAACGTCTCCAAGGACACGACCACCAAACTTATCCCATGACATCAGAGCAACTTTAACTTGCTTTGCTTCTGCAACTGCTTTCTTTGTAAAAGCAGTAGCTTCTTCACCACGCTGCGCTTCACTTGGACATTGTGCACGTGAACCTTTTTCTGGAGTATCAACACCAAAGATACGAACACTCAAAACAGGTTTAAGTGGTGGTGGTAAAAACTTTGCTTCAAACTCAACGGTATCACCGTCTTTAACTTTTGTAACTTTCCAGTCATATTGAACACTTGGTTGTTCTTTTGCTTGCGCTGGAAGCATGAGTGCTAGGAAAACAAATCCTACTGCGTAATATAGTTTCTTCATCCAAAAAACTCCTCTAAATTAGATTTCTCTTCGATTGACCAACCGATTGGTTGGATAAGACTTTCAAGTTGTTCAAGAAAAACTTTCTCAAACATCAATTCATAGTCAACGTATTTATGTAGGTTAAGCTCTTTTGGCAACTCACCAGCAAAGGCAACCACGTTTTCTTGAATGGTATTTGGAACCTTTAAGTAAACAAACTTAATTTTATCACCATCACGAATCATTGGATATTTCTTATCCAACTTATTTTGTTTAACGTAGTGATTAAACAAGAGAGCACCTCGCACATGAATCGGTGTTCCCTTTTTATATATTGTAGAAGAAGCTGTATATTCTTTTAGACCATTCAATCCACGTGGGAATGCAATCTGCTCAACAGGCAACTCTTTAAACTGAATGCGGAACTCATTAATAAACTTATGCAATTTACTTTCATCACCAGCAAGAATTACTTTCAACACTTCCTTCATCTTAGAACGGATAACTTGTGGTGTTGAAGATTTCACCATCTCTAGACCCATAACTTTTAATTTGGGTTGAGCATATTGAACACCCTCAGAGTTATGGACATTTAAAATATAACGCTTTTTCGCAGTCCAGATTGCTTTGTCGGCAAGAACCTCACGCTTCATCTGCATCTTCTGAGCATACGCATTCATATACTCAGCAAGTTTTTGATAGGTTGTATCTATGAAAGGTTGGAAGGCATCCTCACAGATTTTATCCATGTATTTAATTTTCTGTTCATCTGTTTTCCCAGCACAAGTATGCTCAACCAAATCTTCAAGCGATAGGTAGATGGAATCAGTATCAATAGCAATGACATAATCTTTGTCTTCAGTCTTTAAAATCTTATTCATGTATTTGTTAAACTCGTTAGCCATCCAACGGATAGATAACTGCCCAGATGTCGTGATGCCTTCAGCAATCCTTACGTCAAAGTAACGGAAGTATTGATTACCGATCGCACCATAAGCTGAGTTCAAAGCAATCTTCATAGCCATCTGTAGATTGTTGAGTCTTGAGATTTCTTTCAGTAGGTGAGTCTTTGACTTATCGTTCTGATATTCTTGCTCGACTTTCAACATCTGCTTTTTAAACTTAGAACGATTCACATACATTTGCTCCATCAACTCTGGCATGAAACCTCTTACGTCTTTGCGATAGCACCAGCCATTTGCGCTGACTGCTAGATCTTGCCTATGCCCATAGGAAGTATCAACATCTTTGTTTAGAAGTTTCTCAACGCTGATACCATGGACTTTTTCATCAGTCAATGTTTCAGGACTCATGTTATACTGCATAATCAAATGCGGATACAGACTGTTCAAGTCAAAAGAAGCCACCCAACGATGCGCACCAATAATTGGATCTTTAACAAATGCACCTTCAAATGCTTCGGTTTTATTTGTTCGTGTCTTCTCAGGGATGACAATGTTTCTCTGACGTAGGTGATTATAGATGATAGAATCCCACATACGTACTTGAGAGAAAACATCCTCGTAGTTAATCTTAGCATTGTAAGCCATAGTGATTAACAACTCAATCAACTTCATTTTATCTTCAAGTCTATCGACAAGACGTGTATCATGGATGTTATACTTAACGAAAAGATCCCAATGCTTAGCATAGAAGTCACGGAAGTTATCTTCAGGATTCTCTAATTTGTTTTCGCCAAGTTCAACGAAAGCGATGTGATCCAGTTTATATGATTCTTGTGCAGTATACGTATACTTCTTATAGAGATCTAAGTAGTCAACAGTAGATATGCCAACCATGTCATAACAAATCTCTTCGTTACCTTTGACATGAATTCTGCGTTCATTAACGATATCCCATGGTGACATCTTCTTAGAGAAACTGTTACCAAGGACTTTATCAATCCTGCGAACAAGATAAGGGATATCAAAGAAGTTGATATTCCAGCCAGTGATAATGTCAGGGGATTGTGTTTGCCAGAAGATGAGAAATTCTTTTAGTAGAGAAGATTCATTTTGGCATTGAATATAACGAACACCTTCTGCGCCAGCAAATGGACGTGAGCCGAAGGTAGTAATTTGTTTTGTGAAGTTATCTTGTATAGTGATTAGAAGAACTTCTTCCGCAGCAGATTCAACATTAGGGAAACCACTTTCAGCACCTACTTCAATATCAATAGAGAAAATTTTAATCTTCTCAATATCCCAGCGAATGTCGTTTGAGTAACTATCGCTGATGTATTGGTGAGCATAGTTTGCGTTGCCATATACGCTGAATCCATCTACCTCTTTGTATCGTTCAATAAAGTCACGTGCTTCATTAATATCACCAAACTTAACTTCGCTTACTGGTTCACCAAACAAGGTGCGCCACTCACTAGGTTTATTTGATTTGATGTAGAGGGTTGGAGAAAAATCAATTTTAGTTTTGTATGGGTTGCCGTTCTTGACTGCACGAACAAGCAACTTGTTCCCATACTTAGTTACGTTTGTGTAAAATTCCATTTATACCCCATAAAGTAACATCATCGCATCAAGCGCACAGTCATGCGTAGGATGATGTTTAATCACATTGTGTCTTCCGAATGTAGGATGGTTCACATCCGCATAACCATTCTTAGACGTAGAACATAGAATATCAACTCCAGTTCTAACGTCTCGCCAATCATTATAAGGCAAAAGACGTTCTGTGTCAAGTTTTAAGCAAAGACTATCAATAACCATTTGGTCTAAAGAACCACGTGCCCAAATTTTAGCTGGACCATATTTCTTGATGTAGTCTTTTAATTTGTTGATTGCATCGATCGGATGTAAGTCATCTGGCGCTGGATCGAAACTCAGCTTTCGAATGTGAGGATGAATTTTACTCCACCATTCGAGTGTGTCTTTAGAAACTGTTCTTCCATACTTTTCGATTTGAACCTTACTATCAAACTTTACAAACAAAGATTTGTTTAGTAGGGTATCATAATCGTCGCCTTCTTCGAAGTAGAGAATGGCAGCAGATAGAACAACAGAAGTGGACTCAATATCAAGAGTCTCAATGTCAAACATATACATTATAAAACACCCATAGAAAAATCTCAGATATAATAATTATACCTGAGATTCTAATTAAAAGCAAATTTAAGAAAGTTGGATACTTGAGGTTGGCATAGTATTTGCAATTTCTATACCAGAACCGTAGATGCGGTTATATTCGTTGACCATCTGTACGTCAGGCTCACAGTCAGCTGCGATAGCTGTCTTGTAAACATAAACTTTTGCAAACTCTGCGTAAGCCATATATGGAGCAAGCGCAACACTAAACTTACCGTCTGGTGTTTGACGCATTAGAATTACTGCTGGGGATTTTAGAATGATGCCTGTAGCATCTGAAGATTCTTCGCTGCCGATTACTTCTTCACCTGTTAACAACTTAAAAATTTTCACTGTCATAGTTATCCTGTTCAATTAAAAAATCAATAAAACTCGATGCTTCATTAAAATCGGTGAAGTATCTTGAGAATACCTGCTCTTGGTAAAAGCAGTGTTGCGCAACAAGTAACACGTACTTGTCACGGAATACAGATATCTTTAACAACCAGTCTTTACGACGGACTGTTTGAAAAGAGATCATATCTTTGGAGACTTTTGCTTTCATCATATTCTTATTTATGATGAAGAGGGAGTCTCCTCCCTCTTTTTTAAGACTTAGGTGGTTGGGTTTTACCGTTTACCCATTCCCAATCTTCATCTGTCATTGGGATCCAATTAGTCAATTCTATTCCCCTTAGCATACGCAGCAGCTTTTGCTTTGCGTGCTTCGATAATTGACTCGATCATGACGTTGAAGAATGTCTTACAGAGTTTCAGCAGCTTTGTCATATGCTTCTTCCTGTAAGAGTTGTTTACCTTTACCTGTCTTTACTGGCACTTTCTTTGCCTTTCTTTCTTCTGGTACTAATTGATCTAGAGCGATCTTTAGAATACCATTGAAAAGTTCAGCGTCTTTAACTTCATACTGATCGCCGATAGCCCACGCACGTGTGAACGAACGATTAGCAATACCTTTGAACAAGTAATCAGTGCCCTCTGGTTCTACCGATTCAGAGTTACCCTTGACAACTAATTTGCCACCATCGATAGTAATGTCGATTTCATTTTGTGCGAAACCTGCTACAGCGATTTCAATCGTGTAGGTATTACCGTTCTTACGAACATTGAATGGTGGATAGTTAGGGATATTCTTAGTGAGTTCGTCATGCAATGCTTGCATCTTTGAGAATTGCTCATCAAAGCCAACAAAGACTTTATCAAATTCTTTGAAGTGTTCACCAAAAATAGTTGGAATGAATTTGTGTACCATAGTTTTTTCTCCTATTAAGCGAGTTGAAAAACTCTCAAGCAAATCCCCGAAGGCGAATTGAAGAGAGCCATATTTAAAATGCTGGTTACGAGATCCAGCGACATCGTGCGTCATGTCCGCTTTATCACGCTTCGTTCCATAGCGGTCCTAAGGTGAAGTCTTTACGTTCCCATCCCGATTGGGACATAAACTATTTATAATGAAAAACCCACCGAAGTGGGTTTCTCTATATGTTTTTTAAACGCAATCGCCCAAACTTTCGAGCCAGCGTTCCAAATCAGACTTATCTGTTTGCAACATACATTGTTACTTCGAAACCGAAACGCATTTCAGTAGCTGCTGGTTTTGTCCACATAATCATTTCTCCTTAATTAAAGATACGGAAATATTATCCGTATAATTATATAGAAGAAAGAACAAAAAACACGCTAATGAAAATCATTAGTTTGAGGTAACTGAAACCTTTATTTCTTCTTACCGATATTGTACTTTGGAACAAGTTCCCAGTCATCTTTTTCTTTGTAAGAGACAACTTTAATTTGAGAAAGGGATGCTTGCGGTTCAGCTTTGGCTGGATGTAAAATCTTTAATAGACCCCAATCCGCCAACAACTTTGCAATAGTATTTCTTCGCTCAATATCGTTTGATGTGATATTAGATTCTTTGCCATCTAACGCAAAGAGTTCTTTGAAATGGACAATGAAGTATCTACCTTGCTTATGTAATATGTGGCAAGATTGATAAAGTTTCTTGTCTTTTCTTGATGCGATTCCGATTCGTGTTAGAGTTTCACGAATCTTTAAGAAATTGTCTGGTTCGTCTAATAGGACTTCCAACATAGAGTCGGCTGTCCAATCATAATAGATCATCTCAACGGTCATTATCTTCCACCTTTGTTTAATCGTTCTTCAATATTTTTCAATTGGTCTTGAGTTAGTAAACTCAAAGCCACTGTCGCTTTTTCACTAGAGTAGCCATAGTACTCCATGACCAAGGAAAGATCTTTGGACACATCTGCTTTGTGCCACTTTGAGAATCTTTTTTTCTTGGTAATACTATTTAGTAAATATTGAAATTGCCATTTCTTAGGTGCGTCGTAAAGACGATTCATCTCGTTTGCCTGCATAACTGTATCGGCAAAGTAGGATAAACCTTTATTGACCATAAAAGCATTATACTCTTTTACGTTCTGAGGATCTTTCTCCAGTAGATCTTCTTTGGTTAGATTGATAGCGTTGAGGAAGTCAAATGGGGATAATTTACTCATTATGAAACCCCACTTGTCTTAGGTTTTCTTCGTTGGCTGCAAACTTCTTATCAGGAAATCTTTCTTTTAAGATTCTAGCGATCTCATTTTTGTTCTTACCCTGTGCCATGAATGATGAGTCATCTTCGTTATAAACAAAGAAAGTATCATTAACCCTTTCAACCTTTACACGAATAGTATTCTCTTTCTCATGTTCCTCAAAGGCATCCATAAGTCCATCAAGTTTTTTGATGGCTTCTCGTTCACGTGCTTCATAACCACGTTTGAATCCTGTAAGATACACCAATGCTACAATAATAGCCATAACAAAAAATTCAAGCATGATTACCTCACTTAAACTTACATGATGTCATAATCTCCGTCATCGCTGCCATGGTATTAAGTTCTTGGTTGGCAACAAAAGCAGACTTGTATTGATAGTCCGCAAGAATAACAACAAGTTGGGGGATACTTTTTGGTTCAACATATTCTGACGCAGTAGTATATAGTTGGTCAAATAAACCAGCTGTATCCATATCAGAATTACGTGCGACCCATTTGCGCACTTCGTTGAAGTTCATACCCTTAAGATTGGCAATTAGATCTTTGAATGATTCTTCAGAAACACTTGACAGAATATCTGCATCGATAGTTCCGCTAACACTGTATCGTTGTAGTTCATTAAGAATACGACGATAGTCAGGGAAGTGCTTCATAATCAATTCAGCAACTACCTTAGAATCAAAAGCAACTTTCTCTTCCGTAAGGATAGCAGAAACTCTCTTGAAGAATTTACCAGCGATCTCTTGCTTTTCTTTTGCGTCAATCTTAAACTCTACAACAGCACAACGACTGTGTAGTGGTTCAATGATTCTATTTTTAAAGTTACATGTAAAGATGAATCGGCAGTTATTAGAAAACTCTTCGATAAATGCACGCAACGCAGGTTGAACAGAATCAGCATTCATATAATCTGCTTCATCAATAATAACAACACGCTTTCTTGCGTCAAGAGAAACTGCTGCTGCGAAAGAAGTGATTGTAGTTCGCAGAGTGTCAATCTTACGCCCTTCATCTGAACCATTGATCACAATATACTCAGCACCAACTTCATTACATAGTGCCTTCGCTGCTGTCGTTTTACCTGTACCTGCTGAACCGCAGAACAGGAAGTTTGGAAGTTCACCAGATTGGATAAACTCTTTGAATGTATTTTTCAAACCTTCAGGCAAAATACAATCATCAATTTTTTGTGGGCGATATTTCTCAACCCATAGATACTGCTCACGTTCACTCATAATATTAGTTTCTTTCAAAGTCAAAAAGTGTTGCTCTATTTTTATCACGCTTACGTGCTATTTGTAGACGTTCACGTCGTTTCCGATCACGGTCTTTTTGCATTTTAACACGGGCATCCCAAGCAAGAGCGCAAATAGGTTCAACATCATTTGCGTGTTTACGTTTGGTTTTGTCTTTCATATAAAATTCGCCGAGTGGCAAAAACTTCTTATACGCTTTACACCAAGAAACAGCACGTGTTTTGTTTCCATCCATGTCAGTAACCCACATGTCTCTAGCTCTCTCACGTGTAACAGTAGATGTGTTTTCACTTCGTTTGTGTGTCATAATATAGATCCATAATAAAGTAAGGGGAGTTTCCTCCCCTGTGTTTAGAAGTCGAATGTAGTATCTGCTTCAACTGCTACGTAGTAAACAAGGTCACTACCTGTTGCTTTAAAGCGAGAGATTTTCTTCTTAGAAACAGAAACCGAATAATCTCCTGGCAACATTTTTAGGTTTTCAACTTTCAAGAATACATTGAATGACTTGTCAGTTGCACCAAGTTCAAGCGAATAGGTATTTAGTGCTGGGTTCTTTTTGTCAAGAACAGTTGCGGTGATCTTTGAACCATCACCAGAAATAGATAGGTCGCTACCACGAAGAATAGAAGATGTCTTCTGAATCATCGCAAGGTTAGATGCACTCACATTAAAGTCAATGTCGCTGTCAGGAAAAACAATTTCCTTTTGCGGTGATGTTAAAACTGAAGCATCTGCTGCGCCAAACTTGATACTGTTTTTATCTTGTTTGATTTTAACATCTGTACCACTGAACGCAAAATCTGGATCCTCAAATAATGATACTGCGCCAAGGAACTCATTCAAATCATAGATACCAAAGTCATTTGGGAATGATTCGTCAACGGTTACACTTGCCATAACATTCTTATGGGCAGTGATAGTAGCAAGTCGATTGCCTTGCTTAATCATCAAGTTTGGATTGATATTTGCGAAATTCTTTAGCAACTCAATCGTCTTTTTACTAATTTTCATTTGTTTCTCCTGTCAATAAACTCATAACTATGTATATAAAATTATACCTCATTTTGACTCACTTGTCAAATTTTTTTCTTGCTTACGTTCGATAGGTGGTGGAAAGTAGGGTTCAATTATGTAATGTTGAGCACCCCACCATCCAAACGCACTAAAGAATCCCCAAAGAATGACTTCCGCAATCATTTCAGCATCAGAGCATTAAAGTTTGCAGGAACTACAATAGTTTGCACCTTACCATTCTTAATGCCTTCTGAAATATTCAATGCAGCCTGAGCATTCATAAACGCAATAGAACTAGCAGAGTTGTTTGCTAGAGCAGCCATACGTTCAGCTTCTTTCTTAGCAGTCTGCACTTCTACTTCCTTCTGTTTGTATTCGTTCTTTGCACGAACAAGAGCATTGGCAGATTCTACAACAGAGTCAGCAGGAACTACATTACGAATCAAAACCTGAGAGATGGTAATAGAACCATCCAACTTTTCTTCAGCCAGATTCTTTTGAATCTCTTCACGAATAATGGTCTCCATAGCCTCACGATTGTCTGCCATATCAAGTGCTTCATACTTACGTGCAGCTTTGTAAATAGCATTACGTGCATTTTGAACAATGTAGTTATACATTACATAAGTGTCGCCTTTCGCTTCAGCATGGAAAGATTTATTCTTTGTAGAATAAAGTTCAGCGACTTGCTGAGGGTTGATGTTATAAACAACCACAGCATCTACGTCTTTCATAGTAGAGTTGTCTTTAGCAACAGGAGTCATATTCTCCAGCACCACGTTCACATCCTTAACTGGGAAAGTCAGAACATCACCAATCAAGACTTGGTTGAAAGATCCAGGAAGCAGTTCTCCAGGTTTGACTTGTTTATCAAAGCCAACACGAACACCAACTTCACCTGTCTCAATACGAGTACAACCAGTTGCCAAAGCAACAGCAGCAACCAAAGCAGAGATTTTAAATACGCTTTTCATAATCAATTTCCTTTAAAACAAAACAACAAGAGTGGTAAGAACAATAATAACAAGAAGGGAAATGCCAACACTATATGCTGCCATCTTAACTACTTTCCATTGTTCTTTCTTTGTAAACTTTCTGAATAGATCTATACTGATAAAGAAAATAACAAAGAGAGAAATAAAAGCCAGAATTATTTTAATCATTTTGAATCCTTTGAATATTTCACATCGTGCTCATATAAGAACATTAAGCAACACATTGCATGTGCCAAGTGGTTCTTGCCAGTTTCTGGATCATTTTGCTCACCTTCTTTCCATGCCCAAAGGTGTCTTTGCATTGCGTCAAAGTACCTGCGCTTGGAATCAGGAACATGCTTCCAGTTATCTGGTTCATACTTCTCTGCGCCAAATGTTAGAATCTCTACAGTGGCTTTTAATGCAAGCGGAGGGACTAAACCATATTGGAGTTTACCACCGTCAAACTTGCGACCACCTGTTGTTGCGTTTTGTGATTTTTTAACTTCTTCTTTAGTAGCCATATTACCTCAACAAAAACAAATGAATGATAACAAAATAATCTACAACTATCATAAATGAGTATTGGAGTTTTAACCTAAAGTCTTTCATCTCTGCCGAGAGAATTAACAATATAGTATGAGCACTTAAGAATGCCCATATCCACATTGGACTGTTAGTTGATATTAAGATTAACCCACCAATTATGTAAAGCCATGTACTGCACCATCGAGCAAACAATCATCACATCCTCAAAATGAAAATAAGTCTGGATACTCCGAAGAATATCCAGACGTATCTCACTTATCGAGTGAAAATCGCAGCACCGTAAATACGGTTAGCCAAAGCAACCATACGGCGATTTGGTTTACCGAGACGATACTTAACTACTTCGCTACCAGTGCTGAGTTTAGCACGGTTGCCATACACGCAATAACCTTGCTCACGCAAGTTACGGATAGCAGAAGCTGGGTGAGCAATACCGAAAGAAGCAGAGATTTGCTTAGCAGTAAATGCCTTACCCTTTTCAAGATGGGTTAGCAACAGATCTTGTTTAGACATATTAAGTCTCCATAATAAAGCCATCATAAAAAAAGCTGGGGCGACGATGGCAGATAATCGCCCCAACTAAAAACTCAAGTTCGATTAAACTTGAATACCGTTTTCACGCAACTCGGCGAGAAATTCTTCTTCGTTGGCTTCCTCAACAGGATCGCTTTCATTGAGAATCTTTTGTAGTTTAGACTTCTCAAGAGCAGTTGTTTCCCCAGTAGAGTTGGGTCCAGGGAAAGCCAAAAGACCACGTTGGATTTGGTTATGCTTTGACAGCCAGTGTGGGTAACCAATTTTTACGCCACCATCACCACGCTTTGCGTAGATTTCTTGCCAGATATAGTACATATCTTTAGATGCAAGGGTGTCAGCCGAAGCAAGTTCGGGACGATGCTCAACGAAGGCATCGATACAACGCTTTTGTCCTTTAGAGAGATCAGAATATTTCAACATAATATAAACTCCTGTGTGTTAGTGTGTTTTTCAAGACTACAATATAATTATACCTGAACATTGATTAAATGTCAAGCACTTGCAACTTCTTCAGAAGTTGTTTCTTGCAAGGGTTGTTCAACTTGCAACTCGCCAGAAGAAACCTTCTCGAACAAGTCATTAAATGCGATTCGAGTGGAGTCATCAAAACGATTGGTACAAAGCTCGATTGCCTTTTTCTGATTCTTAAAGATAGAGAAGGCACGAACAATATGAATCAAACGACGTGTAGTGATTGTTTCATCCACGCCACCAGCGTCAAACGTGCGACGGATAGCGTCTGCCCACTTGACCATGTTATCTGCAAAGTCTTCATCAATAGCATTGTAAGACTTCATCAGATTCATAATGATACGCTTTTCAACCTTAGAATCTGGATATTCTTGGTTGAACGTAACCGCAAAACGCTCGAGGAACGCTTCGTTGAGTACGTTAGTACCGATGTAACGACCATCGTCACTACCCTTACCCTTTGTGTTAGCAGTAGCGAACACATTGAATCCAGGTGCGGGAACGATCATTTCGTTCTTAAGTTTGAAGTAATAGGGTTTGCCCTCGAGAATGGGTTGCAAACACAACAGGGTGTTAGCAGAGCCAGCGTCAATCTCATCAAGTAGCAGTACGGATCCTGTACGCATAGCGATGACGACTGGTCCTTCAACGATCTCTACGTTGCCATTCACAAGGGTCTTAGTACCGATGAGTTGGTCTTCGTCAGTCATAGTGTTAAGGTTAACACGAATCAGAGCACGACGTTGCTTTGCGCAAATCTGCTCAATGGTAGTAGACTTACCGTTGCCAGTTGGACCCGAAATATAAGCAGGGTAAAATTGCTTTGACGAAATAATTTGTTCGAGGTCTTTGTGATTACCGAATGCGACATAGTTAGCATCCAAACGTGGGATGAGCGATTCAGTATCCGTAAAATCAACCACAACAGACTCCATTTTCTTTGCTGATGGTTCAGCGTATTCAGTTACAGGTTTGCGAGCCATAGGTTGTGTTACGGAACCTCCAGGGATCGCATAAAGTCCACGACCCAGTTGAGTTTGCATCAACCATAGTGGATGGAAAGGGTTACCCATCGATTCACGAACAGTCAACAGTTGACTGCGAGTAACAGTACCTGAAGTCTGAACATCGGGAAACATCTCAAAGAGTTTCTGCTCAAACTCAGCTTTTTGCGCTTCAGTAATTTTAGCCATCATTCACTCCATTCATCATAAAAGTATTTCGCATAAGATAATTATAGCACATGCAAGGATTATTGTCAAGCAATTTCTTCCACGGTTACAACATACTTACGTCCATTGCCATCTTCAACTACCATGGTCTTCTTTGTAGATTTGAAAGCACCATTGCTATCCAAATCCCAGTTTATCTTTCCAACTTCGTTCAGCGGAACAGGCGCAAAGGCATCTTCCTTGGCAGCAACCAACGCTTTACGAACCCTGTCTGCAATATAATCACAATAAACTAACATAGAAACTCCTCAATTTTTCAGTCTATAATAATATTATACAGGAATTCTGAATTATTGTAAAGCATTATTTTCATTCCCCTACGGTTTATAGGGGATTAGAAACCCTCTACCAGAGAGGGTTTGGCTCACGCCACCAGCCCCACGAACCGATTGAGTAGGATACGACTGGTTTTCTTCACGTTCATATACTTCTCAAACTGCTTTGCGATCGCCTTGCTATTCATAGATTCCTTTACAGCAAGTTCGCCTTCTTGGATCTCCAACTTAGCAATAGACACCAAGAACAACTCATCGTGACCAGTGCCAGTCATGCTGTAGAAACCTTCCTTGCGGAGATTCACACGCATGTCATCAACAAGCAAACGACGTGCGGTATATTCACCAGAGGTAGAAACCGAACCGAGATTGTCATGGCAGAACTGCTCAAGCATACGCTTACTATTACGCAAGACATGGAAACCAATGACTGCGCAGTTGTATCTGTCACGAATAATGTTCAGCAAGACTGAAGTATGGTTGTATCGTGATAGATTATACTCTTTGCGAGTCACAGGATCACGCATGTAGTTTTTAACTTTCACGCTCTTGTGTTGCTCATAGTTGTATTCAGTTTCTTGGATACCACCACTCACACTATTCAAAGCACTACCTTGACCATCGGTGAGAGTAATCAAAGAGAATTTCTCTACATTGTTTGTACGCAGAAACTTACTGATTTGCGTATCAATCATATAGAGCAACGCTTCATTCAGTGGCGTACCACCCATACCGTAACCATTACCGTACTGGTATGGACGATCCAACATGAAAGATACCATACGGTTAAACTCGCTGTTGCTCATTTTGTTGTTGAAGAATTCAATCAGATTGAAGTGGCTGCAAGCAACAAACTTCTTATCGTCTTTAGGATTTTTTTCTTCAGGATATTTCTGTCTACGCAAGTTGTAGTCGTTGCGTGTAGACTTATCATAATCACTAGAGAACGCAAACACTTGGTATGGAATCATAGCACGTTGGCAGAACATTGCTAGGCTGATTACCTGCTTGATAGTATCATCGATACACTCAATCATAGAGCCAGACCAGTCAAGCAAGAACAACATACCGTGATTCTTAGCATCGGGGATAATTTGAACACGACGGAACAAGTCGTCAGTCAACTGATATACTGCAAGTTTGCGTGCATCAAGTTGTCCGATCTTAGCTGTCTGCGTACGTTTGTATTGTGTCGCAGACTTGCGCATCTCAAATTCTTTGACAAGGTAGTTTACAACACGTGAACTTTCTACCTTAAACTTTTCGACATCAGCCTTGCGTTTCGCATAGTGCTTGTCTCTCTCCGTAGTATTCAACAACCCTGTTTGGTAGTCGCTGAACATACGGGTGTCACGGTCTTCACGACCAACTTCAAGTTCTTCCAAAACACGCTTGTAACTAATTACGGTGTCTTCATAGAAGTTGTCATAGATGGTTGGCTCATAGATGCGCACCATAGTATTAGTATCTGCATACTCTTCAACCCTACGGTAGAATGCGTCATCGGTATGGGACTTAACTTCTTCGTCCTCATCCATCTTTGGCTCTTCTTTGGGGGTTTCTGGCTCTTGCTCTTCTTCTTTAGAGTTGCCATTAATTTTCTCTGCATCCTCATCCTCGACTTCATCTTCGTCAAGTTCTTCATCGTCATAGGATGCAGGATCCCAACCTTCTTCTTCGTCATCCTCAGCATCAAGCAACTGCTCTTCAAGTTCTTCTTGCTGGTCTTCAGAATCAAGATTCAACTTTTTACGCTCTTCCTCCATCAGCTGACGCATTTTCTTGCGCTCACCTTTGGTGAAGTCATAGATTTCTTTTGCGACAGAGTATACATCTGCCATAGTATCGGTAGACTCAACCTTGCGAACAAAGTCCATCTCTGCTGGCGTAAAGCGAACACCACAGTTGATACCGCACTTGTAGTATAGGTTAATTCTATCAATCAACAAAAGTTTGGACAAGTCCTTACCCTGCAAGTCAAAGAAGTCTTTTTCGTTGAGTTCTTTGTAGCCTTGGATGAAGGTACGACGGAGTCCAGGATATTTGTTTTTGATTTTCTTTTCAATACGCACGTCTTCACATACGTTCATGTAGCCGTGGAATGAGTGAGTATAATCTTCTTTCTTGATATACTCATTAGTAGTGAACAGTGCGTGACCCACCTCATGACCGATAAGCATCTCTTCGACTTGATCGGACATTTCCTTCCACTGTGGGAGGGTGAGAGTTCGTGACTCAACATCAAATGATGCGGTACGCACTGGTGCCCTAAGAACCGTAAGATTCTCGCTGGCGAGCAACTTTGCTAGTAAGTCTTTGGAATTGTTTGTCATCATAATATAATTATACCTCAGGTGTGAATTAATGTCAAGCGAAAGCCAAGTCGTGCTCATAGCGTGTCAAGATACGCTCGACTTCAACACGATTCATCAATGCACCCTTCTCAACTTGCAAGATGTAATCAAGGCAGTAGTCATACGCCAAACAGATAAGTTCTTTGTCAGTAAATCCAGCCCACATAATTCACTCCTGTTTTCATCATCAATAATAGAATTATACAGGATTTTTGAATTAAAGTAAATACCCCCAAAACTCCTCTGTTTCAGAGGGTTCCAAAACCCTACTGGGCGTAGGGGTATTTTATGGGCTTACAATTACGGAAAAATCGTTGCGCTTCTCAAACTTGATAACGCTACGGAATTTATCAAAAAGCTGATCGCCTTTGTGACTGATGACGAAAGTGTTGGATCTTTCGCCAAGTTGGGACATGACAGACAGGAAGTAATCAGTTCCTGATGTGTCAAGAGAGGAATCAAAGATCTCGTCAAGGATGAGTAGGTTTGTATTGACAGAGTTTTTCATCTTAGCAATCTGACGCCAAGTGAATAGGATAGCCAAGTCAATACGCATCTTCTCGCCTTCAGAGAAACTTGCATAGGTAAACTCATCACGGTATCGTGATTTAATAACTTCATTGAAAGACTCATCAAGTTCGAAGTGAACAAAGAAGTCCATCGCTTGTAGATACATGTTGATCAACTTATTCATTGCAGGCAGGTACTCACGAATAATCGCAGTCTTGATACCTGTGTCTTTCAGCAATGTAGAAGCAACTTCTTCTAAGTTCCTTTGTTCAAGCAAAGCAGTTTTAGTATTGATACACTCAAGTGCTTTGGCAGCAAGTTCTTTTAACTTGGCTTTCTCTTCATCAATATTAGCAGTGTTTTCTTTTGCTTCTTCTATCTCATTCTGCAAAGATGTATTTTGCTTGTTCAATAATGTGATAGAAGAATTGAAGGAAGAAACTTCTGCGGTAAGAGACATAATCTCATCTTGAACCTTTTTAATTTCAGCAAGACGCTGGCGAAGTTTGACAAGAGCTTCATCAATCTTTTGAATAAAGTCTGCATTACTTTGCGCATCTTGCTTCATTTTATCCACGATAGAACTCTTATGTTCATGAGGGATATCTTGCGCACAAGAAGGGCAACTATCGTTATTGACAAAAAACTCGATATGTGTATCGATCTCTGTATTCTTTTCTTTCTTTCGATTCAGAGAATTAAGAAGTTTGTCGATACCTTCTTCTACGTCAGTCCTATCCTTTATACTCTCTCGTAGTGCATCAACTCTAACATTCGTTCCCTCAATGTTAGTTGTGATGGTTGAAATCTCCAAATTATTTGCTGTGATCTTTTGTTGAATAGAATCGATGTATTCATTTTTGGATTGGACCAGAGACTTAATAAGTTTTTGTTGTGCGTCAACTTCGGCTCTTGATTTCGATAAAGTAGATTCAACATCGAGCAACTCCATTTTTGATTTTGCGCTCTTCTCTTTTAAGAGAGTGTTCATTGTTGAGAAGATACGGATATCCAAAATATCTTCAATAACATCTTTACGCTGGTTAGATGGTAACTGCATAAAAGGAACAAACGATGCTGAACCCAGAATGACTACCTGCGTAAATGTTTTATAGTTTAACTTTAGGATTTGCTGCTCAAGGATCTTTTGATAATCTCTTGATGCAGAGTCTTGATTGAGAAGGGTTGTTCCCTGATAGATCTCAAAGATGTTTGGCTTGATGCCACGGATAATTTTATATTCAGCTGAGCCGATACTAAACTCAATTTCAACAAGACAATTTTTAAGATTGATACTATTGATTAGTTGGTTCTTGTTGATATTACGGAAGGGTTTGCCAAACAACCCAAAGCAAAGAGCATCCAGAATAGTTGACTTACCTTCACCATTCTTACCAACGATTAGTGTAGTAAGAGAACGATTTAATTCAACTGTATTGGGAGAGTTGCCTGTAGATAAAAAGTTTTTCCAAGTTACCTTCTTCAGTTCAATCATTTACCCATCCATTTCATACCAAATATTTTTTTCATCAATACCTTCTGTAAGAAAGTAGGTTTGCGTTTATTGTTTTCAATTTCCCAGCTACCAAGTCTAGTACTGTTTTCCCAGTCAATGGAATTAGTAGTTAGCGTCAATCCTGTGATACTACCATTCATAGCACTACCAGCAGAAATAGTTATCGTTGAATTACTAATAAACTTCCTACGCTGTTCTTCAATATACTCAAGTGTTTTTGTATAATCAAGATCGAGCGGAATCTGTTCCGTCAACGGAAAAAAATACTGAATCTCAAGTTGCTGCATCAAACCACCTCTACGTTAATTGCCTCGGTGTAAAGTGTCTTAACAAATGTTTTAATCTTTTCTTTATCAAGATCAGTTTCGATAGAATCAATGTATTCACTCAAAACTGTCTGTGTATCTTCTAAGTTAATTTCAGAAGAAACTTCTCCTTCATTGAAAGCAGAAAAATCTTCAATGATTTTCACTTCATATGGTGGAGGATTATTAGTATATACTCTTGAAAGGAATTTGTCAAACTTGTAAAAGTCTGCCTTGTTTACAACAACAACCTTAACAAACTTTTCACCAAATCTAGATACATCAAGTGTTTCTGCTTCTGGTGTGCTGTCGTCATATTCATAACGATCAAACATCGTGTAAGGGTTTTCTACGAAAGTGAGACTGCGAGCGCTAAGATCAAAGGTGTGGAAACCACGAGGATCGTTATAATCCTGCCAAGTAAGTTCATATGGGTTTCCAACATAAGTGATGTTATCTTTACTACTGCGATGGTGATAATGACCACTAAAAACACAGTCAAACTTTTTAAACAAAGAAGGATCAAGTCCGTCATGGCTTTCCATTCCTCTATACATGGCAAACCCTGCGATCTCAAAATGCCCCATACAAATTTCAGCTGGGGTGTTCTTTAATGTTTCAATAGAATCACTGTAGTTCTCAGCGCAGATCCAAGGCATCATACAAATAGGAATGTCGTCTACGTAAATAGTTGTAGGCGAATCTATGATATTGATGTTGCTGTATTCTGCCAATAACAAATCAACAGAGTTTACATCGTTAGTATTTTTAAAGTATGTGTCATGGTTACCTGCAAGCATATGCACAGTAATACCAAGTTCTTCTAACCGATCAAAGAACATTTGCTTTGCTCTTTTTAGGGTAAAGAAGTTTACATACTTACGTCTATCAAATGTATCACCAAGAATCAGTAATGTGGTGATTCCTTCCTCTTTTAACTTAGGAAAGAAAATTGTATCATAAAACTTTTCATAAAAATTCAAAAACGCAACTGAGTCATTGCGTGCACCGAAGTGCTGGTCAGTTATTATCGCAGTCTTCATAATATATCCTGACTAATTATTCAGTAACTTTTAATTCGCTCACCAATACGTTAATTTGACGCTTTACTGCTTCTTTTGGAACACCGTCTTCATCATCTTCAACGTGGTCATATTCAATCCAAATACGATCAGCGTCAGCTTCTTTAATAAATGTCGCTGGAACCCATGCATCATTATGGTAAATTTCATAAGTCTTAGCCATTAATATCTCCTTCGGTAAAGTCTTCTAGCGTAGAACGCTTTTTAGTTTTTTTCGGTTTAACAGGAACATCAGTATTGTTGTTCATCTGTAAATAGTCAACATACGCATTATTATATAGTCCGTCTTCGTCATGCTCTTGCAGCTCAAATGCATCAAAGGGCATATCTTGAATCATTTTTTGCTTCACATAATTTTGTTTCTTTTCTTTTTGAATGCGTCTTAGAAAAGCATACCATATAATCTGTGTAAAATAAGCGAAGGGATTTTTAGATTTGTCTGGATCGAAATTTTTTACATACTGGATGCAGTTTTCAATACCATCACTAATCATCTCTTCTCGGTAAGTATAATTTAGAAAATTTGGTTTGTATGATAAATGCGTAGCAATTTGTAAAATACATTTACCAACATATTCTGGGACTCTTGGTTCAGCTTCTCCCGATTCATGAGCCTCAGCAATTTTCTTCCTATACTCAATTAATGCTGCTAGTAACTCAGCATTGTTTACATAATGTGTTGCCATAATTTAAACCTTATTTTTTTGTTTTAACCAACTGTAATCATTATACTTTAATTATCTTTAAAAAGCAAGTTTGTTTTATTGGAAAATATATTTGCTTCCAAACTTGACAACAGGCATAATTACGGTGTCAGGGTTGAAGATAGGAACTAATGTTTAGTTTCATTACCAGGAACGACAGTAAAAGGAATCTCTTCCTCTTCTCTCTTTTCCCTTCTCTTCCTTGCTCTCTCGAATATACTATGAAGTTGATCTACTGCTTTAGCAATATTCTCCACAGTTTCATCATTCTCGAGATTCCCTTCCGCAGCTTGCTTCTCATCAACATCTACATCAGTTTCATGCTCGTGGATCATTCTTTGATAATGGGGAATCATCACTTCATGTAACTTCTTAGAAAATAAGATGTCTTTCTTTTGAAACGTAAAGACCTTATCCTCAGTAAACTGACAATATGGACCAGATGTAATTTGTTCAACAAGACCTGTTGGTTCTAACCTTGGAAACAGACGAATTATCATGGGAAACTCAATTGTAATTATTTCGTTGTTTTCAAATAATTTAGTTGCCATCAATTGGTCGCCGTTATACATTCGCAAAAAGATATACTTATCTTCTTCTGTCATATCTTGACCTCTACTAACTTGTAATCAAACTTCTCTTCGGAATAGGTTTTTATTCTTTCCGCAAAGTGATGCAATGTATGATTCTTCCAAGACTTCCATGATAGGTCGTCAGCAATATCATACAAGTTACATTCAGTCTTACCTTCTTTTAATCTTAAGCCACGACCAATACTTTGTAGGTTGCGGATCTTGCTCTTAGAAGGTGAAGCAAAAATAACATTTTCAATCGAAGGTATATTAATACCTGTCGAGAAGGTACCAAACGAAGCAATAATGATAGCATCTTCTTCGCCCTCAGTAATATGGCGAATGGCTTCTCTATCGGTTGTTTCAGTACCACCATAGACGAAAAACACTTTTCTATCTTCGTGAGATTTAGAAAGAATTATATCGTGTAAGACTTTACCGTGTTTCTCAACGTATTGAAATAGGACAAGAGTATTTCCTTTTGACTTTAGCGCCAAATTAGAAATAAAGTTGTTTCTCTTATCGTGAGAAACTAAGAAGTCCATCTCGTCTTGATATTGGTTATTCTTTCTACCCTGACGTGTTATGTCATCATATTTTAGTAGTATACATGTTATATTTAGGTTTGCTAGTCTCTGGCTCTCCATTAGTTGCTTAGTGGTAGTAACCCTATGCATCGGTCCAAAGATACCTTCTAGTACAAGTTTATGTACTTTCTTATTGTCTAGCGTTCCTGTAGTACCAACTCTATATCTAACCTCTGTCAATTTTTCCATTACGGTAGTTAACGACTTGGCTTTAAATTGGTGCGCTTCGTCGCCAAAAATTACTTGAAACTGATTGAACCAACTTTTTGGTTGTTTGTAGATAGATTGCCATGTAGTAATTAGTACGTCTGAGGTAAATTCTTTTGGGAAGCCAGAATATAGTTTCTGGCAGTGACGATCAACCCTCCATCCATTAGCAGATGAGTAGTCCGCAAAGTCTGCGTATAGTTGCTCAACTAGAGATGTAGTAGGAACGATAATAATTTGTTTACGTCCTTCGTTTAAATGCCACCTCATAGTAGTATAGATAATAAACGACTTACCTGATGCTGTTGGAGACAACAGTAAAGTTCGTTCGTCTTGAATTGCTTTATGTACTGCTTCTAATTGGTAATCACGGATCTCAATAGGTTTACCATGACCCATTGGTGTTAACCACTCAGCAAATTTAGAAACAGTTTCTAAGTCAACATTAGTTTGGGTAATAACTTGATTTACCCATTCAATTTCATACCCACGTTCAAACGCAAAACTTTCAACATACTTTACTAGACCAACGTAAAGAGTCTTGCGCATAATATCATACATACGGACTTTACCGTCCCAAAGTCTAGCACGATACTGTGGCGTAAATCTTGCTCCTGGATATTCATATGTAAAGAACTCTGCAAGTTCGTATAAGATTCCTTCATCTTCTGAAAGAACTCTTACGTATACATTGTCTAGTTTTTCAATCTTTAACTTCATTAAGCACCACTAATAAATTTCTTCCAGTCAATCGCACCTTTGATTTGAAAGTCTCTTGATTTAATTTGATTGAGGATAGATTCGCAGAAGGTAACTATGGCAGAAACATATTCCATTCTGACATATTCTTTATTTAATTCTGCGTCGCCAGATAGAAATTCATCCATTTCATTCTTAAGTGGCTTTGCGCCTTGCCACTGCCCCCATCCATAATCTTCTAATTCTTGTTTACCCATCTCGCCACGATAGTAACGAAACTTTGCTTGTCTAAGTGTGTTGTAGTCTGCCTTGACTTTAGCAAGTTTCAATTTATTTGCGATTAGAATGTTTAGATATTTCGAGTGCAGGTTAGGTGTTCTGACTGCTTCTTTGTCAAGACGATCATCGTCTATCTGGCAGTCGACCGCCCACATCTCTTGTAATTGTTCAATGTTCATAATAATCTCCGTAGGTATATACTCTATTATACCCTAAATGTCAATAATTGTAAATTTGTTTACAAGAACTTGTAGTATGAGAATTTAAACGTAGCAGTTGCTCCAATGTACTGTACGTCTTGGTTTTGCGTTTGGAAAATCATTGACGATAAACTTACAGGAAAACAATCATAGAACTGCACGAGTTGATTATCTGTATTCACGTTTGTTAAGATTTGCAAAGTAGCATCAGAATAGTTTGATGCCAATTCGCTGATATTGTTCAACTCAGCAGCATCAACAAAATTTACATATTGAGAGTATGACTCTGGGAATCCAAGAGCAATCATCCAACTATAAATTGCTTTGTAGTTTTTCATCCTTTCATCAACCATAAAACGAATCTCAAAAGAATCATAGGTTAATGTTTCGCCAGGAACAGGAACACGTGAGAATGGTGTACCAAACTCTGGCTCACCTAATTGGAGTCCAGGAAGGTTTACTTCTTGTGCGAAAAATGTTAACTCAGGCAATTTCTCAATAGAGAGTTTAAATCCGTTAGGACTTAAAAAATTGATATTGTCTGGAACAGGACAGGTTAAAACTTGCGCCATAGTGTTATCTCTAATAGGTAATATGACTATTTATAAGATAAAAAAAGAGAGACCGAAGTCTCTCTTTTAAATACCACTCTTATTGGTGGCTCAACCAATTACATTAGGTTGTTTACACGTACCTTGCGGTAGTAGTAGTTTTCGCCAGCAACCATGTTGCCAGAACCGTCCAATTGAACGAATGGATTTGAGACCATGCCGTAGCGAGTCTTGAAACCAATCTTTGGTTGGAAAGTAGCTGGGTCGATTGCACGAACCAATTGTAGAGGAACGTATGGGCAGTAGAACAAACCAGCATCGAATGCTGAAGTGCCTTTGTAACCAACCACGAAGAACTGTTGACCAGTACCTGCAGATGCGTTAGCAACTGTATATGGATCAACATAAACTTTGTAGCGACCATTTAGAACACCAGCGAAAGTTGTTGAAGACTCATCAACATTCAAACCGTTGTTGCCAGCAAGAGCTGGAGTATAGTCAAGAACACCAGCCATAGCCATTGCAGAAGCAACATCGCTAGAGCAGATGATGAAGTTACCACGTCCACGACGAGTTTGTTGAGCAATTGCGTTTGCTTCACGCTCGATTTGGAATAGCAAGCCTTTGAACTTCTCAACAGACCAACGACCGTTAGCGTCAACGTCTAAGTCGAATACGCCAGGAGCTGCTGTTCCAGCTTGAGCACCAACCTTAGCAGAAGAGTACACAGTACGTACAACTTCACGGTTGATTTCAGCCAAGATTTCTGTTGAAAGGATGCTTGACAATTCGCCTTCAGCATCAAGACCATGAACTGATTTCAAGTCTTGTGCTAGTTCGATTGTGTATTCAGCTTTCAAAGCACGTGTCTTTGCAGTCACGCTAGTTTTCTCGATAGAGAAAGCCATTTCATTGAAAGTGTTAGCGCCACCAAGATCTTCAGCAGTAGCTGTAGACATACCACGACCGATGTCATAGTTAGCATCGTATGGGTTGTTGCCACGCTGACCTTGATAACCAGCAGTGCCACTATCACGGTCACCAGTACCAGAGAATAGTGTATCTGCTTCGTTGTAAAGAGCTTCAGTGCCGTTTTGTGCGCTGTATTTGCTCTTCATTGCGAAGATAAGACCAGTTGGTTGTGTCATTGGCTGAACACCGCAAATGTCATAAGCGATCATTTGTGGAGCTGCACGACGTACTAGGCTGATTAGAACTGGGTCATAGCCAGCCATATTAGCATTAGTACCTGCGCCACCAAGAGAGATACCAGCGCCTGCAGCGTTAACTGGAGTTGTCTCAAATAGTTGTTGACGTTCTTCTTTAAGAGCCTTTTCTTGGTTCTCTAGTAGAACTGCTGTAACTTCCTTACGGTAGTTATCTTTAATTGTTGGCATTGATTCATGTTCTAGAATCGGTGCCCATTTTTTTAATAGATCTGTGCGGTCCATTGTTTACTCCTAATGTGGATTGTTATTATTTCTTGATACTGTTAAATGCAGTTAGATAAGCACTGATAGATGGGTCAACGACCTTCTCTTCTTTTAGCTCTTCTACTGCGCTGTCTGTTACAACAGACTTAACTTCTGAAGTTGCCTTCTTAGTAAAGTAGTTTTCACGTATTGTCTGAAGTTTTGTCTTAAATGATTCAGCATCATCATAAGCCAATTCTTCTGCTAAAGACTTAAACTTCTCTACTTCTGTGTCAGCCATGTCTTTAACATAAGCATCAATTGTTGCCTGACGAGCAGACTCATTGATTGACTTTGTCAACTCAACATTCTTAGCGACAGTTTCGTCAAGTTTGGATTCAAGAGACTGAAGTTTTTCTTCCATGTCTGCCAATACATCGAAACGCTCTTCAGGAATTTCAATGTAAGACTCTTGGAAAGCAACTTTAATCTTCTCGATAAAGTCTTCCATAATTTCAGACTTAATACCAGATTCAAGGGCAAGTTCATTATCTGCAATCCACTGCTCAACCATATAGTTGAGATATCCATCAACCTTTTCAACAAGACCCTCTTTGAAGCTCTCAACTTGCTCAGCAAGTTTTGCATCAAACTCTTCTTCGAGTTTAGCGACTTCTTGCTTAACTCGAGTAACTACTGCTGCTTCAAAAATTGTTGCAGCTTTAGTTTTAAATTCTTCTGAAAGACCTTCACCGTTAACAAGAGCAGCTACATCTTCGCTGACATCAACTGTGATTTCTCTTTCTTTCTTCTCGTCAACGATTTCTTCTTCAACGATCTCTTCTTCTACTAGAGTTTCATCTTCGATTGTTTCGTCTTCTTCTTTTACTGCTTTAAGATTTGATGATTCTGGAGCTGAAGCATTGCTCTTAACATCACCTTTCTTAGTTGTTGGTGCTGTTGGCTCGCGAACATCATTTCTCTTATTGTCTGGATTTTGTTCTTCGCCCAACGATGCCTGCAGCTTTTGTGATTCAGCTAGCATCTCGGCAATTTTCTTTTCAATTGACATCTTTGGTCTCCTGTAACTGGATGAGTTCTATTGTAATTATTTATAAATTATTTGATTTTACTCAAAAAATTCTGGAAAGCACGGATCTTGGCTTCCGTTAAATTCTTCGATGATGTCTTACGTATTACACGCTTAACTTCATCTATATGTTTCTCCACAAATTTCCCATCAACGAAAACCCACTCCTTACCTTCCATAATGCCACGAACGAAAGCATCTGGTGCTGAAGGGTCGGCAACGATATCTGCTGCGGTTGACAACATGAAATCGTCTTGAACAATTTGTACACCGTCTTTGTTTTCTTTAAGTGAACCCATTGCTCTTGAAGAAACACCTAGATTTGCGCCACCGTCTAAAAGACCTCTAGCGATCATACCGTTTGGTGTTTCTAAAATCTTTGCTCTACCAACGTAGTTACTACCTTCCTTGCGCAATGATGTAATCATATGCGAAACAAGATGAAGGTTAATGCCTGGACCGTCTGGATGTCCCAGTTCGCCAAAGGCACGATTATTCTGCACTGTTTCTTCCATGTAACGAGCAACTTCTTTATCCATAATTTCAGATGGATACATGCGACCGTTACGGTTTTTAATATCAGCTTGCAAGAAGATACCTTCAATAAAGTAGTCTTTTTTCTTTCCTACTTTTTCTTCTACAACAAACTTAATGTCTTGTACTTCTTCTCTAATGAGTTTCATTGATTAACTCCCTACAACAGTTTCGTCATCATAGATACCGAAAGCTGCAGTTTCGATTGGATCATTATATCCATCAATTTTCTTAAGGTGTAACAGAATCATTCCTGCGCCACCAAAGGTAACAACGATATCGTGTGTTTCTTGATCGGTAATAACCCACTCAGCATCGATATGATCGCCACCACCAAAGTAGTTAGCAACCACTACGCTGTTTCTTGTTAAACTTACATTCGCAGCTGTGCTAAAATAAGCAGCTGAAATATAAACCTTTTGGGCTGCGCCTAATGTTTCGTTTGTAAGTTTAAGATCGGTTTGAAGGTCAATCGTTGATGTGTCATTCGCAGCTGTCGCAACGATTCTAACGATCGCATCTTTATTTGTTTTCTTTGTTACTGTTTTAGTAGCAGCCATTTCTTACCCTTTAATGTCTCTAACAATACGCATAAAATTATCCTTAGATTCTCTCATGTACTCAACTATCTCGGGACGGTCTTTCAATAACATATTTAGGTTAGATTGAGTAGATTCGTCAATAGCAACTACAGTACCATCTTCTAGCGTATAGTCTAATTTTCCAGCGATTAGCGTAGAGCCTGTCTTCATTTCAAGAATAACAGGGTCTACTGTAAAAATGTTAGAAGAAGCCAATTCAATATATGACTCGATCAAAGTATCGGTTATCTTTTCTATATTGTAGTGTTTCTTAATATATGACGCTACTTTATTTTCTGGTATTGTTATATCGATACTTTCTAATATTTCTTGTGTAGATATATGCTCTTTACTGTATTCTCTGGCTTCTTCTAAACTCGAAAATTCTACATCTAACTTTTCGCCATTAATGTATACAGATAGATCTGACGTAATTTTTACATTAGATCTATTCTTACCGTATAAAAAAGATTCTGCGATGTTCGTCGCACCTAAAATCTTTTTTCTTAATGACGAAAACTGTAGCATTAGATTACTCTTCTACAGCGGTTTCTGTTTCTTCTGAACTTTGGAACATTGTTTGTGCAAGATCCACTTTCATTTGGTTTAACTTTTCAGCAACACGTTCTGCAACGCATGAATTAAATGCGGATTCCATGTCGACTGATTTACCAGCAACCATAGCATCAACTAAATCTCTTGTACTCATCTGTTATTCTCCTTAAGGAACATTCTGTGTTTCACCATCAGCTTCTGGGGCAATCTCATCAGGTTGTTGCGTAACTGGTGTTGGCGCAAACTGTAACTGAGAAATTTTCTCTTGCTCACTATCAATCTGACCATCGATCTCTTCGATCTCTTCGTCTGTTTGATGTAAGACGTTCTTACGAACCCACTCGACTGAATAATATTTACCAACGTAAGGTTCAACTGCTTGAAGCATGTTTAGTCGACCTTGTAAAATTTCAGTACCTTTTAACTCTGCGAAGAAGTTATCCTTCATAAAGTCAAATTTAATATCCTGCTCTAACGATAAATCTTCCCAATCATCTGGGCTAATAATAGACTTAGCAATTAGCTGTACTCTTAATGTATCTAAGAATACCTTTGAAAACTTTTTACGTAGACGATTAATAAATTTACTAAACTTAACTTCGTCACGTGTAATCTCAGATGCTTTACCTAAGGTAAATCCTGTATCTTGTCTTAGACGTGTTACAGGAACACTTAATGCTTGATAAAGTTTATTTTGGAAATATTCAACGTCTTCGATGTTTGCTAAACTTTGACCACCTTGTAGCGTAGTAATCTCAGTTCCTTTACCACCTTCACGACGTGGCATCCAAAAGTCTTCAAGCATACTAAGGTGTTTTCTGTCATCTTTGACTTCACCTGTAGTAGCATCATAAACAACTTTATTCTTAAACTTATTCATAATGTCGTTAACATATTGCTCAGCTTTTAACTTAGGCAAGTTACCGACATCAATATAGAAAACTCTACGCTCTGGTGCTCTAGTAATTCTATAGATGACCAAAGAGTCTTCAATCATCTTAAGTTGATTTACTGGTTTAATTGCTTTATGCAAATGACTTAATGTCATACCAGTGTTATTATCAACTACACCTGAAGGAACAAAAATTACAGAATCGAGTGAAAGTCTGATTCCTTGTGTTCTACCTTCAGTAATACCTTTGTCGTTATAGATGTAGTATTCTTCAACACCTGTAACAATCTCAGCACCATTTTGTCCACGCTCTTTAATAACTTCTTTAATCTTACGGATCTTGCGTGGATCAATAAATCTTAATTCAATAATGCCATCTTTTGGCTTATTGACGTCTAATAAAATATGGTAATAGAGTCTGCCATCTATGTACCATGAACGAAACATGTCATTGCATTTCTCTTCAAATTTTAACACCTTAAGAATATTAGCAAATTCGTCTTGAATTTTATTCTTAATACTTGGCGATAATTTGACATGATCTAGTACAATGTTAACTGGAGACTTATTGTCTTCAGATACAATCGCTTCGTTTACAATATCTTCAATTGCTGCATCGCAATCTGGATATTGTGCGATCTCTCTATACTTCTTAATAAGATCGTTCTCGTTCTTGATTAAAGAATCTAGATCAAGAACCATCCCATAGTAACCACCAGCACTGTTTACGATCGTGCTGCCATCGTCAGGAGATGGCAAGACGATGCTTGCCACCTCTTTCTGTTTCTTTCGCTTTATCTCAAAACCAAATAATTCAGCCATTCTGACCTACTCTCAAATAATTATAAAAAAAATGTATTAGATACGGATTGGTAGTGAACCGATCGGTGTATCGATCGATACGTTCACGCCAATACCAGATGCTGTCGCAGTATTAGATGACCAGAAGTTGTATGTAAATTCTACTTCGAATTCTTCGATAGCATTTGTTGTATCAAAACTTAAAGCAATCGCTCCAATGTTTGTTGGATATGCATCCACAAATTTGTAAGTCTTAATGATACCACCGTTACGGTCTAGCTGATGCACGTTCAAGTCAACTTGATAATCACGTGGGTTAGTTCTACCGTTTGTAGTTGTCAAGTTTTGAACACCGTTTGACCATTGTTCGAACGCATTGCGAATATTGAATGTTGTGTCATTAATAATCGAAACAGTCCATGGAGCAAACGTACGCTCGCCAGCAAAGTGAACAGCACGACCACGATATTGGACAGGGATGTCTTCAATCGTAGCAGCAGGTAATTGCGCAGCTTTACATAAAAACTGAGCACGAGTACCTGCGATAATCCCAGCAGTAACATATGAAGGGAAAGCAAGTTCTACACGGAACTGGTTAGGACGAGCACCGCCTCCAACCAGTTGCGCTTTAAAATCAGCAATATTTGCCATTTAATATCTCCTTAATTCTTTCTTCTATTATTTAGGTATTATCCACCAATTTCGTTAAAGTTCACTGATGAACGTGAAGCAACGAAAGTTAGAGTGATAAAGTTAATAGAACGATTTGGTTTAACGAAGATCTCGGCAACGAATTCATTGCGATCAATTACCTCGCCAGTGTTGTTAGTGTCATCGCACTTAACACGGAAGTCAGTCACACCACGACGTCCCTGAACGTCACGTAGGAATGGCTCAACTAGGTTACGGAACTGAGCACGAGTAAACGAATCGTTGAACTCGAACAATTGGAATTTAGCAGCAGTTGCAATCGCTTTTTCAAGAACGATAAACAAGCGACGCACGTTAATTCTATCAAACGCACTTGGTGCAGCCAATAGAGTCTTGTCGCCAAATAGAACAGTTCCTTCTCCTGGGAATGTAACAACTGGGTTAACACCTTTCTTGTAAAGTGTATCACGTTGTGTCTTACCTGGATTAACTGCCAATTTAACTACGTTCTTAATTTGACCACGATTTAGACCACCTGGAGAGAACCATGGATCTGTTGTGTAATCAGTACGAGCACATAGACCAGCTACGTCACCATTCAATGGAACGTAACGGAACTTATCGTTGTAACGGTCGTATTGATATTTGAAACCTGAGTCAAGAACTGCGTATGATGAACTTGGTAGAGCATCACGGTATGCAGTAATTTTTGTAATAGCAGCAGCGTCAGAGCCAAGGATGATAGAACCATCAGTGTCTTCTGGTGAAATGAACACAACGCAATCTTTACGCACTTCTGCAATATTGTTAATAATGTGAGTAGCAACAGTAGAAGATGCTTTACCTGCCATCACTAGAGAAATGTCATACAATTCATCGTTAGCGAAAATTGTATAAGCAGTTTGTTGATTGCCTGCAGTTGGAGCGAAGTCATCAGCACCACCTGTTAGAGTAATATCTAATGCAGCAGATAATGCTTTGTACTGAGCAGAACCGATTGTTGTAACAGCAGTACCCCATTCAGCGCCAGTAGAAGCAACAGCAGTTGAGTGATCCATCCACCAGATATACTTAGATTGGCTGTTAAGCACATCTTTGTAGTAGTTGTTTGAACCATCTAATTTCTTAGCATCAGATGCTTTAGATAGACCAACGAATTTTTCTAGAACAGTTCCTGCTACACCAGACCATGCACCATTCTTGTCTAGGACTAAAATGTGCAATTCATCTTCAGCACCTGTTTTGCCAGCATTCTTAGCATAAGGTGAAGTGTCTGGAGAGAACTCAAACTGAGCAGCAACTGCTGGTTGAGCAGTTTGGAAAGCAGACCATGAATCCTTGTCCACTGCGATAACTTCTAAAGAGTTACCCAATGTTCCTGGATATTTGGCAGCGAACTCACCTACGTTTGCTTGGCCAGTTGCAAAGCTGGAAGCGTAAGTATCTGCATTTTTGATTATGATTGGTGTACCAGATGACACCGCATTTTTAAGACTTGTACCATCAGTACGAACAACCAACAGGTTATTAGCGTATGATAGGAAGTTTGCTGCTGTCAAGAAAGGGATAAAATTGTTGTCGGTAGCTTTACCGAATCTGTCAACAAGTTCGTTTTCAGAAGCGATCTGAACAGGATCCTCTACAGGACCCCACGCAAATGCGCCAGCAAAAGCACCAGCAGAAGTAGATACTGCTGGAACAATTGAAGTGAAATCTTTTTCTACGACTGCAACGCCAGGACTAAGTTGGAAAGGCATTGTAATTCTCCTTATTACATATACATGTTATTTTGTTTGCTGAGGAGCACGGACTGCATAGTATTATTTAGTAATTTCGCATTTTTAGAAATTCAAAGGCGCAGCTTCCTCTTCCCTGCCATCCGAAATAAACCCGAATGGTGTTAACTGTTCTTCTATTGCTTGTATTTGTTTTTCGTATATAACAGTTCTCATATTAACGTCAGTAAGCTCCTTAAAGTATGGCTGGGTTGACAACCAAGCAAAAAGAACCAAAGTCATAACGATATCGTCATGATAACCGTCATCTGCAGCGAAAGATCCTTTCGATTCGATGAAAGTTGAAATCTCAGAAATTGCATCAAAGTCCGTGATCAACAATTTCTTCTCTTCAATTAGAGTTTTCAGATTCATGCAACCACGTCTTTTGACTGCCTTATCCGTGTAAACACCCAACTGAGTCTTACCACCACCAAAGCCACCAGAGACAAATTGCCCCTTTGTGGTTCTGTTGACGAATAATATATTTTCGTATTCTAATTCGTTGTATAAAATATCAGTAACTTGATCGCTTGTATTTTGTTCTACAAGCACAAAAGCATTATTGTATTCTCTACCCACCTTCTCAATTATAGAAGGGTAAAACATAGGACTGACTGAATTATTCCTATATTTAGCTACAATGCGATATGGCACTTCTGTAACATCAGTAACCGTAAACGCACTATAATCGCCCTCAACCCCACGAGCAATATCAGCTACCAAGGTATAGACATGCCCTTCTTCTGGAGGGGTGATAACATCAAGTCCATCTTTCTGGAAAACATAAGGCGATGGCGACATTTGGGCGATAGTATCTGCAGCAATAAGTGTAAGCGCAGAACCAAGAAACTTACAAAGAACCTCTTGGTTGAACTTAATTTCGCCAAGCTGTCTTCTTTGCTCTTCAGCCCAAACTTCATCTCTACCTGGAATTTTCCAGTAAGGGATGAACATATGTTTAAAGTCGTTTCTACCGTTCTCGGCATCATTCCAGAATTTCCAGAAATGATTATATCCAAGAGGTGTAGAAGTAATTAGGATCTTAGTCGTTTTACCAGCAGAAATTGTTGGATAAACGGAAGTAAAGAAACCCTCAGCAATTTGGTTTGGAATAATCGCTGCTTCGTCAATATACAATAAGTTTACAGACTTAGAACGGATACCCGAAATAGTTGTCGCAGCAGTAAATACTTTACTACCATTTTCTAATTCAATATCACCTTTGTTCCAAGTGGTAACACCTTGTTGTAACCAAACTGGAAGATTCTCATACATCAACTGATAACGAGATAAAATTTCCTGAGCTGTCTTTGCCTTGTTAGCCAACACAGCAACGGTCTTACTATCATTAAAAATGGTATACCATAAAATATATGCAGCAGAAGTGGTCGTCTTACCTTGCTGACGACCTTCCATCAAGATCACCTTACGTTCATTATGTATAAGTTGAACTTTTTCTTTTTGACAATCATACAACTTAAATGGCTGTAACCCTTCATCAAGAGTTACAATATAACAGTAGTTGTCAATAAAGTAAATTGGATCTTGCGAACATTTTATATACTCTTGTACTTGCTCTGGCGTAAACTCAATTTTTACGCCAGCAGCTTTTACTGAGGCATTCGAATTATAAAAATCAGCCATTAAACTACAGTAATAGTACCTAACATAGTTCCTGGATTTGTTTTACTGCGATACTTAAATGTTGCGCCAGTAGCAGCATCCATAGGAATCGTGAAAGTAACAGTTTCGTTTTGGTCAGCTTCGTTTCTTGTTGCGCCAGTTGATGAAATATATGATGTCGCAGGTGCCACGTTTGAACTGTCTAGAATTTCTAAAATTTGTCCTGAACGTGTATTTGTAAAACGGTATGTATGACCACGATACACATATAAAGTTGGGTCGCCAACACCAGCAGATGGAAGACCAGAACCTGTTACGTTATACTCAGTTGTTAATGCACCACCGAAACTAAATGACAATGCTGGGTGCATGAAAATATCACCCTTTACACCATTGACTGTTTTTACGCCATCGTTAGTAATCTGGAAGTTTGTATTTAGAGATGATGATAAAGCGATACCGTCACCAGCAATAATAGCAAGGTCTTTAGTTCCAGATGGATTTAACGAAGCAAGTCTTAGTGTAATCTGTCCAGCAAATAATGTTTCTGCTGTAATGTCATATGTTGTATTGGTATCAGTAGAATTTAATGTAATTGTATTAGCGTCAGTTCTAACAACCGTCATGTTAGTTCCTGAAGCAAACTTAACATCATCAGTACTAGCATCTGTGCCTGTTAAGCGCAGGTTTACACCACCAGTTGCTGTCTCTGATGAAATTGCGTATTGAGTGTTTGTATCAGTAGCGATACTTGCTGGTGCAAATGTTGTTCCATTCCAACGCAAAGCGTCTCCTGAAGCTGCTCCAGCAACGCTAACCTTTAATGTAGTAGCTCCAGAACTACCTCCAAGAGCATCATACAATTCAGTTAATGTACTATTTACTTTGACGCCAGCATCACGCAGCGTGTCACCAGTACCATCGTTTGGTGTTGTTCCAACATTAATTAGTTGTTTTGCCATTTTCTACCCCTTAGAAATTATCCTCGTCCCAATTTTCATTTATAGTAGCAATTGGGTTTGCTTGATCAGCTGTATATAGTGCTGGTGCATCTCCTGTAGTTTGCACAAACACTTTCTTAATTGGTCCACCACTATCAGTTGGTCCATATAAATTAACTTTTAAACTAAACGTAAGCGTATATGTTACAAAACGTCTAGTTTGAAAATCTCCATCATAATCATCTTGGACTGAAACAGAATTCAAGATGATTGGAACATCATTTACTACGTTCATTTCTGGAACAGACTTTAACGACAAAGTAAACTCTGGCGTAAAGTATGGAAGAATTTGCTCTACAATCTGCATAGCATCTTCTTGCGTTTTTGTTAGAACGTATAGAGATATATCTATATTATATGGAACTGGCGTATACATTTTTGTATACGATGCTGGGGTGGCTCCAGCAGCTGGCTTATAACAAGCAAGCTGGTTCATTCTGTTTAACTTTCTATTAGCGTCGTATGAAATACCAGTTATCTCAAACGACATTCTAGGAAGTGTTGTATATACTTGTTTATCTAGTAATGGATCTTCGTCTAAACGAACGATCCACTTTTCTTTTGGCGCATATGCGATTGGCACTTTAAGAGTTTGCGCAATAGCATTTGTTCCATCTTTCATTTTTCTTTCTATTTGGATGTTACTAAACAGACTACCGAACGCTACGATAGTCTTTCTAATAATACCATGATAGAATACGTCACCGACTAACATTAATTTACATCCCCAAACGGATTATTTTTATCAAACAACACATCGTTTGCTTCAGTCTTAAACTTAGTGTTATCGCCAAATGATTGCGACTTTTGCACATCAGAATTAATGTTCACATCAAACGACTTCAAGTTTTCAAACACATCGATACTAGGAAGACCTGTATCAATTTTCTCAGAAGCATATTGAAACAACTCAACTTGTAATTTATAGACATAAAGTCTACCAAGTTGATAAAACGGATCTTCGTGTTTAACGAATTTAATTTCAAATAGACCACCAGACAAAGGAAAATATAGTAAGTCTCCTTCGTTTGGTCTATTTGGAATTATTGTTTGTCCAAATCTTCCAACGAGTTGTTCCCAACGACGACGAGCAACAGTAAGTGTTGCGCTAAATTCATTCATCAAACCGAACTTCTGAATAAATGCACCTTGACCATCAAAAGCGTCAATGTTCTCAAAGTACATCTCGATAGGATAAGCTGTTTTAAATTTGCTTAAACGATCTTCGCCAAGAATCTCATCCTTTGCGATAAGAGTTCTTGGAATATAATACATCTCTTGGCCATAAATTGCTAGAGACTCAACAATCAGATCTTCTATTAGATACTGTTCGTTTTTTGTTCCATTGGTAAAATAGACATTGCGTGCCATAATTTATCCCATGAAAAATTCTAATGGCGCAGATTTGTTTTGAAGGTTATCTTCTAACGTGCGCATCTCTTCGATAGCCTCTCTGTAAATTCCATCACCGTCTATTGTTACACCACCTGGAAGTTGAAGACCATTAAATTTTTTCAGGTTAGTACCCCACTGTTTTTTAAATAACGCAGAGGTATAGTGTTTTAACCACTGTTCATTCCAGACTTTAGGGAATGTTGTTGGGTCTAGTACACGATATGCTTCAACCAAAATAAATTGCCCTTCAGTAACTTCAGTACCCCAATCAATGTCAATGTGTAAACGATCCTGAAGTCTATTGAATCTATACATAACGCTACCATTCAACACATTATCTAATAGTGCCAAATGATTCATTACTGTTTTATAGTAGATGATTGATGTAGATGTTAAGTCATACAAATCGTTTAGTCTTAATTGATATTGTAAATCAAAAATAGACTTAGAAGTTGTTGTGCTTGAAATAATTGGAAACACACGTGTAACACCATATACTAAATCGTTAACAGGAATGTATCTGTTAGTGATGTCAGTTGCAGTAACTTGGTGTTTCATATAGATTTTTTCTATACCATCATAGTGGTATTGTCTCCAATATTCTAGAGCTTCGTCAATACGATCTTCTAATTGATCATCATCTACGTTAATCTCTACTACTGGTGCGCCCAATTCTCTTAGGCAATATTCTTTTAAACCTTGTCTTGATGATACTGCCATGTTAAGCTCCTAGTGCAATGGCGAAAGGTATACCTGATAACCCAGCGCCAGCTTTGGTTGCCATCGCTATATTACTTCCAGAAGGGTAGTTACCTGCTGAGTCTTTATTTGTCATCATGTCACCATTAGCATCAATCATAATTTTTGTAGTGCCCAAGTAAATGGATGAGCCTGCTAGATACAAGTCACGGAATCTATTTGTTGCGCTACCTAAGTCATAGGTAATGTTTGCTGTTGGCAAGAAGTGACCAGTAATATTTGTATTGCCACTTAATGTAGCAGTTGTTAGCGTTGGGCTTGTACCAAAGACTAATGCGCCAGAACCTGTTTCGTCAGAAATAACACCAAGTAATTCAGCTGAAGATGTAGCAGCAAACTGCGATAGGTTACCCGAAGTAACAGCAAGACCAGTAACAGAACCACCTAGTGAAACAGCAGAACCATTAATGCTGATGCTACTATTTGTTAGAGAAGAGTTGCCAATATTAGATAGAGTGTTGTTTGCACCACTAATAGTTTTATTTGTTAGAGTTTCAGAACCAGCAAGAGATGCCAAGTCAGCATCGGTTACAGCAGTATTAAACTGAGCCAATGTTCCACTTACGGTATTGCTACCTAGAGCAATCGTTTTATTTGTAAGTGTTTGTGAAACTGAATTCTGACCATCTACATAGGTCTTAACTGCTTTCTCTGTTGGGATTGCATCGTCAGCGTTTCCAGCTAATGTTCCGTCGGCACTAAATTCAGCAACAGAAACTCCAGCATTAAATCCCAATCCTGTAATATTAGCAATTGTTCCACCAGTTAAGTTAGCAGAACCTTTGAAAGAAGTAGCTTCAATACCAATGTTTGCTGTCCACAATCCAGTTGCGTTTACAAATGTAAAGGTCTTATCTGTTGCACCTTTAAGAGTAATACCACCACCATCTGCTGTAGTATCTGTAGGAGTAGCAATATCTCCAAGTACAATATTCTTATCATCAACTGCTAGAGTTGTTGAGTTAATTGTTGTAGTTGTTCCGTTTACTGTTAAGTCGCCTGAAACAACTAGATCTTTATTGATTGTTGTAGTACCACCACTAGCAGAACCAATGTTAATGTTTGTTGTAGAACCTGATGCACCACCAGTACCAAGATTCAATGTTTTTGTGACACCTGAACCAGTAGCAGCAGTAGCTAAGTTTACTGTATTTACTCCAGTACCAGTGTTACCAATATTGAATGTGGTTGCTGCAGCACCAAAGTTAATTGTTGTTGGTGTGTCTAGTAAAGTAAACGATGCACTCGCAGATGCCAGAGATGTTCCGACAGACGGAGTATTTAAAACTGGCGATGTTAAAGTTTTGTTTGTTAGAGTTTCTGAACCGTCTAAAGAAACAAGATCTGCATCAGAAACCGCAGAATTTAATTGTGCCAGTGTTGCGGATAAAGTATTACTTGTTAGGTTAATTGTCTTATTGGTTAGAGTTTGTGTAGCAGCTTTCTGTACTAACTCAAAACCACCAGCAGTAGCTCCATCGTGAACACGAATTGTGTCTAACGTAGTATCTACTGTTAGTTCGCCTTCTGCTCCAGTAAAGGCATTATTTTGTGTAGTATTACCACGTCTAAATTGCACAACTGTTGGCATTTATATCTCCACTCTTATAATGTTCCAAAGTTTACTGTTCTAAGATACCCTGAGTATCCAGCTAAATCATAATCTTTGGCAGATGTTATTGCAACACCGAACGCATCTAATGTTGGGGAGAATGCAGTAAAATCGCCATAGTCTCCTGTAGGAAACACTTCTGTATTAACTACATCTTCTACATATGCTTCAGAAGCAAATGACCCAGATGACAATCCAGTATTAGTAATTGTAATTTTATTTAGGATGGAATCCAAAGTAATAGAAATACCTGAACCGCCCACAATATCTAAACTTGATGATGTAACTGCAGATAATGAGGTCTGGCTTGGTGAAGTTATACTAGCAAAACCAGAACCATTTGGAATCCAAGATACATTACCACTACCATCAGTTGATAAAACATAATTTGGTGAACCATCGCTGGTAGGTAAAGTATAAGCATTATTAACGCCAACCGAACCAGCATTTAATTTTCCACCAATACCAACACCACCTGTAACCTTTAGTGCACCAGTAGTAGTTGATGACGAAGCAGTAGCATTACTTAATGTGATAGCGTTTGATGATGAAGCGCCACGACTAGTAATGTTTTGAAGTGTATCACTAGCAGTAGCAATTAAAACAACATTACCACCACTATCTTTTGAATATATTTTCTTATCGGCTGAATTAAATGCGACTTCTCCGACCGCAAGGTCTGCTGCCAACGGCACTGCGTTGGCAACTTCAGATCGCTTTAATTTAATTACGTTTGCCATTAAGCGTATGTTCCACCATCAAGATCACCGTATACTAGAGTAGTTCCATTAGATTGTAGAACTTGACCATTAGTACCGATAGTTAATTTAGCAAGACTTGTTGCACCATTAGCGACTAATAAGTCGCCAACTGCATATGATGTCAAACCAGTACCACCTCTGTTTACTGCGATAGTTGTAGCATTCCAAGTACCAGTAGTAATAGTACCTAATGTTGTAATTGTGTTTTGACCGATATAGGTAGAAGCAATGTCAATGCTATCTGCATTAACAGTAATTCTATCTGCAGTTCCACCAATATCCAATACACCAGCTGTTAAGGTTAAACCAGCGCCAGCAACAGATGATTTTAATTGTAATGCGTCAGCAGCAATTTCAAGACCACCAGTTGCTGCTAGGTTAACATCAATAACACCAGCTGAATATGTCAAACCAGAACCAGCGATAGTTGATTCTAGAGAGATTACGCCATTAGAAAAATCTAAACCAGTTCCTGCTACAGTAGATTTTAGTCCTAGTTCATCAGATACAATCTCAAGACCACCTTGAGTTTGTAAAACGATATCAATAGTATTTCCTGTAAACGCTAAACCAGAACCAGCGATATATGTTCCTGCACCAGAGAATTGCTCAAATACAATATTAGATGTTCCGATGGCTGTTGATTTAACAGTTTGTACCCAACCTGTTTTACCGTTTACTGTACCATTAGAAACGAATAGGAAGTCACCAGAAGCAACTTCATCTGTTGTATTAAAGTCAGAAGAACGAGTAAATACAGTTGAAGAAGTGCGGATGTAAATACCGTTATGAGCAGCGTTTGCTTGATTCTTAATTAAGACACGATCACCGTTTACTAGTGAATAGCCATCCATGCTATTCATAGGTGTATCTGTAGTTAATGTTGCGCCGACACCATCTGTGCCGTTATCATAAGTTACTGAACCAGCAATCGGTGCTGTAGTAGCAGCTAATACTGATGCGTGGATATGCAAACCTTCAGCAACAGCATCTACGTATGCTTTGTTAGCAGCATCAGTTGGTGATAGAGGAGTTGCAACATCTCTTAGTAATGCTCCACTTACAGAAACGTGTCCTGTTCCGTTTGGATCAAGAGTAATACCACCGTTAGTGTCAGTTGCAGTAATAGTGTTACCGTTGATGTTTAAGTTATCAACAGTTAATTCTGTAAGACCAGCAAGGGTAGTAGATGTTCCACCAAGAGAAACTGATGTAGAACCAATTGTTACACTTGAGTTTTCTAATTGAGCATTGCTGACACCTGCAGTCTTAATGCTAACTGCGCCAGCTGTTACTGTAAAATCGCCACCATCGAAAGAAGCAACACCAAGATTAGAACCTGTTGCAACTTCACCAGCAACAGTAATAGTAGTACCAGAGTGAGTAACATCAATACCTTCACCACCAAGGATGGTGATAGCATTGCCAGCCATGTTGATTGCGCCAGAATCAGTTGTAATATTTTGTACAACATTATCGTTTAGAACAACATTACCAGCTGTTACTGTAAATCCTGCTGACGAGAATGAAGCAACACCCTTGTTAGATGAAGATGCGTCTTCTGCTGCGATAGTAAGTGTATTTGTAGAAGAATTGATAGAAGTATCAATACCTTCACCACCAACGACATTTAGCGTATCGTTCAATAGAGAGATAGTATCGCTACCAGTGTCTCCAGAGATTGACAAGTTTGTTGCTACGTTTACTGTTCCTGCAGCAGACAAACGACCTTTGCTGTCAACAGTAAATGTTGGAATTTGTGTACTAGAACCATAAGAACCAGCAGTTACACCAGTTGTCTTAAGGTCTAGTGTAGTAGTGCCAGCTGTATCATTATAGGTAGCATCAATTTCTGTACTATCACTAATCTGTCCACCAGTAACATCTTGAATATATTCTTGTAGGGTATCAGCACCAATCATCACCCCACCATTAAATGTAGCAGTACCTGTTACACCTAATGTGCTAGAAGCAGTTAATGTAGTAAACGCACCAGTACTTGGTGTTGTATTGCCGATTGGCGTATTATTGATAGAAGTAAAATTACCTGCACCAGCAGAAAGTTGTCCATTAAGGTATAATGCGCCCTCAATAGATGCACCACCTGCTACTTGTAATGCGCCAGTATTAGATCCTGTCGCTGCAGCGGTAGAAGAAATTTTAACTGCGCCAGTAGTAACATTAACAGATCCAGTACCATTAGCAGCAAGATTTAAATCGCCATTTGTGTCTGTAACACTAATAGTATTTCCATTTAAATCGATATTGTCAACTTTTAAGTTGTCGATCTTACTATTAGCGTCAGTAATAATAGCAGAGTTTGCTGTCAGCGTTCCTTTTGCATGATCCAGCATGTCGGTAAAGAACTTACCACCAATAACAATATGCGCAGCTGCATTTCCACCAGTTTCTGTACCAGAACCGATATAAAGACGATCACCACCACTGACAACACTAGAGTCGGCTGCAGAATATGCTAACTCACCATTTCCCAGCGTACTTGGATCGCCAGCAGTAGTTGATCTTTTAATACGAATAATAGATGCCATCTAAATTCTCCAGTTTTTAATAGTGCCCGCCTTCCATGTTTTGGGCGTCTAATGTTGTTGTTGATGTCCATTTCGAAGTAGCAGTTCTGTATACCAACATTGAACCATTGACTTTTCCGTTAGTTGTTACGTCAATTTCTACATTAGAACTTAAAGGAACGTCCGCAGAAGATGGTCCTTGTATTCCAATAGAAGATACTTGAGTTGCGCTACCAGTAGAATCAACTACAGCAGTTATGTTTGGGTCTGCCACCACTACAGTCATATCAGTCATCTTGTTACCTCGTAATTTCTGGTGATATAACTATAATTCCTTCTAAGACTCTTTTTCTTTCTCCACTACCAACAATTTCTATATCATACAGATATCTACCTGCTTGAATCGCAGATGATGCTGTTGCTGATAATTGTAATCTTATTTGACCTGCTATTGCATTATGAACAGTAGCAACAAAGTCTGTCTTAGATGAAGATTGATAGGATTTTCTAAATTGAGACGCTACAGTATATCCAGTCAAATTCATGACTGTCCCGTTCTGATTAGTCAATGTTATAATTGAACTATAATCAGATCCTTGGTCGATATAAAGATTAGATACTGTTGCCACTTTTACCCCTCTAGTCTACTACTATATTTATAATTAATGCAAGGTAGAAACAAAAAGACCCTTTCGGGTCTTAAATTAAGTTACTACGAACCAACTAACCCCATCTGACGCAATTGTAGCAGAAGAGTTTGGCGTAACCGTTGTAATATTTGCCCCAGCATTAATTATAACTGATACCGTAGAACTTCTATTTCTAACGATAACTTGATAACCTGCCATTTCAACAGCAGTAGGGATAAAAACAGTTCTATTTGTAGTAATAGGGTTTACTGAAAGGATATCAGGTAAATCTGAAGCATCTATTGTTAAATTATCTGTAAGATCTCTAACGATAAACGATCTTCCATATTTTGGAACTAGAAGTTGTTTTCCAAGATATATTAGATAAACATTTCCTGCTGGCGCAGACGCAAACTGAATAGATCTGCCACCATTAGTAATGGTGAACGCAACTCCTGGCTCAAGAATTGCGCCATCATCTATTACTAATAATGAACTTGCAGATCCAACAAGGTAATCCAGATTGAAGGAGGTAAGGACTCCGTTGGGAGCCAATACCTGCTTCTCGAATACCCCATATAAAGGATCTCTTCCGATGTATGCCATCTTCGAGGCTCCTTACGCTTGTGACTCAGACCAAGAAAGTTTTCCTGATACAATAAGTGGTGAAGCTGCAGAAATACCTGTTGTATTACTTGGTTGAACTAGCAACGTCAATAAGTCAGGTCCTGAAGGGAAAACACCGTCTCCACCAAGAATAGCGTTACCCAAGTCAATCAAACCACTAAGGTCAAAGTTACCTGTTGTACCACCAGTTAATTTACCCACATACAAGGTAACACCACCCTGTACAGTATCGCCAGTGTCATGGTCAATAAATTGTGACAGCGAAGGTGTTCCTACGTTAGTAAATGTCAACTTAGAAGGAGCACCATTCAACACTAGGAACAAGTCAACTTCTTTAGAAGAAGTAACTGACACTGAGTCAAGAATAACTTGCATGCGGTTAATAATTTCACGCTCACCAAGGAATCCAGTTAGAGAAGAGTCAACTGATGGCGCCAAACGAATTGACATCAATGGTTGAGGTCTTGTCAAGTCAGTAGCAGTAAGTTCACCATATGTTAGCGTTACTGCGCTTGAAATGTCAAGGTACTGTCCTGGATCTGGAATAACCGCAGTAGCTGGGTAGCTTGCATAAATCTTAGAACCTGTACCAAGAACCTTAACCTGAGTAATATATGTACTTGTCGGTAAGATACCACTAGGATCGCGGATTAGCTGTCCTTGAGTAACTTTCGATGCATCAGTTTGAGAAACAGGGATAGCATAAACCCAAACACGCTTACCTCTTAGTGTAACTTGTTCAAAACCAGAAACACCAGTTGTAACTACAGTTCCTGTTGTACCGTTAGCATATACGTATGGTTTAGAGATAGCGGAGAACTTATACGCACCGTCATCAGAGAACAAACCATCCATAATAACGGAAGTACCGAAGTGGAATAGTGTTGGAGCTGATGTTGGGTCGTCTCCATTTTCAATCTCATAACGTCCAGGTAAGTTACCTGAGCGGAAGTAAGATTCGTTCAATCTGTTGTTATGGATAAATTCATGGAAGTAGAACACATGTCCATAACGATCTTTGAAGCCGAAACGGATTTTACCTGCACCGTACCATGAGTAGTCAGCATACGCCATCTGAATCTTATGAGGATCAAAGATATAGCCTGATGGACCCTCACCGTCACCACGGTCAATATTCCATTCTGTTCTTGGAACACGAACGTCAACAGTCTTAGTCAATTTAACCTGTTCTGCTGTAACACCACGATATGGTGGTTGAACAACTAAACGTGTATCAGATTGAATTGAAACAACTTTATAAGATTGACCACGAATAGCAACTTTATCGCCAACAACTAGCTGACCAGTAAAGCTGGTATTAGTTCCATCAACAACTTGTGAACCTTTTGTTACCGTAATAACACCAGAAAGTTGTAGTGTTGAAGAACGACGTACGCAATAGATTTCTTGTCCGTCATATTCAAAGAAGAAACCGTTTTGATCATCAAACATACCTGCACGGATGAATGAATCACGCCATTCGTTTCTGTAGTATTCAGGGAAACCAGAAGCAATAGATTGCAACATAGCGCCACCAGAAACTACAGTAAACGTAAACGGATCAATAATACTGTTTACAAGGAATGTAGAGTTATAGAAGTTGGTTCCTGATGTAACAACCGCATCCTGAATAGTAATCTTATCGTTTACTTGCAAGTTATGAACTTCTTGAGTAAACGCAGTAATCAAGTTAGTTGATGCGCTATAAGTCAACTTCGCTAGTGTCTTAGCAGGAGAGAAGTTAATAGCGAATGAGTTTTGAATACCCTTACCTGATTGATAACGGAAGTACTTACGGGATTGACGAACAATCTTACTGTTAGGTGAAGTACCTGCAGTAATATCAACACCACCGTCAAATGACTTGTGTAAGTTGTATCCGTCAGGACGTAGGTTAACAGTAGTCTTCAAGAAGTATTTCTGCGCTACTACTGCAGCAGGAATTGTTTCAAGAACTGTCATTTCAGTATCTGTTAGAACCAAATCAACAGTAAACTTACGCATACGTCCACCAACGAACGTATACATTGGATCACCCTTCTTAAAGTCTGTTAAGAATTTAGTAGATGTTCCCGCAAAATGTTTAGTGTTAACTGTTGCGTCAACCGTACCAGTAGCAGCCAAACCTTTAATTAAGTTTGCTGTTCTGATAGTATGAGTTCCTGTTGGAGCAGTAATTTGAACATAGTTTCCATCAACTGCGTCTGATGGTGAGTTTGCCAAACGGAATGTTGTAGATGTAATTGGAATTACGTATCTAGCGTCATCATTGATAATAGATGCATTACCGTTATTTGCGTACTCGATTTGTTCGCCCAATAACAAGTTATGATCTAATGATCCTGAAACAGTAATAATATCGTTAGCAGTATCTATGTTTGCAGTAGCAATTGAAAATTCACGCTTAGGAACTTCGAATGGGGCTTGAATTGTAAATGTCTTACCACCACCAGCACCAGGAACGTCAATGATTGGATATGCTCCATCATATGCACCTTGTTGGCTAAGCAATCTTACGTTTTGTGCGCCACTACCTTGTGTTGTAAGAATAATATCTTCTGAAGAAGCAGTGATGGTGAAACGCAATTCCCACCAGTTAGTCATACCTGCTGGAGCTTGGTTAACAGCAGATGTTGGGTCTACGTTAACACGAATACCTTTAGTTCCATCTGTTCTTAGAAGAGAAGAAACGTCTTTTGGTGTCCAGTTTGTAGCAGTCAACCAAGAAGCAGTAAATTGTTTTGGAGCTACGTTACCGATGTTAAACGTACTGTTGACAGTTGTTCCATCAGCATTATAGAATTTCAAAACAACATATTCAGTAGAACGAGCAAAGTCACCACGATATTCAATCTTAGTGATTGTTGCTTGAGATGGGTTAATTCCAAGTGGCGTTTGGAAACTTACGTTAAAGTCTGTAGCGTTAGCTGTTGTGTTACCGATTGGCGCAGTAACCGCTGTTGCGCCAGCACCAGATGAATTCTTAAAGAATATACGGTTATCGTTCAAACGTGCAATCTTATAAGTAGTTCCGCTTACTAGAGGGCTTGGTGATGTTCCACTTGTTGTAAAGATACCCTCTGTTGTAGTTGTAATCTTGTGGTTAGCAATATACACAGAGTTGTATGTTGGGTTAATCTTCTGAACAATAATATCAAAGTTTAGAGGATAGTCAGTCATGTCGTCCGTATTAGGAGCAACTGTTGGCTGAATTCTAAACAAGTCTTCAGTAATAACTGTAATTCTACATGTAAAGGTAGCAGAAGCGATAGGAACTGCAGCACCAGTATTATCAACGAACGAGAATCTGTTTGTTGTTGAGTAGCTGTTTACTGTTACTTCAGCAAGGTCATTGTTTGCGTATCCGTGCGCTGCCTTAAAGATAGAGTTACGGAAGTTAGCAGGAATATCATCAGCCATCAAGTAGTAAACGTGAGTGCTGTTTCCTGAGAATACTTGAGTACCTGCGTCAGTGTAGTTTGTATTAATTACACCGAAGGTAGTTGTTCCAGTTACAGTGTTGGTATACTTATGAGAACCAGTACCATAACGTCCGTTTAATCTTTGGTTTGGTAGAGCAGAGTAACCATCAAGAGACGTTGTATATGCGGAATCAGGTGTTCTGCTCTGGAAAGCGATCAAACGCTGTGGAGCACGACCACCCAAACCATAAGTTAGAGCTGCTAAGTCACTACCTGAATGATTCAAGTTTAATGAAGCAGGACGGTATTGACCAGACCAGTAAAGTGTAACACCCCAGTTAGAAGTTGGGTTACCGAACTTGTCTCTTGAAACTAGACCACCGTCTGGCAATAAACTGAAACCAGAATAGTAACGACCAGCTGTTGTGCCAACACCGTTATAAGATGTTCCGTTACCTTGGAAAATAGATGTAGAAATGTCTAGGTTAGGGAATTGTGTTCCTGAACCAGCACCAGCAGCACCAACACGGTATTGCGCAACACGTCCTGGAGGAGTACCATCACCATAGTATGTCCACAATCCGTTACCAGCAAACAAACCAGTATTAGATGTATAATCAATACGTGATACAGACAACTGCCATGGAATTTGTCCTGTTCCATATGTAGCAGTTAAGTCGTTTAAGAAGTTTTGCTGTGATCCACTGAATGTTTGGCCAGAGAATCCTCTAGTAACACCGTTAGTGTTTACTGTATTATTTCGGTTGAAGAATGCAGTAAAACGCTGAGTATCTGTCTTTTGTTCAACTTTATAGCATAGACCAAGACGTGGATGACCTTTTGTAGTATCTAATGATGTTAGAGTAACTACGCTTGCTAGTGTACCGTAATCAGTACATAGTTGGAATGAGTTTGCGTTAACCACTTTAACATAGTAAACAGTACCGTCTGTTAACCCACCAGTAGTTTGGCCACGAACTTGTGCTTGGAATACTAAGCAATAATTATCTAAGAATCCATGAGCAGTCCAAGCGATTGAGTTACCAACAGTATCAATATCAGAACCTGCAAGATACTTGTTATAGGTTGACTGCCAGTCCCATGTAACAACAGGGAACTCTAGGAATCCACCACGTGTTGTAATAAGAGTTGCGTCAATATTCTGTGTAGTAGTTAATGCTGGTGAAATATCAACATATGGACGACCATCTGGAGCTGTTGCAGTTGTGCTAGCAATCGTCAATAATTTTGGACCAATTGTGTTACGGATGTAAATTTTTGTTCTTGGATTTAATCCATGAACTTCTGGTGTGCTAACAAGTAAGTTAGAGTTTCCTACCGCAGCATCGGTAACAATACCCAAACCATCAGATTCATCTAGCGAAAGAGCAGAACCTTCAAAGAATTTGGCTTGAACAACTGTAGTATATGAACCAGAGATTGTTTCTGAACGTGGCGCTTGCTGGTCAATTTCATAGTAGAATTCAGTTGAAGATGTTACACCAGTAATAAGGAAAGCACCTTCAGCTAATGATAACGTAACACCCTGTACAACAATAGGGTCGCCAAGTTTAATATCAGCACCTTGATTTAATAGAACACGAACAACCTTAGAACCAGCTGTTGTAGTAATAGATCTTAGACCCTCAAGTGGAACGTCGCCAGACGATGAATAGATTGTAGGAATGTTTTGAACAGTTTGCAGAGTTTCCCACTTAGTACCTTGTAGACCATATTCAAAGTCCGTATCAATCAAGTTACCTGGAGTTGAAACACGGAGTTTGTTAACAGGGTCGATCATCGCTTCTTCGAAGCCAATCTTCGTATGATCTTCTTCAATAAAGATCTGAAGAATGTCGTCATCTGTACATCCAAGAGCAGATAAGTTTGCCTTTAGATTGTAAACTGTAATTTCTTGACTATCAGAATATGTAAAATTACTATATCCTAATGTTGGATCAGCGAAATTATAGATGATTGCATTGTTGGTTACGTCGGTAATCAACAATAGTCTATTTGGTCTAATATTACCAGGAAGCGTAAGAGTATTAGCTGATACGCTCAACTCATATGCTGTATAAATTAACTTTTTTGCCATTCTATCATTCCCTTATTAATGACTCTGCGTTAGATGCTTAATGAACCCGACATGTTTAAAAACTATAAACTGGGATCCTTCAATTCCTGAAACTTTAAATGGTTTATCGAACACCTCAGTATAGATAACACCATGAAGTTTAATCTCTTCATTATTTAGTGTTATTCCATTGTCAATTGGTATCAACCTCTTTAATTGTTCTGGGTTTATTTCATAGTACGGTGTCTCTTTGGTGATAGTAAAAATATCCCCATCCCAGACTCTTTCGCCATTTGGATCGCTAATACAATAAAAGTCTGTCTTAGAAAGACTGACTAATTTGATTTGCTTCTGAGCAGCTGCCTGTTCAACTTCTTCTTTAGTTGGGATATACCCATCTACTGCCTCAGCTTTTGCAGCATTTTTAAAGTCTACTTCTTTTTTATTCTCTAGATCTACTAGCGAATAGTGGAACCTTCCTGGACCAAGTTTACCCAAAACTTTCCCAGCTTCATTGACTACATGAACCTCACCTTCTTTGATAAAGGTAACAGTACACAATTCTTTCCACGGAATGGTAATCATTCCATAATCATTTTTTTCGCCTGTCAATCTTTGAACTACATAACCTTGATGTCGCTTTACTGCAACCACCTTATCATCCCAAACAGCCATTATAAATTAACCTCCCAGAGCAATACCTAATGCGATAGATGTAGATTGAGTGTTGATAACGTCCCATGTTCTTCCGTTATGAAGTTCGGTTTTCTTTGCGTTATCGTTAAATCTTGTAATTCCTTTTAGATCGGCTTCGGTGCCAGTTGGACGCTGCGCTTGAGTACCAATAGGTAGTTTTACAGATTGCCCCTGTAGAACGATATCGTCTTGTAAAGAGTTTGATTTTATTTTACTGATTGCCATATGATTTCCTTGAGACTATTTAGTCGTTAGATTGGTACGTAAAATTAAAGAAAAACTCAGTATTATTGTTTATGTTGGTGTTCGTGATATTCGCCAATGTACCAGTAGAAGTGTTGAACAAGGTAATAACACCACTGTTCTGCGAGATTCTTCCCGCAATACTATTAGCATTCACACCAACATTATTTGGCAAGACATTTGCAATATGTTCTAGGTATGGCGCAAAAGGCAATCCTTCAACAGTTACGTTTCCTGTTAGAGCACCTTTACTTGTTAGAACAATACGTCCTGTACAAATAACTCTGTTTCCAATTTTTGTATATGTACCATATGTTACAGCATTACTATAAGTGATTCCAGTTGATGCTCCACCGATTGCTACGGTTGGGAACCACTCGCCTTCTTGATAGTCGTCTAAGGTATATGGATCAGTAGATGCGCTTGAGTTTGTTGGGAAAGTAATTCTTCCCTTACCAGCCCCAGCAGCAAGAATAATATTTGGGACAGTAATGTCGCCTGTTAATGTATCGCCAGCTTTATTGACTGGTGTAAATCCAAGGTTAGCAACCGTAGCACCAGTGGCAAGTTTTGGACCTGTTACTGCACCTGCTGCAAGTTTACTTGTAGTTACAGCTAGATCTTCGAGAGCACGTGTAGTAACTGAACCATCAGTAAACGCATTTCTAGATACCGTACCAAACCCTAAGTGGAATACTGTTACTTTAACACCAGCTGACAAACCAACTGCTAATGTTAGTGTTGTTTCGTTTAATGTGAAGTCTACGTTATCTGTATAAACTGAACCGTTGGCTGTTACAATAATTGCTTGACTTGATGCTGGCGCAGTTGATAAGTTAAATACCGTCTGTCCAGAAGTAGATGTGAATTTATCTACAGTAAATGCTTTTAGATTTGTTGCTAGAGAATCAACCGTAACTGAACCTGCAGCTGGGATTAGTTGATATGTCAATCCACCTTGATGAACAGCGTAAATATTTTGACCAACTTCTGGTACACCTGTAAAATGTAAACCAGTATCTTTCTGCAACTCAATCGCAGAAACTGTAGCAGTAGCAATACTAGTACCACCTGCTGTGTTAGAAACGATTGCAGATCCAGTTGAGAATCCTAGCGCAGATGTTACATACACTTTCACATAGGTAGATGTAGCTTCAACAATTATTCCCTCAGCAGTACCCACACGGATATACTTACTTTCAGAAATTGTTCCAACCACATTCGTTAATGATAGAAGAACCAAGTCTGAAATTAAATATGCTTCGACTGGCTCTTGAATTACGTTGTCTACAACAACCAATACATTAGATTCAAATCCTCCTGGGATTGGTTGGTCTAAAGGAAATATGTACTGAACCCCATTACCAAGAAATTCATCTCTTGGTCTTGCGCCAGTAGTTTGGTCTGCTGGTGTAGAACCGATGTAAGCCATTAAACGTCCTCTAGAATAGAACCAATAACATCAATAGATGATGCGGTACTTGAAACGATATTGATTGAATCAGTATTTGTTAATACAATTTTCTGTCCAGCGATAACCTGTAGAGAACCCCCAACAGGAACTGGAGCATTTTTTACAATATAATAGTCTTGCCCACCAGAAGTAATATAAACGCTTGTAGTAACAGAACCTAATGTTGTATTACAAACATCAAGTTCAATAATAATTGCTTTTTTAGATGCTGGTGCTTCGTAAATCTCTACTGGCGTAGTACCTACGTTTCTCGCTAATGCATTTTTAAAGTTGTTTGCCATGTCTTATCCTAACGCAATTGTAATAGCAATTGAAAAATCAGTTCCATCATTAATGGCTTGAACCAGATTAGTTTGCCCACCACCAAGAGCAGCGATATCGCCAACGTCTTGAACAGTTTGATTAGACTGTGTAATAACTGAGTTTGTCTTTACACGCCACTGATCAAAAGTATCAGTTTGCGGTACGGTAACGACTGGTGTTTGCAATGCCATTATTGTTTATCCAATAGAAGTTTTAACATAGTTTTGATATCTGAAATTTCGCTTCTCATATTATTTATCTCTTCTTTCATAGCGTCTTTTTCAGTTATTTCTTTTAGAGCCTTCGCCCTACGTTCTTTATAATATTGAAATGAGTCTATGTTTGAGTTAACGACCCCACCATCAGCGAGGTCTTTTTTCAAATCAGGAAAATTGTTAACTCTTACTCTGCTCATTATGAATATGCAATCAATCTTAGATTCTTAAGTTTTGGAACGTAAACTGGATGATTTGACTTCATCACAATCTTTATAGCAACATTTGAGAATGGCTTAATGTCTTCAACCGTAATAGTTCTTTCGGTAAACACATTTTGAGCATCAGATGTTGATTTCACAAATCCAGTATCAATATAATTCAAGGTATTTAGATCAGCTGCGTTTTCCCATGTTCTGTAGTAGACTTTCAAATTAGTACCCTCAGGTAAGTTTGCGTCAAACAGAATCTTGATTGAATCGGCTGGAACTTCTAAGTTCAATGTTCTTGTAACGTAGTTAGCGTTATTTGTAACACCAATCGCAGCATGGTCAGCAACATATTTATCTAATACAGAAATCTTGAATGTAGAGCCTTCGCTGGCTGTTGCCACAGTTCCAGTAGCAGGGAAGTTTCCTTCTAAAGTTACTGTTACTTTATCGCCTTCAGCGTCTCCAGAGTCAATAGTATCTGAAGAAACAACAACGCTCTTAACAAGATATTTACCGTTTACGTTTGTAGCGCAATTTTCAATCTTCAGATATTTACCTGCTGTTAGTGTAGCCAATAAATTATCTGCAGCATCATCATCAGTAACGATAGTACATGATCCTGTACCATTAGCAAAAACTAATGAAGATGTAACTGAGTTGCTAATTAAAGTGCGCTTATCAATTTCTTCTACGTTGATGTCATATTCTTGAACATCATTCACCAAGTTTTTAACTATGTATGCTGACAACTTTTGCATATCAATTATTGGTGATACGTTTGGATTGTTTGAAGAAATTCTTGCTTGCAATCTTAGAGAAGGACGGACAACCGATGTTACTGGGTTTACGTATTGGTTCTCTAGAGACTTAACAGTCTTTCTTGTATCAAAAATATAATCAGCGTTAGCAACAATAGGAGCAAAGGTAGTCATTGTTCCAGCTGCATTTTCTGCGCTTACTTTATATGTTAGTGTTGTTTCTGGGAAAGACAAATCAGCAGTCTTCAAATATAGTTGGTCTGCTTTTAACTGTCTTGTAATAATTACACCACTTCCACCGTAGTTTCCTTTAACGAAATCTGCGGTAGTTGTTTGATAAGAAGTAGATGCCTTCTTAGCAAGCAACGGATTTGGTGGAGTAGAATTATCAGTAGTAGTAATTTCAAACACAAATGAGTCATCGTCTAAACCATCAGCAAGAACAGTCTGTGGACCATTCAATAAACTTGAAGGAATACCCAACTCTGAATCTGTTGTTCCATAATTGCCGAAAGCAACACCACTAATAACTACTTTATCGTTAGCATTAAAGCCATGATTCTTAGCAGTAACACGAATCTTAGTAGTTCCAGTTGAAACTTCAAATGGGTTAGTGCCAAGAGTAAATGCTTGAGGTGGAACTGCTTTAAACGCAGCAGTAACCGTAGCTGAGGTATCAAATGCTGCTTTATATAAAGTAAACTTCATATCAAGCAATGGATTGATTTGGAACTCTTGTGTATTTTGTGACAAGAATAGAGAACCAGTTAATGGTTGAGATGTAACAATGTTATTTGTAATAATATCGTTTTGACCCAACTCAGAAACAAACACTTGACATCCTGGCTCGTCAGTCTTAACAACTAGAGCATATGTCTCAGCGTCTTGTAAATAGACTGGCGCTTGGAATGTAAATCTTGTTGCGACAGATCCATCGTCAGAAACTTTTAATTGTTGAGGTGTTAATGTTACTTCTGTTAGTGGAAGGATCTTAGAAGAAGGAACGCCATTGTTTGTTGTTCTAAGTTCAACTGTTACAGGTCTATTACCTGCTTCAGAGAAATACATATCGACACCAGTTACAAAAGCGCCACCAAGAGAACTTACTGTAAATGTTTGCGCTACTGGATCGTGACCTGTCCAGTATGAGTAGAGAACACGAGTTGATGTAGAAGTTCTGCGAACAGGAATTTCTTCATACAGTCTGTCTTGAACGAAACGAACATCTCTTGAGTTAACAACAGTTCTTTCTTTTGAAAGGGTTGTTCCTGAAGAAATATAAAGAGCAGAACCTTTTGAGTCAAAGGATGCATCGTTGTTTGAAATATTATCAATCAACTTAAATGAACGCTCTCCCGACTTGAAGGTATTAGCTGGCAGATTATAAACACCAACAGCAGATCCCCAGACATCAGTTCTAATTGGGTCTCCAAGTTTTTTCATTGTTGGAAGCAAACCAATACCAGTGTTGTTGATTAACTCTACGTCAACACGGTTCTTAAGACCAGTGCTAATGTCAGCTTGACCAGTTAACACATCTCCTGGAGCGAAACCGTTCTTAATATTAACAACATGAATCTCCATGTCAGAAGGATACTGAACAGAAACACCACCTTCAGTTACGCTAGTGTATGATGTAACTGCTCCAGCGAATGCAACTACACCAGAAGCTGTTAGACGTTTTACTTTACCACCGTCGCCTGAGTTATAAGCTGATGTATTGTATGCGCTAAATGCTGGGATTGTTGCGCCATTAGGATCAGCAAGTGTTAGAGTTGTTCCGCTAACATTTGTTACTTTGAAAATTCTGTAGTTTAGCTCTGCGCTAGTGTTCAACGAATAGTTAATTATTGTTGAAGTTGCTCTTATAATATCAGAGAATAAACTGTTGATTGTAGAAGGAACATTTCTTGACGCTGCTAAGTTATATAACTGTACATAGTGTCCAGGTCTAATTCCAGTTGATGATGCAACTGTCATATTGAAAGAAGTTGCTCCACTTACACTAGTAATATTTGTAATAGACTGGATTGTTGTTGCAGTATGTTCATCATTTGTTACAACATCACCAACGCTGTATGCTGCCTCAACAACACCATTCTCAGTTCTGTAAATGCTATCTGTTAGGATTTGTTCTGTCAACTCAGATGGGTCAAACACCATCTTAGTAGCACCTGTTGCTAAGTTTACTTTGAATACATCAGCAGGTTTAATGAATTCGCTAATCGCTCTACCATCAAAGAAAGCATAGAATTTTGTTGTTGCTTTTAAGTTTTTAGCTACATAAACGATAGGACGTGCACGCATATATGGTGCATAAGAAATATCAACAATACGATCGCCATAGTCTACAGCGTTCACTGTAGATGTTAGGGTTGTTTGGATACCTTCTCTAGATCTTGTTCCTGTTTCTGTAGTAACAGTTGTTTCAAATCCTGTAACTGTTTGGCGACGACGATTAGGATCACCAGTCTGCCAAGTAGATGTAGAAGTTGAAATACCTGTCCAGTTAGTTTGCCATTCACCCCATTGAGTTCCTGTAACTCCAAGTTGCTCAGCCATGAATCGAATAGCATCATATCCGTTATCATCAACAACTGTTAAGTCTGGGCGACGTTCTGTGTCTTTCCAAACATCACTCTCTGGACTTAATGTAATCTCACCTTTGAACGCACCAATCTTGTATGGGTTGACGTCAATAGTCCTTGTGCCATTAGGGTTGAAAATAAATACGTCTTCAGTATAAGGAAGAGAAATAAAATCTCCAGTTTTCTTATAACCGTTAGTAGTACGTTGTGCAGCAGATTCAAGATCTTCAACAATATCTACCGCAGATGTAAAGTGCATCGGGCGCAATTCACGATTCGCAGTATCAACTGATGCTTTATAATCTGCGTTTTTAACATCGCCAATACCGTGACCAGTAAATTGATCAACAATAAATCCATTCTTAAAGCGATCGATACCTGTCAATGCGTCTTTAATTTGCAACTGAGCAGTATCTGTTTCTAGTAGGTTTAGAGAAACATAATATTCAAGATTTGCAATTCTACGCTCTAAGTCACCAATGTCACGCATTGTGTAGCGACGGTTATCACGTTGATAGAATTTAATATCTGATACGCTCTTAGTGTAAGCTGGAATCATAACGGAAGCAAGAACCATTCCGTCTTTTGGATCTAGTGGTTCTTGTGGGTTTACCGCAGGAACACCAACAACAATATTGAAACGACCAACTGAATCTAAAACAATCTTATCGAAACGTGGTAAGTAGTAAGCGATGTCACTTAACATTTCGTTACCGATAACAGGAATTTCATTCAAGCTACTATTGCTTCCACCAATTACTGGACGATAGTCAATAACATCATGTAGATTGACTGTTTCAATTTTACCATCAGAACTTCTTACAGAGTATGAAGGAATATCTTCATAGTCGAAATCTAAGTTTTGAGTGATAGAGTTTGTGTATGAATCAACTGAGAAATAGTCACCTGTTGTACCATGATTAAAATATTGATATACAACTCTTAGCGCACCAGAAGGAACAGATGCTCCTGGCTTTAATATTAATGAACCATTAGTATAGTGTGTATCACGTTGTCCGTCGTCTAATATGAAACGATCGGTAACATCAATACCTGTAGTAAAACTGTTGTTTGTAAAGTTACCTGGATTCATCAGGATTGAGTTAATTCTCAATACGTCTGATTTACCCAGAGCAACTGTTTTAGAAGTTACTGTTTTTTGACCAGTGATATATTCTGTAACAGAGGCAAGAGTTTTTTCTTTTGCGCCACCTTCACTGTTTGCTTGATTGACAGTAGCAATCATCAAATAGTTTGTACCGTTTGCAATTTTGGATACGCTTTGAATTTCAACTTTGGTGTTACTTACAGAAAGTGTAACATCTTCTGATGTAATAGGAACGATTGCGTTTGTTGTTGTATTGATTAAGATAAAGTTAGAAATATCTTGATCAGATGCAAATGATTCTAAGTCGGTGTTAAGAGTATATTCAATCTTATTGTCGCCAGCTGTTTTAACACCAAATACACGTCTAACTTTTGTAGAAGTTTCACGTGCTGAGTATGCTGTACCATCCCAACCTAGTAAGGTCTTAATTGATTCGTATCCAACTTTAAATAGTAAGGACGTAAACTCTGGTTCATAGATTCTTGCTCTAAACAAAGAAACAACCCCATTAGTTTTAACAGCTGCAGCGTTAGCAACTAGATCTAATGTGGTATTATTTGCTGGGCTTGATTGAACAGTTCCAACTTGTGTTCCGTCAATATAAACAACATCACCAATTCTTACATCATCAGTAAATTTAGTACCGTTACCAGTAACAACATCAGAACTAGAAGTTGTTGATGCTGAACCTGAAAGTTGTTTAAATACTGGAACAATGTTACATGTGAAGTTTGTAGAACCACTCAATCCACCAACGATAGACTTAACGTCTAATTCAAAAGTGAATCCTTCATTCATTACAATTTCAAATAAACTTAATTTGAAAACTGGCGCTGAGTAGTCGCCATTATGAAGTTGGAAAGATCTTACTTTAGCAGTACCGATAACATCACCACTTGATGGTGATGCGCCACCAACAGTGTTAAGTGTCTTAACAAGGTATACTGTTTGGAATGTAGAAATATCAGGATATTTGTAAACGCTGTTTACAAGAGTATAGTTGCCGACTGGTGTAGCAATAGGTTGATTGTTTAATCTAGCTACGTGACCATCAGCTTCAGTTCTCGCTTTATTTAATGACAGATATTGTGTAGCAACCGATTCAATCTCATAACCCTGAACATATGCTTTACCTGCATCAACACCAATAACGAATTTATCTTCGCTACCACCTTGTGTTGCCGTGTAAATACCAAGAGGTCTAGCATCATCTAATAGATGTTCAAAAGCAGATAACTTAAATTTGTTTACTTCATAACTACCTGATTCATCAAAGGTACGTCTAGCAAATGTCTTTTCTAATTCAGCGTATGATGATTTGTCAATCTTTTGTTGAACACGACCATCTTTAACACGCAATAATTCAATGAATCTATCTTCGTCTGCGGTTAATAGATCTTTCTTAATGAGTTCAAGTTCAATCTTATAACGATGTGCTCCTGGAGCAGCAAAGTTATTTGAACCTTGTGCATTGTCGTTTAAGTTTCCATCGTCTTCTGGTGTAACAATAACTTCGTTAACACGGAAACCAACACGATTAGTTGGGTTAACACTAAATCTACCAATGTATAAGTGTAGCTCGTCGTTCTTTACAAAGAATCCGTCTACATAGTAAATACCTGCTTCTACTTCAACAACATATGAATAACCAAGAACATCTTTGACAGGATCGTTTGTATATGAAGTACCAACCAAACCAGTATCACCGAAACTTCTAGTATTAACAACTAGATCGCCTGTTTGGTTTGTTGTTACACGATAGTTTGTTGTAGTTGAGTTGTCAGCTTCATAAGCAATTAGTTGCTCGCCTGGAACGAAACGCTTAGTCTCATCGTCGTCACCAGTACCCTCAATTTTATAGTAAAGAGTAGCAATTTCTTTTTCGTCAGCCAAAACGCATGCGCACTCAGACGTATCAATTACAACAGCCTTCAATCCAGAAGTAGTACCAGTAATAACTTTATCTCTAAATTGTGTCAAGTATGACTTGACGGAAACACCTTGATACAGGTCTTCTAATTTTGCGAAGTGGACTTTGTTATCTACGTTAATATTTCCAGGGATAACCATCGATCCATTTTTAAAAATGTGATCACCCAAACGACTTACTTGTTTCTGTAAGATTGTTTGGGCTTGTGTTAATTCTCTGGCTTGTACTGCATATCCTGGACGAAACAGAACACGAAGAAACTTATCGTCTTCTGTATAGTCGTCGTAATATGGATTTACGTTGAAGTTAATTGTCATGCGTTTTTACCTAACAAATTTATAATTAACATTATTTATGATTACATTTCAACGATGATTTTAATATCTTCGATCTGGTCTAGTGCACGATTAATTGCACGACGGTTTTCTACATACAGAACATCACCACTATCGGCTTGTACTTCTGGGTTAGAAATGGCGCCAATTGTTGCAGTAGCAGTACTTGTTCCACCAACAATACCTTCTCCGTTTTGGAAAAGTTTGCCTTGTGTATTTTCAACACGAGTCTGAACATACGTAATATAATTTGTTCCACTTTCAGACCAAATTCGAACAACACGTCCAGCAGCTCCAGATGTTGCGCCAGTAATAATTTCATCTGGCTGGAATGTTCCAGAAACACCAGTCACTGTTAGTTGACGCATAGCTCTCATAGTTGTAGTAGTTGCAACTACGCTAGTGTTGAAGTTGAATGGATCACGAACTAACATAATGCGACGATAGTCGTTATCGACAGGGAAGTCGCCAGCACCGTCATCATACTCTAGACGGACGTTCATCATTACATAGAAACCACCTAGTTCTTCAACTGGATCTTTACCGTGACCACCTTTTGGTCCAATGATAGCTGAACCTGTTGCAGTAACACCAGTTGTACCACCAGTTAGTGTAACAGTAGCAAATGTGTAACCAGTACCCTTAGCAGTCATATTGATTGAGATAACTTTGCCAGTACCAGCATCGATGGTTGAGGTAGCAGTTGCGCCAGTACCATCACCAACGATTTGAACTGTTGGAGCAGATGTATATAAAGTTCCTTGATCATTTACAACGATATGGTCAATAGCACCATCAACAGCTGCATCTTGAGCCAACCATTGTGTATAGTAAGCATCAGTTGTTCCTGGGTTAGTAAGCAATGTTTTAACTGGAACGAAATCTGTTGAAACAAATTTCAATACGTCTGCAGGAGAAACTGTAAACATATATTTCCAAACATATCCATCAGCCAATGGACCGATTAGCGCATTAGCTGTTGTGCCAGTTGGTTTGCTTGTAGATTGAACAACAACACCATTTTTTCTGTTGTTAATGCATTTGTAAACATTGTACTCATCAGTAATGACGTAGTAGTTTGCGTCTGCTAATGTTGCTGGTGTAGTTGCGCCACCATCATTAATGTTTACGCCAGCTGTTGTGCCATTATAGTCATGGCGATATGTATCGTAGTATTTACCTGTTGTCCAGTTGCGACGGACAATGGCAAGAGATACGTCTGAGGATTGAACACGCTTAAGAGCGATCATATCGTCCCAGTAGTATAACTCATCACTGACTGTATCTTTTGGTGTATCAGGTGAATTGTCGTTTGTCCATGATTGAGGTCTGCCGATTCCTAGATAAATGTTGGAAGCAGCAGCTTCATCAAACCCCTCTTTGAAAGATTGCGCATTATGAATGCGGAATTTTGTTGTAATAATTGCAGCCATTCTTGCTGTCTCCTAATTTACGTTAGATTGTCGAAGCGAATTCGGTTGTTGTCCATTGAGTAAACTGTTGTATCCATCTCAACGGAATCAGCATCCATTCTGTAAGCCAAGTTGTTATCGAAAGTATGTCCACCAGCGGTAGAATCGAATGTAATAGCTCCTCTTGGTAGGGCTACTACATCTATGAAAGATTCAAATGCATAGTTTACTCTTCTATTAGGACTATTTATAACCTCAGCGATGGTAATAGACCCAAAATCTTTAATTTGAGTGCTACCAATATTCCAGTAGTTATTATTGACTCCAGGATATGGTTGATTCCATTCTGGTGTATAAACGCCAATAGATCCCTTTGCGCCAGCTTGATATGGAGCAAAAGTAAACTTCCATTTTTCTAAAAAGTTTAATCTGTTACCTAATTTAATTGTAGCATCTGTTCTGTCTGGATTTACTTCGATTTCTTTCTCGTAGTAACTCTTTCTATCAGTTGCTTTATTTAAAACTTTGTTTGCCCAGATAATAGTTTCTACTTGCTGAGCTGTTAGAGCACGTAGATCCAACAAATGAACTTCTTGTGGTGTTAGATTTGGGAAGTTGATTGTTGGTAAGAACTCTGTTTGAGAAACACGTATTGTAAGAATAGAAGCTACAAAGTCTTCTAACTTCAATGTAATTTCTTGCTTTTCTATGTCGGGGAAATTTTCTTTAGAAGGATTTCTATAATTACCGATGGCTACCATCTTAGCGTCAATAAATGCGCCAAGAACCCAAGCAAGTTTTTGTATTCTTGCGCCACCAATTAATGTAGGAGATCCATCAGCTACAGATTGAATCTGTACCTCACCGAACAGAGCAAGACCAACTGGGTGTAATAATTTTCTAACAATGTTTCTATACTTGTCAATCGATTGACCAACTTTAATTACGTATGAGAAGTCCTGATAGAAGTAACTGTCTTGAATACGTTTTGATGCCTCTGAGATTTTACCATCAGCATTAATAAATGTTCCAAGTGTTTTACCAATAGTTCCTACAGCACCCTTCAATTCTGCTTGATTGATCGAAGCAATTTTACCCTTAGAACCACTCTTAGCAACACCTGTTGTACCCCAACCCTCAACTGTCATATTAGGTAAGAACTCTGCTGAGTCTTCTGTAACGAAAGGATTGTTATCTTCAGATAGCAATGCTCCAGATGTTTCTAGAGCAAAACTAAATCTATCCGTAACTGGATACATCTTGTATAAGTTTCTATCAGTGTCAGCTTCAACTAGCAAACCTTCTGGTTCTTGTTGACCCTCGAGCAGAAATTTATCGCCAGACTCTAGCAATAATTCTTCTTCAGTTTCTGTAGAAATTGATTGCGGTGCGCCTCTCAGAATTTCGCCAATAGAAAATTCTGGACTAACATTCTTCATTATCACATACGCTGGGGGGATACCATTTGGTGGGTTTTCATAATCAAGACCAAATGATGGTATGTTTAATTTTGTAATTCTACCAATGTTATCTGATACTGCTAATAACACAGCTCCCCCTGTAGTTGCAGGTGGGATAACAGGTGGCAATGTTGGACCAGAAACTAATGGAAGTTTGGTATAGAAGTTACCACCTGATAAAAGTTTTACGCCAGTAATTCCACCTTGAGCATCTACTGATGAAATAACTGCTCGAGCAGAGACAAGTGAATTACCTGACGCACCACCTGTACCTGAATTATTAAAAATAAGTTCTTGACCAACTGAATAATTTTTTCCAGGCGTATCAATAACAATACCTGTAACACTACCGTTATTATAAATCTCAGAAACTTCTGCTAGTGCTCCTGCACCGATACCAGCAACAACAGAAACTGGATCGCCTACTTGATAGTAAGAACCACCATTAACTGCACTGAACGATATAACACCTTGTCTTGCTCTACAAATAATTTTTGGTATTCCAGTTGTTTCAATGTTATACGTAGTTCCAAATGTTCCAATAACAGAATCTGCGTTTAGTGTTAATGAATAAACAAGGGTTGCGCCTTGCTGTTCTGCAATTACGTTTTCAACACGTGCTGAAGAAATAACTGCACCAAATTCATTATATTGAACAATCGTTTGAGCCAATAAGTCTAAGGGATCTCCTGAGATTGCGCTAACACGAAGAATTGATTTTTGACTATACTTACCATCTGAGACACGAAGCATGTCCACTTTTGGAAAATACAGTTGAGGGGTTTCGTTAAATACAGCTCGAAATAAAAACTCGTAAGATTTAGCTGTACCTTTTGAACGATAAACGTCTTGAACAACTTTTGCTAGATAACGCTTGTCATTTAAAACGTAGTCAGGAAGTTGATTTAAAATTTCATTTTTAAATTGACCAATAAAGTCATCAAGAGTTGCGTCAACATCTCGAATGTTTTCTAATTCACGAACCTGATATTGACTCTCCAACCATTCATAGTACGCTTGTAAAAACGCAATAAAAGTTTGATGGTCTTCTCTGACAAACTGGGGAGTTTGTCTAGGTACAACTGTAGAGACTTTAGTTTTTACAAGTGCCATTTAATTATAGGGTATTTGGTGTAAACACATAGTTTCCAGCAGTAGTTTCACCAGAAGCAACCTTATCTTCAATCGCTTTTAGAACAATAGAATCTTCTTTAATGGTCGCTAATTGGTTTCTTACGGAAACTACGTCGTTTGATGCTGGTCTAATTGTAAAGGTTATTAAATTATCTTCTGCTGCATCGATGTTTATACTTTGTAACAGAATCTTTCCTGTTTTATAGTTAACAGTTCCTACTGTTCCTGGACTGATAATTTTCTGCCCTGTTGAAGTAACAGAGAATCTTCTTAGAAATCCAAGTCCATTATCTTCAACGAAAAATGTAGTTGTTGAACCAGGAATGCTAAAACCACTACTTACAACATTACTAGTAATTCCTGCTTCACTGTAAATTGGGTTTCCGATATTGATTGCGTATGACTGAACACGATTATATACAGGAACGATTGATCTAGATAATCTAATAATTGTATTGCTGTTTACAATACCATCGGCAGCAGAATCAATAACACTAGACAATCTACTATATCGCATTACACTGTCAAACTTGTTTAATTCTGTTCGATTAAAATTGACAATTGCTTGTCTAACCAAAGTCTCAATACTAGTACCTGCTATGTTTGAAGTAATAGGATTGTAATAGATTGTTGAGGTTACTAAAATTCTTAGATATTCTGGATCAATAAGTTCTGGAATAATAGAAACAACATTTTTACTTTTCAATACTTCAGTCTTAATTTTCTCTTTAGTCTCTGGTGTTAATGTTTCGCCTGTTGTTGGTTTAACACAAATAAACACCTTACCGTAAGTTGGAGGGTCGTTTTCTTCGCCACCCCAAACTGAAATGGTATCCACATTTGAATATAATTGCGGTAGAATTACTTTATAATCTTCTGCAGTTACTGCTCTATTTTGGGCAGAGTAATTAACAGGCGCATTTGCTTTAATGCTTGCAATAGATTCAGGATCGGCTCCACCAACTGCTGGTGATGTAGTTGTAATAGTTACAGTACCCAAATTAGCCGTACTTCCTTGCATATTAAATGTACTTGCGCCATTAGCTACTGCCTTTGAAGATTTAACATAGTTAATTAAAACGATGTTACCTGATGATGGTTTATAGCCAATAATTCCATCACCAAAATAAATTTCGTACTTTCCATCCTCAACTTCTTTTAGGAAATACGCTCTTGTATCTTTTTCAACAGCTGTAATCTTATTAGAATAATTGTAGGTAGTAAATGCGCCAGTTGAACTTTCTTGGACACGAACAGATAATGTGTCGATATCAACATCATTGTTTGGAATTACAAAACGTAATGTATCCTCATAAACAAAACGATACTCTAAAGGTTTTCCCTCAGTAAGAACAACCCCATTGAACGTATATGCGCCAGCAATCAAAGCAGAACTATATGATTCTCTGTTATAGAACAAGTATGTATTTTGATCGATTGTTGTAACAAAAGATGTACCAGCTGGGAGAGTAACAAATGGTGGTGGAGTTAAACCTGTCGCAACAATTCTAATATTTACAGTAGCCTTTGCGCATTTAGCTGAACGTGGTAGGTAACCAAGCATCTTAGCAATAGAAACTACACTATCACGTTTACTTGCAGAATCTAAGAACATTTCATTCACTGCTAAGTTTGTATAAAGAGCATTGTAATGAGTGTTATATGCAAGTACGTCTAAGAGAACAGAAAGACCTGAACCCTCAAAATTATAATCTTTAAATTGATCTTGAGTTTTTAAATACTCTTTTAGATTGTCTTTGATTCCATCAAAGTCAAGTTCACCAACTCTAATTCTTTTGTTATTGTTAGCCATTTATCGGGTTCTCTCTAGAACTAAATCCAATGTTATTGGAGTAAATGTGTTTAAAATCTTGAAATCTATTCTGACATTCACAGAGTTATTGCCCTCGTCATAAGTAACCTGAGCATCAAGTAATTCAACACGTGGCTCAAAGGTATTAATTACATCAATAATGTTCTGTCTAATAACTGATTCTGTAAACGGATCGGCAAGTTCGAACATTAGGGCAGAAACTTGTGAGCCAATTTCGCTATGAAATGGTCTTTCAAAGTTTTTAGTTAGAATTAAATTTCTTATTGAACGCTTGATGGCATTCTCATCTAATCTAACAGAAACATCGCCTGTGACTGGATGTTTTGTAAAATTTAGATCTAAGTCTACGAAGGTTCTTGTATTATTTGCCATATCTTTATTTATTATCCACCGATAAAGGTGTTTGGAGATCCTTGAGCAATAGCGTCGCCACAGGCAATGTTATCTCCGATTCTTGCAGCAGCTTTTCCTTCGATAAAAGTATTACTCGATCCTGATGTATGCGCTCTTGCTGCTGGTTGAGCATGGGTAGTAATTCCACAAGAATGAGTAGCGTGATAGGAAGCATTATTGACTACCCCAACCTTTATACCATTGACAAAAGTCTTAGATACAGGTGTTGCGAGCATAGGGGTTGGTGGAAAACAACCATGCCCTGTACTTTGATCGCCAATTCTAACTACTGCTGGCATTATCTTGTATACCCCACATAAGTCTGGAGAGTGTTTTTACCATTAGTCCAGTCGTTTTGTACTTTTATTGTATAGATATTTATAGCCTTTACGGTAGTTCCGTCCATCGCTTTTGCAGTATAAGTATAATCTATTGTTCTTCTTTGGTCTGCCAAATAATAGATCATTTCAGATAGTGCGTTCTGGTTAATCTCTTCAAACTTATTTACCGTAACAAAAGTATCTTGTGGTGTCCTATACTGCAAACTATTGTCAAACGCATCATAATAATACCCAGATATTGAAGCTGGATCGCCATCCGTCTTTGTTACCGTATTAGGATTTTCCTCATTAAAGGTTATTGTTACGGGATAACGTGTAACGGTGGTAGTTGTTCCAGTACCACCAGAACCAACAGGTGTTCCGCTGGTAATTGATTCTTCATAATATATGGAAAAATTAAAGTTTTGATATTCCAAAACTGTTCCCAATAATGAGTCAGAAGGATAAAACATTAATTATCCTTTCTTGGGAAATACGCCATTTACTGGTTCTAGTAAAACAAATCCTTTAGGGAAACCCTTAGCATCTCTTTGATACGTAGCGTGTCTAGACATAGTAAACGCCATTTTTCTATTGCCACCCTTGTAGTTATAACCAATGTGGATCCATACTGAAGCAGGGTTATCATATTCAAGAATAATTTGGTCATATGGAATAGCACGTTCGATTAGCTGAACCATCTCATAGGTTCTTCTATAACGATCACCACCACGCAAGCCAATATCAAGAGCCTGTCCTTTACAGTGTGGTGATGTAGCTGATTCGATTGGTCCAATGACACCCTTCAAACGATAGCCAGAGTTAATACCCCATAGACCTTTCCTATAACCAACCATACCTTGCGGAACAATTTCAGCAGCAACCAATGGTTCTAAACATGCATGGACATGGTTTGCCAAGTTACAAACAATTTCTTGTGGTGTGTATATACGTTCTTGTTTTGCGTTACCAAATTGTAAGAAATCTGTCAGAGATTGGTTTTGTAATCTATGACGACCACCAACACCACCATCAATACACATACCTAGTGTAAAGTTCTTCGTTAGTTTATAACTGTCAGTAAATCTTTCACTTGAGAAGATAACTGCGCAATCAACTTTAGATTTTGGATCTGGTGCGCCACCCGATGGGGCTGGAGCTTCAGCTGCTGGTGGCGCTGTATTGTCACGACCAGCAATTTCAGCTTCTTTATCGTTCTTAAGTTTTCTTCCCTCTGGTGAGTTTAGATCTTCTTCTGTTTCGCCAGCCTTCTCTTTATCTGATGTACGTTCTCTTCCTTCAAGTGGAGGAGCGCTGTTGCCTTGTGGGTTGCCAACAGGTGGCGCTACAAGCGCTGTTGCGTCTGCTGGTGCTTTTGGCGTAGCCTCGTTAGCGCCATTACCAAAGTCACCTCTTGAATAATCAAGACGCATAGCTCCACCTGATTTTATCTCCATAGCAGAATCAGTACTAAATCTTACACTTCCTGTAGATTTAATGTCAGTCAATTCAGTAACTGCTATACCAAGATTACCTTTAACAGCAGCAGAGACACTTCCACCAACATCAATATCTAAGTTACCTCCAACTTTAAGTGAGAAGTCAGAACCAACTGCCATGTTCAAGTTTCTAGCAACACCAAAATCTAAGTTGCCACCAAATATGGCTTCAGCATTACCTTCTACTTTAATGTTTGCGTCTGATTGACATAGAATGTTTACTTGCCCACCGACTGTTAAATTGCAAGTACCCCAAACATAGAGATTACCATTTTTGGACATAACAGTATAACTGTCGCCATTAATATAGTCGACACGTGTACCATCAGCATCAATATCTGAGTATGTTCCTGCACGGTGGAATGTGGTTATTCTCTCATTACCTGGAGTATCATCCCACTCTTGAACGTGTCCTGATTCTGTTTCAAAAACTTTGTTATATGGATATTGTCCACCATATGGTGCTTCTGGTTGATCCCATGATGCTCCATTTGCTGTTGGTATCTGTAATGCCCTTAGACCATCTTTTACTTCAATGACAGTGCCCTTAAAAACACCTCTTGCTAGTCTATTGGTGTCAGGTTCATTTAATAAATTTCCCAAAGGATATTTTCCATTAGGATCTCTAAAACCAAACTTACTTTCAGCTGCAGAAGGAGAAGGGATTACTGTACCAGCAGAATCGGTACCAGCTGATGCTTCTGATGCAGCTGGTCCATTAGTAACAGGATCGACTGTAGGTAATGCTTGTTTATCAGCTACACTTTGCGATTTTTCGCCGTAGAAATATTCAAAGAATTCTTTTTTTCTAGCGCCAATGTCTGGCGAGTTAATACCAACTGCTCTTTTTGCAACTTCAAAATATCTTGCATCGTTAGGTGTTTTCTTAGGAACACGATCAACCAAATATAGCGCAGCAACGATAGCACAAACATTAAGGTCTGCATTAAGAGAATCTGGATTATTAACAATGTCAATATTCAAGCCAAATTTCTTAGCCAGATTATTGTATCTAATATAGTTAGACTTACCTGTTAACTGAATGTAACCTCGTCCGTAGTATTTACCACCCTCTGCGTCATTAACGTGATCAAAGAATCCTTTACCACGTGTTGTTGGACCGTAAATATAACTGAAGAATCCTTCTCTTCCTTGCTTTTGAGAAGACCAGTTGATATACTTTTTCCATTCTTCTTCTGGACGTTTATTTGTAATTCCTGGGAAAATTTGTCTAAAACGACTTTCGTCATAAAAAGTGTTCTCAAATAATGGTTGCCATGTCGATTCGCCACCAGCAATACCTAGTAAAGCGCACTTCTGTGCCTTTGATGTTAATCCAACTTTATCGCAAGCAGCGATCATTGCTTTAATAGAAGCTGTTTGTACTGCTAAGTTTTTCTGATATTTTTTCGGTGGTACTGTAGGAATAGCGTCATTAACAGGAGATGAAACTGGCGCTTCTGCTGGTGTGGTAGATGGCGCAGTATTTGTTGCGGTAGTAGTATTTGCGCTTTGCGCTGGTGTTCTATTTACAGTATTGTTGTTAGTGGTAATGTTAGTCGTAGACCCACTAGTATTAAGTGTTTCCTCTTGACCAGATCTACTTTCTTTTACTGCTTCTAAGTTTGTTGGTGCGACTTTGATGGTAATAATGTTCTCGCCGTTACCACCATAAGTTTTATTGATTCTAATTGTATCACGAGAGACAATCTGTTCAATTAAAGTTTCTTGCTCAACACCAGCGCCAAAGACTCTCATCTTTTCTGCTAGTTTTGATGTGAAGTCTGTTATTTGCCCATTTGGATCATAGAATGTTAATTGATTTGTTCCACCAATAGTTCTTGGAACTGTTCTTAATTCAGCTACTACTGATTCGTCTTTTGGTGTAAGATTGATATTACCATCATCAATATCAATCTGCCCGTATAAACTTTCTTGTGGTACTCCACCAATAGTACCCATCATAATAGGGAATTGTTTTGCTTCGTCTTGGAATGCAATAATTACCCAAGTGCCAGGAACTGGACCTACTGGTGAATAACCAATACCATTCATCGCAGCAGAGTTGATCGGCTGCATAGGGAATGACCATGGTAAATCTTCTGTTGGAAGAAGAGCTGTATCTTCTGTATGTACGCCCACTACTCGAACTTTACAACGTCCAAGTCTTAATGGATCGTCACGACTCTCAACAACACCAGTATGAAACATTAAACTTTTCATTAAACCCCACCCTTATCCAAATCAATAATCATAGAATCTTTAATCAACTCCATGTGACACGTATGCGACTCTTTATCTATAACATGATTAATCGCAGCAATCAAGTAATTACCTGAATGAACTTTATCTATCAAGTTATCTAGGTTCTCTTGAGCAGATGCTTGTTCTGTTTTATATGTAGTTAAATTCACTTTCATACCAACGGTATAGTCTGTTCTACCTGGAACTACAATCTGAACTTTAAAGGATTCAGCTTGTCCCATTAAAGATAATCTTTGCTGCGCAAATTTCGTGTTAGTAATATCATTATAATCTGTATATACGCCAAAGTGTTTTTGTTCGTGCATCTGCAAAGCATTCGGTGCTACAGGAACACGAGTTGATGCGATAGGAAATTTATTTAAGTGATTGTGATTAGGAAAATCTTTTAATAGGTTGTAATTTCTAACCGAATATTTTTTACTAACAAAATCGTGAGTTATCATTTTAGAAGCATAGATACCTGATCTAGTTCTTTGCATATAATCAAAAGATTTTTCTACTCTAAACTCTGATACACGTTTATACGCTTCGTCTGGGTTTGGTCCGTTTGTACCTTGCGTTGTAAAATCTCGAGTTCTGTTGTCAAATATAAAATCCTGAAATTTTTCGCCATTATACAAATCACTCAGCGTTAAGAAGTTGAATCCGTACCTATTCTCAAAGAACAGATAACTACTGTTAGATTTGTCGCTTACTGCAACTTTACTTAGATAGTTTAAGCATGCACTCGGTGGCCAAAAGTTAGCAACGAATCTTATTTTATTGCTTGCTTGTTCGAATCTACAAACTTTATCTGAGTTTAACCCTTCTGGTGTTCCAATTAATCTTCTAGCGATGTCGCTACAAACACCCTCAAACGATTTGCTAATCTTGAAATTTAAGTCAACGATGGCTTCTTTTGAAATGAAGTGAATAGCATATAATTGGTTTTTATCATTTACAAGTTGTCTTTGATCCATCTTAAATAGATAAAATTCGCCTTGTATTATTCGTGCAGCTTCGGTAAAAGATGGTGTAGAAATTTTTAATAGTAAATATTCTTCGCCAATAAATGGAAAGAAGTTTACTAGATCCAACGCATCGGTAAGAACGATAGTTCCCGTAATAAATGGTGAGAACATATCCTCAAATACTTCTACTTGAGCAATCTGACCCTTTACATCTTGGGTATATCCATTGGCAGATCTTACGATCGCCGTTTCAATATTTACTGAGCCAGCTGCTCGTAAACCAGTTAATCCAGACATTACAACTTCCTATAAGTTTCAAGTACGGTAAATAAAATTGCTGGCGCTAATATTTTAATTTTTCGTTTTGCTTCATTAACTCTATCTTCGTGTAAGGTGTTAGAAATAGTTGTAGTTCCTACGCCAGAGTTAACGATGTTGCCATCTACATCTTCATAATGATGTACAGCATTAATATTGCTGATTCCATATTTTTTAATTACGTGAGCATCTAATTGTGGTTGAGACATTGGCATATCATTTATGTAATCATATCTTTCATTCAATATCATAAGCACCCAGTGATATAATGGAGAACCATATAATTTTTCCGAAACCATTTCAAAAGTTTCACCATCTTTCAAATAATAGTATTCCCATTGTACAATATTTTCTACTAGGGCTTTTCTAAAACGAACATTTTGTGTTACGTCCGTTACAACCATTAAATCGTTGTTCTTTTTTCCAGTATTAAAATCGTAGTAAATTTCTCTAAATTTATCGAAATACATTATAGACCCATTTCAATTTTATCTTTAGTAAGAATACCCAACTCTTTGAACGTCATTTGTACGTTAATTTGTGTTGGAGTTCCATCTGGGAAAGTTGTATACTGTCCGTTTGGCGTATAGTTAATCGTCATGTCGCTCAATACACAAGATGTATGTTTATGTATTGCTTTGTTCAATCCCTTACCCTTGTAATAAAAAATATCAAACTCAGATGGATATAAAAACAAGAACGCATCATCTTTATATTCAGGATGCATGTGATATTTAAATTGATAGATAATCGCTAAGACGTTCTTGGCTTCTTCAGGGCTACGAGGATAAAACTCATAGTTGATGTTGAATGTTCTAAAATCAACACCTTTAAATAATTGTTCTTTCTTTGGGTTAGCAGCTACACCTGAGCCAGCTGAAAGTGCGTCTCCTCCAGGAAGATTTGCTAAAGCAATAGCACTTGTCATTCCTGGTTTACCAATTACGTTTGCTGCACCGTAGCCAACTGCTGCTCCCTTTGCTGGACTATTTCCCAGCGCTTTCGCCACACCACCACCAACAACAGCTCCTGCTACTGATCCCAGACTCATCGATTCGACTGCTGCAGTTTCAGTTAACAGATCTTTGTCTTGCCAATTCATACCATAACGAACCTGTAACTGATTTGGCATATGTAAAGCAATAGCAGTTTTTAGTCGTTTTACTGGTCGTGTAAATTTTCCACTCTTTGGAGCAATATACTCAGCAGTACGAAAGCCAACAGCACCAGCCATTAAACCACCAAGTAATGGATCGCTGCTCGTTGCTGCAGCAGTTCCACCTGCGCCCATAAGTGCCGTAGCAGCAGTATTAGCTGCTATTACTCTTGTATTAGAATAATCTTGGGCAATAAACTCGCTACGGACACTTGGCGTATAATCTTTTACGAAATTGTCTGAATTAGATTTACCAAGTTTAGATTCTTCAAGAACATTAATGTTAAAAAGAATCATACTTTCGCCATATTCACTGTAGTTACCGATCAGATCTCTTGGATAGGTTAGCTGGTCGATCTTGTACTTACTACCATCTTCAGCAGTAAATTCGTTAGGGTTGGTTTGAGTGGCCATCTTTTAAGTCTCTAAATATGTATTGTTGGAGTACACCTTCTATTATTTAGTTATGTTTCACAAGAGAAAATTTAAACCTTTACATCCCGAAAAATATGATGGCGACCCTACAAATGTTATTATGAGGTCCAGCTGGGAAACAAGATTCGCATCTTGGTGCGATAGGAACAGCGCAATCATAAAATGGTCGTCAGAAGAAACAGTTATCCCTTACAGATCCCCAATCGATGAAAAAATACATCGTTATTTTGTCGATTTTAGAATACAAACAAGGGATAGTTCTGGGAAACTTGCTACGTATTTGGTAGAAATTAAACCCCATAAACAAACCCAACCACCTGAATATCCTGGAAGAAGAACCCAAAGATATCTTACAGAATCTGCTACCTTTGTTGTTAATCAAGCAAAATGGAAAGCTGCCGATTCTTACGCTAAAGATAGGGGTTGGCATTTTAAGATAATTACTGAATATGAACTTGGTCTTGCACAAAGTAAATAAATAGGAATATGGCCAAAAAAGAATCTTTTCAAGACCTGTTTGACCGATTTAGAGTAGATCCTGATATCTCTCGAAAATCTAAAACATGGTTCGAGCAACAAGCACTGCTTTTAAATAAACAGCAGAGATACCTCACACCAAATAAGGTGATGAATAACAACCCAGAAGTGTTAAAGGGTAGGATAATTCCTGGTAAACTCTACATGTTTTTTTACGATCCTAAAACAAAGGATACGTTACCATACTATGATATGTTCCCTATGGTTTTCCCGTACGCCAAAGTTCCAGGTGGTTTCATGGGATTAAATATGCACTACTTACCATATCAGTTGCGTATTAGATTATTAGACAGACTTATGGTTTTCGCTTCAAACACAAAGATGGACGAAACAACAAAAATTAGATATTCTTGGGAGACAATTGCAGGTCTATCAAAATTTAATTTGGCTAAACCGTGCATTAAGCACTATCTAGACAATCACGTAAGATCTCAATTCAAACTTGTCCCAGCTGGAGATTGGTCTACGGCAATGATGCTTCCTGTTGAAAGATTTGCAGGAGCAAATAAACAAGTTGTCTGGGCAGACTCAGTAAGGAAATCAAGATGAGCACATTAAACGAGTTCATATCTCAAGTAAAAATGGGTGGTTTACAAAAACCGTCAAAGTATGAGGTTTACATTGGCAGACCAGCTGCTATCTCCAACGGAAAATATCAAAATAACAATGAGTGGAGAAAAATGTTGTTATTTTGCGAACAGGCAACTCTTCCTGGTATAACATATACTACAACTCAAGCAAGAACTTTTGGTGAGTTTAGAGAAATGCCGTATGAAAGAATTTTCGATCCACTACAACTAAGTTTCTATTGCGATAGTAAAATGTGGATCAAAGGATTCTTCGATGAATGGATGAATAACATTCAAGACGGAAAGACACGTGTTTTTAACTACTACAACAAATATACAACAGATATTCAAGTCGCTACACTTGACAATGCAGGTAACATTACATATGCAATAAATCTTTATGAGTGTTATCCGAAATCGATGTCAGCGATTCAGTTAGATTATGGTGCAAAAGATGTTATGAAACTTCAAGTAACAATGCAATATCGTTATTGGAAAAATATTGATTACGCTAGATCTCCACAAGCGCAAGCAACGACGAAAATATCTAACCCACCCAGAGCAGCTCGTGTTGCTAATGTTATCGTTCCACAAGATAGACCAGTAAGAGCAATACCACCAGTTAACCTATCTGATTTTCCTGCTGCATAATGAGGATATAAATGAAAAGTGATGAACAATTGAACAATGTTTTTGGAATTGATAATGTTATGACAAAAACAGAAATTATAACAAGAGATGGTGAAGTAATAAAACCAACAGACTCAAAAGTTGAAGACGATTATGAGTTGACGAGAGGTAATATACAAGCACTACTCAAACAAGGACACGAAGCATTAGCGAATGCCTTGGAGATAGCCAAACAATCTGAACACCCAAGAGCATTTGAAGTTGTTGGGAATTTAATGAAGCAACTGGTTGATGCCAACCAGCAACTGATGGATCTGCATAAGCAGAAACAAAAACTAGATGAACCTGCTCAAAGTGATAAGGCAAAACAGGTGACTAACAACAACGCTATTTTTGTTGGAAGTACTAGTGAGTTGAATAAGTTAATCAAGAATATGACTAAAGGAGAGTAACACTATGGCTTTACCAATTTTACAAACACCAATCTACACGATTAAGATTCCATCAACGAATCGTGAAGTAAAGATTAGACCGTTTTTGGTCAGAGAAGAAAAGGCATTATTAATCGCACAACAAAGTGAGGATATAAATGTCATGGTCAATACACTGAAAGAAATTGTTTCTTCGTGTATTAAAGACAATGTTGATGTAGATAGTCTCTCAGTATTTGACTTAGAGTATGTCTTTACTCAATTACGTTCTCGTTCCGTTGGCGAATTTGTTGAACTACTATTTTTCTGTGATGAATGTGATGATGATAAAGCAAACACAAAACTGACAATCGATATTTCTAAAGTTGGTGTTAAGGGTGTTGAAGATCATGTTAAAAAGATTGCTTTGTACGATGACGTTGGGATTATGATGAAGTATCCAAACATAGAAACTCTGATTGCTTTGGAGAAAGTGAAAGAAGGAAATTTTGAAGCAATCTTTGATGTAGTCGCAGACTGTATTGATTATGTGTATACAAAGGACGAGATCTTTCATGCGAAAGAACAAACCAAAGAAGAAATATCAGAGTTCTTGAATAGTTTAACGCAAGAACAATTTAAAAAGATTGAAAGATATTTTGAAACAATGCCAAAACTTTCACATGATATTACATATGATTGCCCAGTTTGCAAAAAGCACCACGAAAAGGTGTTGGAGGGTGTTGAAAGTTTTTTTTAATTAATCTCAGCCATGAGAGTTTGGCGAATTTTTACAAAATGAACTTTTCTCTAATGCAGTACCATAAGTATTCCTTGGCTGAGATTGAAAACATGATACCGTTTGAGAAAGAGATATATGTTGCGATGTTGATTCAATACTTAGAAGAAGAAAAACAAAGACTAGCGAGTAAATAAAGATGGCAAAATCTAATTTGGCTAAAATAATCCCATTAAGACCAGGAATGGATGGGTCAGCTGTATCCTCTGAAGAAGCAACAAAGAAGTATAAAGAAGTTGCGGAAAAGGCAGAGAAAAGTGATGACAAAATTCTTAAGTCTAATGAAAGACTTTCTACTAATCTAGAAAAATTAGCCAAAGCAATTTCAGTTGGTACAATTAAACCAAACGAAGCGCCAAACTATAAAGAGGGTGGCACTTGGGATCAACGCACAGTAAAAGACCAAGGAAAAGATTATTTGATGGGTCGCAAAGGTGCTGATGGTAAACGTGATCCATTCGACAAAGACTCATTAAAATATAAATTCGGTTCAATAAGAGGGTTGGCAAAGACAATGAATATTGTCGAAGACGACAGCTTTGTTGGCAACCTACTTGGTAGACGTGAAGACAAATTAAAACGTGCCGATACTTTAATGAAGATGAATCCTCAAATGAAGAACTTAAAACAGTTCAAAGGGGATGATGAGAAAGTTAGACAGTATTACATTAAACAACACGAAGAAGAGTTTGCTCCAGCTCAAGCCAAAGCGCAAGCAGAAAAATATAAGTTAGACTCGATGCTACAAAGTGGCATCAATCCAGATGAATTGGCAAAGTCTGTTGGTGGTAAGAGACAAATAAAAGCAGTTGAGACTGCACAAGCCGACGAACTACTAAAAGATAAATTTAGAAAACAAGAAGTCAAGAGTACCCTTGATGGAATGGCTGCTTCTGTTCCAGGTTCAATGCCATCAAATGTTATACCATTCCCATCTCCATCATCAGGTGGTTCGGGTGGAGGTTTTGGTAGCGACAAAGAGTCTACTCTAGAAAATAATCGTTTAATGGCTCAACAGAATGAGATGTTGGGTGGTATGAGAGAAAATACTGCTGCCTTCCCGATATATTTGGAAGAGTGGCGAGAAGAAACAAAAAGAAAGAAAGAAGCTGATGCTCAACTACTACAAGCTGTTCAAGAAGGTGGTACTGGTGGTGGAGGTGGTGGACTTATGGACTTGGCTGGCGACATGCTCGGCAAAGGTAAGGGTAAGTTAGCTGGTGGATTGGCTAAAGCTGGCACTTTAGCAAAAGCTGCTGGTGGCGCACTCATGAGAAATGCTGGTCCATTGGCAGCTGGTGCTGCAGTGCTTAGTGGTGGTATTACTGCTTACCAAGGTTACAACGAAGCAAGCGATAAAGTAGCCAGAGGTGAAATAACAAAAGAAGAAGGTACAGTAGCAAAAGGTGGAGCCATCGGCGAAGGTGGTGGTCAAGCAGTTGGTGGCGCAGTAGGTGCGCTTAAAGGTGCTGCTGTTGGAGCAGCAGTTGGTTCCGTAGTTCCTGTTATTGGTACTGCTATCGGTGGTCTTGTTGGAGCAGCGATAGGTGGTATTGGTGGGTCATATCTTGGTGGTAAAGCAGGTAAGTTCCTTGGCGAAACTGGTGGTAAAATTAAGAACTGGTTCTCTAGTTCTAACCAAGATAAATCTGGTGCAGAAGCCAAAGTTCAATCTATGACTGCTACGCCACAAGCGCAGACAGAACCTAAAGTTACGCATGCAACAGCTGCAGGTAAGAAAATAGAAGAAGCGCAAGCAAGATTGGGAAGAAATGCTGACGGAAGTCAAGGAACTGCTGCTCAGCAACAAGGTGTAAGAGAATATGACAGAGTATATCAAGAAGCAAGATCTAATGGTAAATCTGTTAAGGAAGCGAGAGAATTAGCAGCGCAAGCCAGAAAGAAAGCTGAAACATCTGCAGCTGGTTCTGGTAACGCAGCTGGTACCCCACCTACAGCTGCAGCTGGCGCTTCAACTGGTAGTGGATCTGGTAAACCTCCAATTAGTAGCAGTAAAGAAACTAAAGGAATGAGAATTGCTGGTGAGCCATATATC